GTGGAAACTCGCTGTATGACATTAAAACGCCACCTCTGTCTGAAGTAAAGAGTGGGTTTATTGTCTCCCCAGGACCACGTCAGTACACAGGCGAAGAAGGGCCAGGGTATTTAGGCGCGGAGCTCTATTTTACAGGTACGGGTTCCCTAACGGAATTCTTTAAACTCCTTTATGAACATGTCATTGACCATTCCAACATGTTGTTATTGAAACGACATCGAGCGGTAGGGTTATACACCACCTACTATTACGATGCATCGGATGACTCTCCAATACAGGTGCCGTTATCTAAGGGAGATGGGGCTGAAGCCCTAGATGCTTATTTTACTAACGATTTCAAAATCGGTAACCGTACCCATTTAGGGATTCGTAAAACATTGGAAGGTTTACATGCAGTACTCTGAGTTAGATGTAGCCTTATTTAATCGTTTAGCTAAAGCCCTTTCTTTAAAGAGACTTTTAAAACGAAGAGATAATTACCCGACACAGGGCGAGCAAACGTACCTATGTGGAGCAAGGGAGTTCGCCATTGTTTCACATATCCCTGCTTTAACGATGGCCGGTAAGGAGTACCGGCGCGCAGTGGTGTACGTAGATGAAACAGTAAGAGACGGAATGTTAGAGCAATACCTGTTAGGAGATACGGATGGCAATCCAGTTTAATATCAAAAATGGTTCTACTGTGGTTAATCGCCCAGCCTTAAAACTCGCCACTATAGGGTTTAAGATGACGCAGGGTAAGTCAATGATATTAGAGACGGAAGATTTTGCACGTGCTGTGCTGCTAGCATCAGCCCTTAAGTCGACCGGTGTATCTTACTACTGTAAGGTAAAGCCTACCGGGCGCTATAAACAGGCTGGCTATGCCGTGATACTACGAAACTGGGCAATCATGCTACTCGCACTGTCCTCCATATTGCAGTATGTATTACCTGTGGCTGTAGTTGCGGTTCACTTCTTTAGTATTTTATCGGTAATACTTATAGGGAGAACGTTCTTTAGCCGACACGCGAAAATCTATGGGTTTTTAGCACATTGCTTTAGAAACAACCCAGCTAAGCGATACCATTTCTCAGAGTCGGGACACGGAGGCAGTTATCTTTCTGTTCACTTTAATGATAAAACGTTAGTCTCGGTGTTTAAGAAGGGGAACGTGAAGGAGAACATGTACAATGTACAGTCAGACTATCTATCAACAACGACCGTACTGTCGATTAGTGAAATGATAGTAGCCGATGTAATTGGATTAGTTAAGACACTAAAATAAGATATCTAGAGGTATAGGGTTTCCCCTATACCTCTAGCCTTTTAAACATTTCTTTTTTATTTGTGTGCGGAAATCATGTGAACCAGATAAGAGGATTTATAACCATGACTAAACTTACCATTTCAGACAATGAACTCATGCAGGCATTTACTGGCTTAGGTGCTGAGGTAGACTACGCTCAGCGCATTGTCGAGTTCCGCGCGCAGATTGAAGCTATGGGCATTAACACGCCTAACCGATGGGCATGTTTTATCGGACAGTGTGCCCACGAGTCCGCGGGTTTTACTGTATTTGAAGAAAACCTATATTACAGCTATACCGCACTTATGAAAGTATGGCCTTCACGTTTTCCTAATGCGGCATCAGCAAAACCCTACCATCGTAAGCCTGAAGCCATTGCCAATAAGGTTTATGGTGGACGTATGGGGAATGATACGAAAGGGGATGGCTATCTCTACCGTGGACGAGGTCCTATTCAGCTTACCGGTAAAGATAACTACATTAAAGCCGGTACAGCAATTCGCTTAAACCTAGTAGAGCAACCCTCCTTAGTCAGTGAAGACCCTGTCTATGGCATCATGGTAGCAGCGTGGTTCTTTAGCACGAATAAGAAAGACGGAAAGTCTATCCTAGAATGGGCAGACAACCTATCGCATAAAATGGTTACTCGCATTATCAACGGGGGTTACCATGGGCTAAATGACCGCATTGTAAAGTCAAACTTTGCCCTTTCTGTTTTCGGTATTGACGAAGGTCGATTTAAACGTCCACTTATCCGTCTGGGTGACCGCAGTGATGCTGTCCTAGAAGTACAGCGCTATCTAAAAGCCTTAGGTTATTTACATAGCGCGGATAAAGTATATGGCCCTAGAACCCAACAAGCCATTATTCAGTTCCAGAAAGATCATGGTTTAGTGGCTGACGGCATTGTTGGCGGGACAACCTATTTAACCCTTACCACTCACGTACTACAAAATAAATAAAAGCGGGCACAATATGGAACCATCGATTAAGCGCCACATGGAGGCGCTCGACGCACAGTTAGGAACAGTGGCAACCGCCGCTAAAACCGGTAGGCTAGGAAACATTACGTTACGGGCAGAAATGCTTCCATCGGATGTTGGGTACGCCGATGCCCTTGTCTATATTACGCAGCTTATTAAGCATTACTGCACGCTCTATAGCAGAGGGTTATTACCAGAAACAAAGTCCCTGTCTATAAGCGACTGTAAGCGATTCTCAGAGCGTTTTAAGATAATCGCAGTAAACTATAGCGAACAAGTCTTTACCACGCTCTATCCGACGTCTGCGCGCATTAAAGCGGGTAAACAGAGAATATGGTTACAAAAGCCTTGGTTAGCCGAAGGGCTCAGTAGTCAAGTCGCCATGTTTGAACTATCTATGTTAGCCTTAAAGAAACTCTATGCGCTTAAAGCGCTGGATGGGACTTCCGTAGCAGCAGAGCTAACGGCACCTTTAGTGGACATCATTACTGACATCGTCGTGTCCAACTATTCCCCTAAAGAAATCGAACGTAAGATACCTAAACTAAAGTACCATGTACCTTTAGAAACACCTCCCGTTTTTTTAGCAAAGATTGCTCCAGAGCGCCGCACGGTGTTAACCTCTCTCCCTACACGCCATGGCGCGTTAGGCGCAGTCGTAAAGTCCTATCTTGTTGAGCTAGTCCCTACACAAACGACATTAGTGGGAACTACATTAAAGCCAGGTGACCTGTTTAAAATAGGTCAGCAGTTATACCTGTCGAAGAAACGACAGACTATGTTAAGCTCCATAGACACACTTAGTGTTCACTTGCTATAATAAGGAAATTCATCGATATGCACGCTAAACTCATTTTTGATTCATTAATTAATACCTTTAACAACATGGGGTATAAAATCACCACTAAAGACGCCCGTAAGGTCCGTGATGCGTTTTTAAGTAGCATCATGAACATCGCTATGTCTGGTGATGAACGCCTTACCATACGCCATCTAGGCGTATTCTACAAGAGCCGTGGGAAAATGCGCTTTAAACCCGCTGCGGTTTTTAAGGACCGGCTAAACAATGGGTTTAAGTCAGGTCCTTACCCTTGTTTGTCAAAGCAAGTCATTGATATCATGGAAGCCATATTATCCGAATATCGATGGACACGAGAAGTCCATGAAAGCATCTATCGCAGTATGTTTACCTTAATAGAAACGGAATTAGCCGTCACCGGAAAGATTCGCTTTACAGGTTGGGGTACGTTTTATACGGCAGACGTGGCCCCACGTCATTATGTTACCGCTAAAGACCCAACCGGACATGTGTTTAAACCTCGTCATATGACCGTTCGTTTTAAACCATCGACAGTACCGTCTAAAAACTTACTCAATCTTCATTAAGCCCTGAAAGGAATCCACATGGCTACAACTGCAACTATCGATTTAAACGATGCTGCTTATGCGGACATTGAACTTCGTGATATCTATGGTCCATCTGACTGCTTTATCGAAGAAATCAAACGTTTACTTTCCGTAACGATTGACATCAATGGTAAAGTCCTTATCCGTGGGGAACACAGCCGGTCAGCACGTGAAGTATTACTGCGCATGCTTTCGCATCTAGCCCGACGTTTACCTTTGTCTATGGAAGTGGTGACCGAGTACATCCAGTCACAGCTTTCTATGATACAGTACTCTAAACGGATGCCCGTCATAGAAGCAGGGAAGTTAAAGATTACGGCTAAAACGCCGAATCAAGCGACTTTACATGAAAGCCTAAATGAACACCTACTAAACTTTGCAATTGGTCCTGCGGGTACAGGTAAGACATTAATTACCGTTATGGCCGCCGTTCGTGCTCTACAAGCTGGAGAAGTCGATGGCATCACGGTACTGCGCCCTGCAGTGGAAGCAGGGGAGAAGTTAGGGTTTCTACCGGGCGATGAGCAGAAAAAGCTAGACCCTTACTTACGCCCTATATTCGACGCCTTAGCGGAAATCCTAGGCTTTGAAGAAACCAACAAGTTAGTGGAAGCTGGTATCATCGAAATCTCGGCCTTGGCATTTCTACGCGGCCGTACATTTAAACGTAAGTTCGTGATTTTAGACGAAGCCCAAAACACGTCGGTTGAACAAATGAAAATGTTCGTCACGCGTTTAGGGTATGGGTCGAAGATGGCTATCTGTGGAGACACGGCTCAGATAGACTTACCTAAGGGAATCGAGTCGGGTTTAAAATACGCCATTGACACTTTTTACGAAAAGGCGCCGTCACCTAAGTTTACATTCTTAGACGACAGTGACTGTCATCGTCACCCTATCGTAGAAGAACTCCTAGGGTTTATGCAGTAACATTAAAAGCACTGGGTTACTCCTAGTGCTTTTATTTTCATCATCTTATGTATTATAAAAAGGAATACCCATGTCCATTGCTATTAATAATCTTTTCTATGTTACTGACCCTTCGGTAGTATGGGATTGTGAGTCTAAAATCCGCATACCGGAACTCTTTACATCTGTAGAGATGTACATTACCAAAGATTACGATATTGTCCATGTACCGAATCAAACCGTTTACAAACGCGACCGCGCTATAGCTATCGAAAAGCTCGTCTACAGTGACGTTCCAGATTTAGCAATTAATGGGCAGTCTGTCCACTTAATGCTTTTATTAGCGGGTATCTTTAAACCTTTAAACTTATTACCTACCGATTACGTCTATACTGTAGGTAGCCCACAAGGACCTACGGTAAAGGTACTTAATCTAGAATACCGAGATAACCCAGCAGAGAGTCTATTCTGGCAATATCCTAAAGAAGGGATTCTAGTACCTAATACTGGACTGACCGAAAAGGTTTACTATATCCCCGCACTGAAAGATGTGTATGTAAGAGAAGACGGCGAGATATTAAATGCTTCTTATGCACTATTTGAAAAAGGTGAAAATCGCACAACCTACTACGTGAAATCTAGCGCGGATGAAACTGCTTTATTTGAGCTTACCCAAAAAGAGCTGGTTGCGTTAGCACTAGGGCTCTATGACGCTACGGATTTAAGCTGTATTACTATTCAGCCCGATGGCGTTGGTGGTACAGAAATAGGCCCAATTATGGAACTGTTTACCACGGTTGACTATGTAGGTACAGAAGCACCATCCCCATAACTTAAAGGCTTTCTAATCCTATGACTTATTAGAATTCTCTCAGTATTATCCATAAGGAACTATCCATGTCTAAGTCAGTATTAAAACAAGCCATTATGGCGACACTCGCAGCCTCGTCAGAAATCAGTTCTGTAGAAGCAGCACAAGAAACCATTGCGAGTTTCCAACAGGAACAGCGCGAATTTGAAGAAGCGGTAGAGCTTCATAACAAGCTGGTGACTATCACTGAAAACTGTCGTCCTGCGGACACCCGTATGGCTATCATTGCTGCTAATGAAGCACTGGGCGCTATTCCAGAACTTCAACTACCAATGGTCTCAATGGAGTCCAGCGCAGAAGACCATTACGAAATCGCAATGGAAGGCATCGGTGATATTATCGAGTCTATCTCTAAATTCGTAAAAGAGAAGTTTAAATCTCTAATGGAAAAAGTAGGTAAATTCAAAGATGCCTTTACTTATGTGTTTAAAGACGAAGCAGAACGTGCTGCTGCACTATTATCTCTGATGGATAAGTCACCGGCGTATGTAGAAGGCGACATTGCTTTACCGGAGCCACAGGTACATCTGTTCCAGGCGGGCGGTAAGATAATGGATACCTCTAAAGCGATTGGTGACGTTGTGAAACACAACGAAGCAACGTTTAGTCCAAAAGCGGTTGAAAAAGGTATCGCTGCTATTAAAGCGAATGGTTGGAAAGGCTACGTCGATGGCATGGACGCTATCAGTAAGGTTATGATGGGTCTGGTTAAAGACTTCGGCATGAAGCCAACGAATGAAATCGGTGATAAGCCGGTGAGTAAGACACACGTTGCTTACCGCACAATGACCAAACTCCCAGCTAACTATTACAACTACGTGCTGATGATTGCACGAGTGGTACCTGGCGATAAGCGTGAGTTCTATACGTGGGACCGCGTAGGGTCCATTAACGAAAACGCTAAGTTCGCGACTAACAAGGGCGTTTCTGTAATGCCTGCATTAAAAGAAGCCGAACTTAAGAAAGTCCTTACTGCCATTAAGGATGGTTCTTCATCTAACGTAGAGCGAGTGCAAGCCATCTCTAACTGGGCACGTAACCTAGACGGTTTCTTTGATGCCTTCTTTAAGCAGATGGAAGATTTGACACTAACCAAAGAAGAAGTAAACCGCCTGTATACAGATGTGTATAGCCTAGCAACGTTTAGCTTCTACGCTATGTCAGATAATTTAGACTATCATGACCGTGTGTTTGGTGCTTATCTAAGCGTTGCAAAACGTCACTTTAAATAAACCATAATTAATAGTCCTAGGAGCATCGGCTCCTAGGACTATTAATGCTATTTCTCTTTTTTAATCTTTTTCAAAAGTAACCAGGTGGTAATTCTGCTTACCGCTGATGATGTCAGTAGCCTCCCAGCCAAACCTATACCCCCATAGGGTAAAGACTTTAAAGGTTAGTAATGGGTTGTCCGTTTCGTACTGGTAGTACTTTGCATTGTATGCAGTATTACGCATTGTCCAGAATGTCGAACAGATGAAGTTAAAGTAGGCGTTCTTACCACCCCTTAAGTTTCCTAGTTCAAAGGTATTGCCGAACAATACATTCTTTTCAATATACTCGACTTGCTTAGCGATATGGCCACGGAACGGTTTACCAATGACTGGGTAGTGTTCCCCGGTAACGATTTTCTTTAGGAAACCTAAATCTACGGTATCGTAGTTAGAGTCGTCGTCTACCCAAATCCATACCGCCCAGTACCAGAACTGGAAGGTTAACCACCCTATATGCTCCTTAGGTACCTCACCTCCCATCTCAAAGCGCGTAGACTGAAGTAGCCATAGTGTTTCCTTAGAAACGGGATGGCGCTCATAGAGACGCTTTAACCAACGCTGTTCTTGTAGGATATAGTTATAGACGTAATAACGTGCAGGTTCACGGAACCACACTACACACCAATACACAGGCACGCCGACGACTTTACGGATGCCGGTAATCGAAGTTACCATAAAAAAATAAATGTAACGATAAAAGAAATAAAAGAGTTCTTTCATTAAGGGCTCCCTAGCCATGGTTAATGTTATCATAGTGATGTAAACCACCCATGGGATTCCTAAAGGTAAATATTAACGATACGCAAACATCCCATGTTACTGATAAAAGAGGAAAGGTTATGAAAGATAAACTGACTGAGTTTTTAAATGCAAACCCAGAAGTAATGCAAGACTGGTTAGAAGGCGGCAGTAATATAAAGTCTGTCTATAAATCCCTCATTCGTGAACAACTGGGCAATCCAGTTATATTCTTAGATGTAGATGAAGTCATACAAGTTCATCGTGCTCACTTACAGGGTCTCATGATAGACCCCGTTGCTGTAGAGCTGATTCAGAGACTCTGTGACCTAACGGGGGCGAGAATTGTCTATGCTAGCGTATGGGGTACCTTTATGAACGATGGTATTACGGCGTCTTCTATTCACGAAGCGTTTGGCTTTAAAGGAATGTCATTGATGCAGACTGCGGATGGCACAGAAATGCCATGGCGTCTAGAATCCGTAACTGGAAGTGGTAACCGTGGACGCTCTGTTCAGAAGTATCTGGCTGATAACCCACACATTAAAAACTATGTCGTTATTGATGACAGTTGGTCTGATTACATGGAAATACTGGATAAGGTCGTTGCACCAGACGGCATTGAAGGCTTCGGCGTTCGTGACTTCTACCGTGCTAAAGACATACTCGTACACGGACAGGTTCGCTCACCTGAAGAGACACGTCTGCCCTTTATTTACCCGCACCGTTCTCAAGGTTGCGTACGTGATATGAAAACGCCATTAGAAATCTGGCAGCTAGAACAACAAATTAAAGATAAGGAAAGCTAATGTTAGATAAGAAATGTAAAATGTGTCTTAAAGAAGGCATGGTCTATGACGAACGTGGTTCCGTGGACCGACATGTTGTGATGGGACACTGCGGGCATTGTGGTGCGCTTGTGCGTAAGCAAACCAAACCTATGGTGTCCATGGAAACATGGTTAAACATAAAGGATGAAGTATTAGTCCTTAATGAAGCAGAGTCTGACGGGTATTGGGATAAACACGCGGCGCTTAATAAGGCACTGGAGTACCTTAAAACCAACGAAGTCTGCACGACTTGTCATACAGGACACGTGGAACCTTATGCCGACCTTAGCTTAGGTGAAGAGCCTACACCGCTGATACTCTATCGTAAGTGTGGAAACCCAGACTGCGCATCCGAACCAGTAGTTTTTACGGATGACGAATCCGACGTTCGCGTGATCATTGACTGTTTACGTGGCATGGAGAACCCAATTGCCGTAAGTCTGTCCGTGTTATACGAAGCCCGTTTATTAGGGTTTAAAGTACATGACGACGAAGGTCACTACTTAGACATCGATTTTCTGGCACAGCAAATAATGGAGCACGCTAATGATCATCAGCAGTAAGCATGACGTAGACAGTCACGTCTACAACTACATCCATGACAGTGGCGTACAGACTACCGTTAAAGTCTCACCATCGGGTCACTACCGCCAGGACAACTTAGACCGAACACAACCGGTTACTCAAGATAAACGTAAATACTCGGTTATCATCTCTTCGTCTGTAGGCTGCCCTTTAAGCTGTCAGTTCTGTCATCTAACCTTACTGAATAAACCGCATCGTGCGCTGAGTCATAAGGAAATCACGGATAACGTACTGGAAGCGATTCACGTCACCCGTGACCATGAAGACTTAAGTAGTCGCTATATCAAGCTCTGCTTTATGGGGGAAGGGGAAGCCATCCTAAACATCAGTAATGTCCGAATAGCGGCACTGGACATCATTAGTGGCGTAATGGAGCGAGGATGGGCAGCGGGGTTAGACGGTGTAGACATCGCCACCGCTTTCCCAAATGTAGGGGTAGGGAAACTCTACGAAATCATCGCCTTTAACCATGAGCTTTCTGTTAAGTGGCCTCTAAATCCGCATAACTACGAACTAAACGTTCGTGGGGAGTTTAGGTCAGTCGTCCGCTTGTTCTACTCAATGCACCATTCTAACGATGTCGACAGAGCGAAGCTCATGCCGGGCACGGCACCACTAAGCGACGCATTACGCCGACTAGGCACCATTGCCAACAGTTCGGTAAACTTAGTTATCCACTACATGTTTATTGAAGGGGTTAATGACAGCTCAGACCAAGTCAATGAACTGGTCAATCTCATTAATGGGTTAGAGTATGCGTATAAGATACAGTTTAGAATCTTACGCTATAACCCGCCTAATGCAGATACTCGTGAAAGTCCTAGACTAAAAGACATTGTCAGTTATCTACAAGACGACTTAGCCGTGGACTTTATTAAGGTACAGTATTCTGCAGGTGAAGCTATTAAAGGTGCATGCGGGATGTTTATGGACGATATGGTCGAGGTTACTCATGGCAAAGCCTAACTGGAAACTACGTCGGGTTACCGTAAAGTTAACCCTAAGTTGGGTCACGGTAATGTGTGGTTACTTGCTCTATCGTGGTAATGGGGAATCCATGCTGCATGAAACATTGGTGTCTAATCTACTGCTATTAGCGTTTTTAGTGGTTGGCGGCTATGTGTTTGGAGTCGCATCCGATAACCATGTTAACGGCAGTGGTGAAGAAGACACGAGTGGGTCAGGTAAGGACACGGCATTAGGTACATGGTCAGAACGACGTAAGGTCATTCTAAGGGCACTGGTACTTTGCGCGGGAGCACTTACCTATTTAATGCTCTACGGGGAAGACAGCACGTTAAACAGCACCTTTGCATCAGGACTATGTCTGTTCTATGCCGGCGTAATTAATAGCTGGATATTTGGCGGCGTCTATGACGACTACGCCATTAAGCAAAAACTAAATAAGGAATAAACTTCATGTTTATTAACAAAATACCGTCTAGTCGCTTGCGGCTATGGACTTTAACTAATATTAGCTTTACGAGTGTAGTATTATCCGTGTGTCTATTAGAGGTCTTGAGCTTATACCTTAAGACTGGAGAAACATTAACATGGACCGGAGTTACATTAGCCGACTCTTTATGGGTGATTGGTTTATGGTGGGTAGGTTGCATTATACTCTATGCTATCCTTGACTCACTAACCTATGATAATCGTCATATTGAATACCTTAATAAAACAGGGCGATGGCATTGGGCTCCTATTGTTATTTTGGCCGTTGTTATTAATGCCTTGGTTGAAGAACCAACACAGGGTCCGATTATAGCCACTGAACTCGTACTTCATGCCTTTACTAAAATGGGATACTTTATTGTACTCTATCCCTTTATAGACGCCGTGATGGAAGGGGTATTAAATCCTTACGAAAAAGGACGTATCCTAGACCGCTTTTTTATTACGCGTATACGCAATACTACGGCATGGCGCCGGTACGTATTTCATGCAGGTAGACTGCAGTGGGACATTAGTCTAGTCGGCCCACGTGGGCCTGAATTCATGGTTACAGTCGACCCTGATGGAGAAGAACAGTTTCACCTATGGATAAACTGTGGTTTGTTTGGCATCGGTTTCTCCTCTGCCCAAATCCCTTATCTAAGCAGTCGTTTATTTAAAGGACATTATCGGTTAGGGTTTTACACGTGTACAACGCACCTATGTATTGCCCTTATGGAGAATGAAGACTTCCGTGGTTGGCAAGGGGGTAGAAACTTTATCTTTCACTGGGAGACTATGCTTAAAGGTAAAGAAACGGTAGAGTGCAGTGAGGAAGTATCGCGAGGATGTTTTCAGTTCCCGACTATTCCTCAAGAAGGCTATCCAGAAGAACAGCTAACATTACAGGTAACTTCCTGTATACTGAAACGTCGCTATAGCCGATGGTTCTCACCGCCTGACCTAGAACGCTTCCATGTGTTCACCAAAACCGATGAAAAGGTAGCACGTGTACCTGGCAAGGGAGAAAACGGGTGGGACTGCGACGATGAGTACGGAATTGACGTATGGTTAGCCGCTCGACCGATTACAGCTATGACGCCTAGACAGGCGGCTCAAGAAGTCATTGCTGATCTAGCACAAACTCGCTCACGTCGTTAGACGTGAGCTTTACTGCTATAAGGATATGATAAATGAACATCGATGGATTTGAAACCCTCAGTCTTTACCCTAAAGAAAATATAGCGAGTTTTAAAATCCACGCTGCTAGACGAGAATATCTAAACTTTCTAGTAAACCACGAAGTCCGTGTGGTATGCCCTAAGTGTGGAAGTAAGCAGATACAGCTTATGCCAGACGGAACTGTAGATAAGCCCGTATGGCGCTGCCGTTTAGACAAGGAGCGTTTCTCCGTAGACGGCATTCCTCTTGCCTGGCCCCAGGTTACACTTTTTGAGTTTATGACCCGCGTAAGAGCAAAGGTAGCGGAGTCACCTGACCACCTACCTCTCTTTACCCAACTTAAAGAACGGATACTGACAGGTGTTGATGACAGCATCAGTTATATTGAAAAGTTAAAAGAACAACACCCGTATTGGGCAACTACCATTAACGATATTGAGCGCGATGCTAAACTGCTCTTTAACAGCGAGGTATAGGCAATGGGTACTAACCTAATTGATATTTTTGTAGCGCTATTAAGCCAGCCTATGGCAAAGAAAGAGTACTTAAACTTAGGGTACTTGCAGATACGCGTTAATCGCCTTATTATTAAGATTACTGACATTACTGTAATTGCAGGCACCTACTGTGTCACTGGCACCATCATTGGTAAATTGAACGTTTCGGGGAAACACGTTTATTACGATGCCCCTAAAGAACTCATTTTACACATCAACGATGAAAATTGTCACCACTACGAACATACGGCAGATATGCCTACGTCGTATCTGCAAGGAAGTCTGCGCTTATTAGAACACGTTAGGGGCGGCGACCCTATAGACGTAGTCAATGACGCTGTTAACAACATGCAGTTAATCGGTCTCTACAATCCCGCGACTCAAGAGTTACTCGAGTGCTTAATCATACCCGCTAGTGGCTATGACCATACGCGAATGGATGGGGTAAGTAAACACCTTTACTACGACTTACAGTTTTTATGTCGTACAGCGAATTCTGTCTATTCACTGCCGGGACTAAAGCTTACTTATGCCGAACTCATTAGCTATTTACATAACTACCTTATCGTTCCTAAATTGATAGCGACAACAGGCGACGCTCGCTTATACGCCGATGTGCCAGAGTGGGCGTATTTAGGTAACATGTAGTCTTTAATAAACGTATTTCCATATAAACAAAACTTATTATACCCTAAGGATTAAATGATGACTGAGTTTGAAAAAGCATTTGGTGTTCCGTCCAATGACCCTTCTCTAAGAGGGGCTTCGTTTCTAGCCCGACGAAACGAGTGTTACCGTTATGTTGGTGTACATACGCCTGACCCTTTAGGTGACAGTTATGTTGTACTACAATGCGCCATAACTGACGAAATTTACATGCGCAGCGAGATGATTAGCTGGGGCGCATATAACCTGATGTTAAAACCGGAAAAGGGGAAGCTCATCTATATCGAAGGTGTAGACTCTGTAGGGAAAGCCACACAGACTCGTTTATTAGCGGCGCATCTACGTAGTCTAGGAAAATATGTGGTTACCTTAACCTACCCTAACTATGGTAAACCGATTGGTCAAATCATTAAACGTTATTTAAATGGAGAGTTCGGTGAAGCGTCTACTATACATCCAGAACTCATAAGCTGCGCGTATGCCTTAGACCGAGCTAAAGACTCCAGCTTTATTAAGCAGGCACTAGAAGACGGCCACTGGGTTATCCTAGATAGAAGCCCCTATTCTAACAGTGCCTTCCAAGGAGGTAAGCTCGACCATGAAGACGGGATGGTGGTAGCACGTCACCTAGCAGCATTAGAGTTTGATGCAGTAAACTTCCCTAAACCAGATAAAGTGTTCTTCTTAGATGCTAAACCATCGATAGCGATGGAGCTTATGGCTTCTCGCTCTAAACATGCCAGCGTTGCCGCTGATGGTAAGAAAGACCAACATGAATCTAATCATCAACTCTTAGACTCAGCCTATGGCATCTATAAAGCTCTCTGTGAAGAGAACAGCGAGTGGGAAGGCATTCCTATCATAGATACGCAAACAGAGGCTCTGCGTACACCAGAGGCCATTAGTAAAGAGATACAGTCATTTGTATCGCAATGGATAAAGTAGGGTAGACTGATAGATACAGGGAGTAGCACTGCGCTACTCCCTGTGTTTCTATATTGTTTAAAACCTATATTACTTCAGTGAATGACTCTATTAATAAAGGTGAAGAACATGAACGCACAAAAAACATTTGAAGGCTACCATCCCGTCTTAGGTTACCGTTTAGTACACAACGAGCCCTTCTACCCATCATGGACGCTGGAAGTTATGGACGCGACCGTCACGGATACTGTGTCCTTAGGTTTACTAAGTGAAGGAAACCTTAAGGATGCCCTTCTAGCGTTTTCTCTAAAGTATCCAGGTAAGCAGGTTGCAGCAACCTCTATGGCTCGCCATCGTGCCGTGGCTTTGGACGGTGAGATAGTTAAAGAGCGTAAGTACGCTGACTTCTACCATGTTACAGATGACATCGAAGCTGAAGAAGAACGTATTTTCGACGGCATGTTACTGGCTGACCACGATGGCATGGGCGGATATCTGACAACAAAATAATTTAACTTGGGAATAGGGCATATCTGCCCTATTCCCATTTCCTACTCCCTTTCTATTTTTATTATGAAAAAAGGATGACGAAAAATGACTACAGTGGTACTACACAATAATAAACTTTATGCTGACCGTAAACGCTCCACCAACAGTTATTTTATCGAAGGTGATAAAATTTGCTTTCTCGATGAGAACACGGCCGTTGTATGGGCTGGCCCTGCTGGGATTATAGACCTCGTAACAACAATTGTAAATTCACCTAGAGAACCCGTCTTTTATCCATCGCGTGACAAAGTGGTATCTATATTTTACTGCGTAAAAGGCCAATGTCCTGAAACATGGACAATCCAGCAGGACATGAAAAGTCATGAATGGTCCCTAGTTAATCGCTTTCGAATAGAAAGCAAAACCACTGGTTCAGGCAGTGGTTATGGATATGCACGTGGCGCATTGCTAGCGGGAGCCGATATTTTGGATGCTTTAGATATCGCAGTGATGTTAGATAACTATAGTGGTTTTGGGTTCGATGTTTTAGATTTAACCGATTTTACAATGACTAAAATTAAAGGAGCAAAGTAATGTTTATTTATGACGATAAAACCATTTACCTGTTTTCAGACACAATGTGCCCTCTAGGCAAAGAAACTCTGTATCCGATAGTACATGAATTCGAACGCGGCTGGTTACTTTTAGACCGAGCAGGTGCCCTTACTACGGCGATGTGTATCGTCGAAGAAATGCTAAAAACGAGAACGCTCGAGAACAAAGCAGTACAGAGCACCTTACACATCATCGACTGTCAGTCAACCTTTATCTATGTGCCGCGCCGTATTGACTTGCCCATTTATAGAATCATTGGCGGTAGAGCAGAAAACACATCGGTTAGTATTGCTAACCCGGGCATCGGCGTACTACCAACAGAGCACGGAGAATACACCGACGAGATGATGGGTGCCCTTGCATACCACAAAGGGAATATTCCAAAAACGTTAAAGGGCATCAATGGAAAGATGGGGTTTACTCTTTTACCTGGTATCGCATACCGAATGTCTGTAAAGAGTAATCAACGCGTCCTAAAGCATATCCGGAACTATAACTGAAGCATTAAGGGGGAGGGTATGTGTAAAGAAGAGCATCGACACATAATCGCTTTAATAGGTGCTATACGCGATTCACATCCCGACATGTTGAAGCTTTATATGGAAGGGCAGTGTTTTAACTTTGCTCAGATACTGAGAACCCAATTCCCTGGTGGTGAGTTCTGGTATTCCCATGTCGAGGGACATATGTACTATTTTTACAAAGGTAAATGGTACGATATCAGGGGAGTCCATCTAATGGAACCCATGGGCAGCAGTCGGTACAGTTTTCTCGATGGAGACCCAGCCCATCGTTGGGGCAGAAGGGACAAACGTAGACTGATATAGATAAGCTTAAATAATGCACGCTGTTACTTTATAGGGAGGTGTTAAAAATGTAACTCTTCCTTGACCATATATTACCCCCCTTAATTACTGATTAGGCAGGAATACACGTGTATTCCTGCCTGTCTATTTTTTAACCCCCCCTCCTTTTTTATAAGGTGATTTTAATGACTACGATTCTAACAACTAAAGACCGTGTTTATTCCGATACGCAAATGGGTAATGGATCCATGGTTGCTAACGAAAAGGTCTTAAAATTTATTCCTATGACTGAAGGACGTATCGCTTATTGCTGTGGTACTGTTCCTAACATCATGGCGGCTATTTGTTTACTAGAGGACCCAGGGCGACACAAAGACCGCCTTAAGGAATCAATTACTGAAGTTACGACGTTACGCATTCTCCATTCCGATGGGTTCCTCGAAGCTCAGAAATTTACAAAGAATGATAAAGCACCGTCCATGAGCCCATTATTATGGCACGGTTACTCAACCCATAAAGCTGTGGGGAGTGGCACGCCATTTGTAAACGAGTTTTATCGCATGGGCGGAATAGACCCTTTAAAGGCGATGGCTCATGCGGCTCGCTTTGATACCGCCACTGGGAGTAACTTTGTTAGTATTCCAAGACAGTGGAACAAAAATGTAGGTTGTCTACTTACTATACATGGCGAGGGGCGTAAAAAGGATAAAACTCTTTTACTAGAACATCCAGAGGACAAAAACTGGGCGCTGAATGTTCTTATGGGTGTCTCAGAATCCCAAGTATCTGTACTTAGCAGAAAACTATGAAGTCGTAAGGAGGCGTTAAGCCTCTAGACCGATACTGTTTCAACCCCGTATCTTTTAAAATCACATCTTTAATCGAAGAAGGAGTTCCAGATGAATAAAACAACCGCAGTTATAAACGGAGTGTCGCTTACTGAAGGGCAAATAATGACGCTTTGGGTAGCATTAAATTCTTTTAACTCTAACCTAGATGCGCATGGTCTTGGCACTGACCCGGTCGGCATTGGGATAACCAATGGGTACAAAACCCGTATTAAGGAACTGTACCCTCTATTTACAGGCACGGAAGAAGGTCCTGCCCTACATCCTGATACGGCGGACATGGTTGACAATACCGTACTTGCACTTAAGGCTAAGTTACTTAATGCGCAGGAAAAGTATGAGTTAAAAGATGGAGCACTGTCGAACAAGAACATTACTGAAGACGACGGGAAACGCTTCTTTGTGTCACCAGAGGGCTGTGTTAAAGCATTACACGGCCATCTGCTCAAGGGGGACATCCTCGACAGCATGGCCTATTTAGTCTTTCTTCATCACATGACTGGTGAAAGCGATAAGGTTGATGTATTAGCAAGCTACTTTGGAGGGATTAATAATGGCTAAGGGTAACGATGGCGCTGTTAAAGGTGAAGCTAAGAACAACACTGTGTGGATGAGCCCGGCGGGAATTAAGGCGCAGAAACACAAACAGTTATCCGCGGTATCAGTTAAAGTACTTCATTTAGGTGGCGTAAAAGAGCTGTTTCTTTCTAGAACACTTTTTACTAAGCGTGAGATTAGTGAGAGTGATAAGGAGGCACTAATGGATCATCTACGACGCAATGGCGGTGACTTAGATGGTGATACAGTAATGTTAATTCACGAAGTTTACCCTAACCTCATGGTTTATGTAAATCTCCTTAACAACACGGTTAAAATCATTTAATAAGAAGGAAATTCAATAATGAATACTAATATGACAAAACCAATTGCAATTATTTGCATTGGTCCTGGGTGTTCAGGGAAGTCTACCTTTGCTCGCAAACTGGTTGCGGAAAAGCAATTTGTCGAAGTGAACCGCGACAGCATTCGTTTTCCTGATGGGGTTATCGATTGGTCAAAGTGGGAAAGCACTCCAGCTAACGAGCAGGAAGTAACGGACGACTGGAACCGTCGCTTAGATAATGCAATTTGCTTAGGTAAGAACATTGTTATTAGTGATACTAATTTAAATGTTAATCGCCGTGAAGAATATTTGTCACGCAAGCTTACCTTAGCGGGCTACGAAGTAGAACTGAAGTACTTTGTAGAAAATCTACTTACTCTATTGACGCGCAATGCCGAGCGCGATAAAGACGCTCTGCCTGAAGAAGTTATCGTTTCGCAGCAACGGAGACTACTCCGTGAACTAATGGACGAAGCCGATGACGTTTTAGCTTCCATTCGTAACTAACTTAAATAGGTAAGGTTTAAAAGACAAAAGAACATTGAGTAGTTCTTCTGACACCTTGCCTAACCTTAGTTTTCCCCATTAACAATAGTCTATTATAAAAGGTAATATCCCAATGAAACATATTAAGCATGTAACCCTCGTTCAGCTCGAGCTCAGTCTCTCTATGTGTGTTATTAAGAATAACGGAAACGTAGTCGATGCTATAAACATGGAGATGGTCTTTTCGTCAGGTACTTCCCATGAGTCTATTAAAGACGAAATTAGTAAGGTACTTTCCACCTTTAGCGTGGAATCCATGGAAGCAGGAAACATTAAGCCTCATTATGCCGAAGTCGCTAGCCGTATGTTAAGCAGTTTTGAAAATGCATGCCTACACGCAATAGATACTGCACCAGAGGACGATATACAAGGAACGCTGTTTAATTATACTTCCCCTTTAGAACCTCACCTACATGGCTCAGGTAAGATGTCAGCTTGGCGTCGTTGATAGGACTGAACCTCAGTAATACAGTAAAGCCCTTGCTAGAGGAGACCTTATTCTCCTCTAGCAATAACACGTTACTTTTTTATGAACACGCGATAGACATCGTTATGGAACGTTGCCCGTGAAAGTGGATAACGCTAATATAGTAGGTAAGCTTAAACGTATAGGAAACCATAATGTTAAATCCAAGTGTAAAAAGACGCATATTGCGTGAAGTAGTTGCTAACCACCTAAAAGGTGAGGAAGAAGTGTCGATGGAAGGCGTTTTCGATATTGTTAAACGTTTCTTCAAGGGTGGAGCGGTCTCCAAGACTTTAAAACAGGACAGGCAAAAATACTGGAAAGATAATGTCGGACATTACCTTAAAGTTATTGAGCTGGCTAAAGAAACGGTTACAAAGTCTACCAGCGATGAATACACGCTTAATCTTAAGCGCATTTCGGGGCTTGTTCCGTCTAATGGCAAGGATTTTGATTTGGCATACTTAACAAGCTTCTTTGAGGATTATTATTCTACTAGAGATGCGTATGTTAGACTTTATGACTTTTTTATAGCAGAGATGGTAAAACTCGCTAAAAAGAAACACATTACGGAAGCCGACATCAAGGCCGCTGGAAGTAGAGTGACACAAGAAGGTATTAAGGTCATTGATATTAAGGAGAAGGCTACCTTCTCTTCTAAACATGGTGGACAGCGCTACAAGTTAATCGGTAACTCACCTGACCTGGCTGACGTACCTTATGTATCGGGTAATCCAGATGTTTATTGGGGGATAGATGCGTGGAAACAAAGAAGTAAAGTGACGGAAATGAGTCCGGCTAAACTTTCTAAAGATGAAATGCTAAAAACTCTGTCACTTCTAGAGAAACTCATTAAAGCGGTTATCATTGAGCCATGTGACTCATTCAACAAAATTGATAAACTTTCGAGTACAGTCGGTTTTACCGTGGCTTCAAGCGAAGACATCATTACTGATGACGAATGGGACGAAAGTAGTAACCCTATTAAAGACCGTTTTTTAACATGGGATGACTATTTTTATTACATTTCGTGTTTCGACCCATCTGATGATGCCGGGCTAGATGAATGGTGGCTAAGTACCGACATTGATTTTATTGATGCCATAATCGAACCCGTCGCCACCGCCATCGATACATTCCGATAACTCATCTTTTTGATTTATATTGAAAAATTAGACAATTACTAGAGGAGACCTTAGTCTCCTCTAGTAATATCAATCTTCCTTTTTTAATGAAGCGGTGCCCCAGCACGAATGGCTTGCCTTGCTTGATGCGCTATGTAAGGAGACAGTACCTCTCCGTCTACACTAAGCTGAGCTGGTAATGTCGGATTAACTACACAGGCTACAAAGTCTTCGTCCTTCCCATTGCGTGTCGCAATACGTGATACCGCTAGTGCAGGAAAATGAAAGTTCTTAGGGCCACTTTCATCAACGAGGTCTAGGTATATTACACCACTAGGAATATCATACGTACAGGAACGCATGACTTGTCTAGCCGTACCCCCTATCTGGAATAGCCGATATAGGTCATGCCCTATAGTGGCTATTGGAGTATCCCCTGTTTTCCAGTCCTCGTCGTAGCGGGCTACTTTACCCGTAACAGGGTCAGCATGTCCAACCTGTATCCAAAGTAGTACATCCGTCATTTCTTTCTGGGTACTAAGTCGCCCCATAGCATGACTAAAGTTTGTCCATCCCATAGGCATAATGTACGACATTAGGAAGCCGTAAGTATCTGCTTCTACCGTCATGTAGGTTCCCCTTAACGTTATAGTGCATATAGGTGAGGTAACGCCCTCACCTATTCGCTAACTTTGACTTTTTTACTTTTTAATAATGGTTTGCTCTGCACGGCGGGTGTCTAAGACGTCATTACCCTTTCTATTTATATAAAGAGGGAAGTTACAGAACGTAGCTAATGCGTTACCCATGTTAATGGCCACTTCGCGCACTGTAGCGTGGCAATTGACCCCAGACCTGAGCTCGGCCACGTAGACCGCATTGTCAATCGGATACGACGCTTCTACGTCGACTAGAGAACCCATAGGTAACATGTATTCTATGTCTTCGGACGGAATCCCTAAAGCACGTAACTGGCTAGCTGCGGCGTGGACTTCACCCAAGATAACATTAACGTCATCATAAACGCCCGCATTAGCGAATTGCTCACGGTACCAACTATGCAAGGTACCTGCTTCCATTAGACTACGACGAATGTTCCCTTTACGGTGACGGTTTAAATCACGGAAACCACCAAAGTCGATACTATAAGCAAAGCTAGCACGCCCATAGTGACCAATATCGTCTGGTAAACGAGCGTGTCTAGGGCGTTCCCACAACTTTAGGTCACGTGTGTAGCTGTCTAATCCATCCACATCTAAAGTGTTTAGATTTAGAGAGATTAAGCCTTCTGGTACAGAACCGTCGTCGTTTAATAGGAACCCGGAATGTTTTGTCAACCAGTCATTAGACGCAGCATCTTTTACAGTGAAAGAGCTTGGGTACTCGGCAAGCATTGCTTCTAGTATATCAGATGCCATCTGACGAACTTCTAGGTTAGAATGATTTGCTAAAATACCGATGACCTGACGGAAGTTCTCTAAGTTACCATCCCATACCCCAACTGTTTTAAGCCCTGACGGTAACAAAGAACGACAAATATCGAATGAACGTGGGCGTACAGTAGCTTCCCATTTAGCATCACTCACGTCGTCTGGCTTTTCTAAGTTGGCCATTAGGGAATCATAAACACGGTCTAGTACACGGGTATACGTAGCCATAAGTATGTCAGTGATGCGTAAATATGTCTCTAGCGCATCTGGGTGAGCTTGAATGCTTTCTGGGATAACAACGTTCTCAGCAGAGAATGGAATATAGCGAGTGGACGATTCCTGACCTGCATAGAGTGGATTTAAGTTCTGTAGATGGTTGATAGCAATCATAGAAATGCCCGTAATGAAAACCTTGGAGCTTGAGCACTTGCCAATTGAGTCATGTCCGTAACCTATTAGGTATGTAGACATAAACTTATCAGCGCCTTCGCGCATTACTTTCTCTAAGTTCGCTCTAGGCCCATCCTTAGAGCGGCTACATAAAGCAGACAACATTGCCGAGGCTTCAGCATTCATGCCGTACTTTGCTGAATCCACAACAGTAATAGTTAGGTTCTTTGCTTCTTGATTAAACGAGTTATTTCCACTCATTGTCATTTTCCTTTTTCTCTTAATGATTTTAAAATAGTATTCGTTAACTCAAGGTATTCATCTGTCCCATAATTAACTACACGTGTTTCAGTAAACCCTTCTGGAAGCATTTCTGACGGAAGCCTTTCCCCTTGGAGTTTCTCCCCCAGTTGCTTTTCGAGGAAATAACTAATATTTTTATCTACATGCCAGTAGTCCAGAATATAACTTTTAGGCCATAGCACGCGATAGTGTTTCAGGCGGCCTCTCGGTGCGATGGAAGTCCCATATTTAAAAATATTTTTACCTTGATAGGTTCCAAGGTAGATTAAATAAATGGCGGTAGTTTCTTTCTCATCATTGCATTTTTGGCACCCATATAGGTTATAATAACTCCGTGGTGGAATATTAAGTTTATGTCCGTAACGACACATTACCCAATGTGGAATCAGTTGCCCGAGCCACTCCTTGGATAGAACCTTAAACATGTCCCCATATAACGTATTCAGCTTAAACTGAAAATCATCAATTGTTCTGATGGTATCAGTATCACACATGCTACAACCATGGCCATTCAACAGGTTATAAACATGTTGTTCTCTCTGTCCATGAATGGGACAAACGAAGCTTATTTTTGAATCCGTGCCCATATATGTATTCTCTATAAACCTATACTTATCTCCGTGAACACTTTTAAGCTTACCATGGACAATACTAAACGGTATGATTCTATCACGATCACATGCCTCCTTTGAACATCTAGGGCAGCCGGTTGGCGACTGGAGGTGCGATAAGGGGGTTGCAGTGAACTCCCCATGTGTTTTGCAGACTAGTGTGATTTTAGTATCCTGATTAATATAGTCGACGAGACTATAATCAAAAAGGTTTCCAAATTTCTCTTTGCTTAAACCGATGAACTCATTATTAGTTCTTTTAAAGTGCTGCCGTCGGACTTCAATACCGCAAGCTTTACATCCGGCTGGCTTTGTTTTTCTCGTGTGATTTCCAATACTCTGGGTGAAAGGGCCATGGTGTGGACAGAGTATATTTACATGGTCGGACATACGATCGAAGTCAACAAGTGAATAATCGTATTTATCACCATGTGCCTTTTTTGCCCTTTCTAGGAAAAGGCTATATTTTATGCTATCCATGACCTTTCCCTTTTATTTTTAGTGCATATAGGTATCTAGATAAGCCAGAGCCTCATCTGGAAAGTATTTGGGTTCTTCGCCTGGGACAGGCAGTCCCTCTTTTAAAAAGATACGTAAGAGTTCTTTTAACTGTGTTAAGCTGATAGTTTCTTGTGTATCATGGATTTCTTTAAGGAAACCATGATAGCCGAATGTAAAGGTATGGCCTTCGTGGTCGAAGTTCCCCCAGCTTTTGTGCCAGCCCCATATGGTGCCACCGAAGAAACCAAAGATGCAGATAGCCGTCCAGTACTCCTGCTCTGTCTTTAAATGGATTTGCTGGTCTAACAATTTATCACGGATAGCCTTAACAGGTACCGGGTAGGTATCTAAGTCAGGTAACGTAGGTGCTCTAAATACAACACACTCTTTAAGAGCATCCCAGTCATCGTTAAAGATAGCTCGGGCAATCATTAGTCCGATAGACGGACCCTTTTCGTTGAATTCCATTTGGGTATTCCTTAATCGTCAATTTCGTCAATGGGTAGGAGAGGTACGGTTTGTCCTGCTAAGGCATGGGTACAGTCATTCAGGTACTGGATATTACCCTCCTTAATAAAACTATGGCAGCGGCACGGAGTGCGTTCCTCACCCCAAGTAAACTCTACGAGTAATGAAGGGGATAAGGTAGGTTTATCTAAGTCACCATTAAACAGCCATGTAGGTCGATTAGGTACGTCTTTTACTGTGTAAAAGACATGCTCCATTTTACATCCGGCGCAGTAAAACTCAAATATGCCAGGGACACTACCGAACGGTCTTACTTTACGCTGAGACATTATAACACCGCCTTATTTAAACATTCCGAGATATTTACCGACTAGCCATCCTTTATGGTTTACTACCCATGGACCATAGTGACCTTTAATCGTCACTCTTTCAACTAACCCTAGGTCAACTAAGCTACCGCGGTCTGCTTTAGAAGGCATGTCACCATCCTCTAGCCCTTGACTCATGCCAATCTTTTGCAGGGTTTCCTTTTGACCTCCGGTTAAACGCTTACCGATAATCACGGCATAGGCGTTTTTAATCCATTCGGACTCATCATCAGCGAACAGCATATTGGGTTCTTTAAAGACAACGTTTAACCCTTCAGCTAGGTAGAGATGATCACGCGCAAAGGTTCTGAAGAACTCTACGTCTTTATAATGCGAAGGTAAGTATTCGACATCAACCTTTGTCATTAGTTCACCGTAAGCGGTGAGCTGTTTCTTCACGAACTCTTCTAAAATACGTACGACGTCATCTTCATCGAGATTAGGGCCGAAGAGTTGTTCTGGATAACGATTACTGTAAAGTTTGCCATCACTGCCTACATTAGACAAAGTAATGTAGCGTTTGGCTTGTTCGAGTTGGGTAAGATTCATGGTAGGGTTCCTTATTGAGATAGTCTATCATAGTATCTCAACAGTCGATTAAATAACACAAGGTGAAATTCTATAGTAAGCTACTTAGATAAGGACTACCCACATGTTACGTAACAGTATTACCCGTAAAGTTGCCCAGCTTAGTCAAGCCCACGATGAAGCTGTTGCATTAATTAAAGACGCTATTAAAGCATACGATAAGCACGACTTGATTATCATCGCGCTAGGGCGCTTAACTGATGAAGCCAGAGGCATTGTACAGCCTTTAATCGCTCACGCCGTTAAAGGGCGTGGAGAGTCGTCTTTAGCCTTAGGGTCAACGTTTGAATCCCTTAGAGAACCTAAAGCATGGGGCGTAAGTGAAGAAGAGATGTTAAACGTGTTTCAGTTAACCGTGCCAGACACGGAGTATCTGAAAACCATTGAACTCTCTATTGTCGAGCAGATGGAAACCATCCGTAAAGACTTCAGTAAAAGCATCTTTATTGTAGACCGCTACTTTACAGAAACGGCTAAAGCCAACGGGCATCCTGTTTCAGAAGTTTATCGATACGCGGCACGTGTTGATAAAGTGGCTATATTTAACATCCCATTCCTAGAAAGCGAAGAATAAGAATACTCCTCTACCTTTAGCGGGTAGAGGAGTAAGTCTTTTTATTTTACTGTATAGTACCGCTGTATGTCCACGATGTCATGGTACCACACTTCACGAGAATCTATCTCTGGGATAGTAAAGTCATCGATACCTTCTAACCCCACGTCTAAATCCTCAGTCCACTCTAAGTCGTAGCCGTCTATGCCTTCTAGTCCTAACATGAACCCTACAGAAGTAATACCTCCATCACCCATCATAGCCTCTGTCATCTGTTTACTCCACTCAGCCAAGTCAAGACTACGCGTTGTTAGGTTATCTTCAGGACGTGTATCGAGTAACGGGGTTACGACGTGAACCTTAGCGTCTTGCCCTAACCGGTCAACACGACTAACGGCTTGGTTGCGTATATGTTCTCTAAATGGAGTATCATAGAGTATAACCGTATTACACTCAATAACAGGTACAGCAGTAGACAAGGACGGATAAGTTGCTATCAAAGGGTTAGCTTCTGGATTACGCTGGAGTTCCTTCATGATGTCAGTAAGCTGACTGTTCGTATCCCCATAGACTAACAATGGCTTAAAACCATCCTTACGGACTTGCTCAGCAATTCGGTCTACAACATCCACATAAGAGGTAAAGATAAGGGTCTTTTTCTCACTCTGGTCAATAATGTCCTTAAAGGGAACATGTGCCACCATAGAACGCAGGGCATCCATACGTAACCGAGTAATCATCCCCAATGACTCGCCCTGTATGACAAGATGTAGATATTTATATTTAGAGATAAGCTTACGAAACTCTAACGCATCCTTCTTATCCATGCGTGGTTCTATCACGTCTTTCTCGTACCTCTTTAACTGAGGGAACCAGTCCTTCTGGAGCTCCATGCTAAAGTGCTTACGGATTTGCTCTACCTTACTGCGGTATTCCCGATAGATAGGCCATTCCTCTTTAGATAAGGTAGATTCATGGTCTTTAAGGTATTGTTCCGTTTTCTTAACGATGGTCGGTATTTGAGGTTTATAATACTCGATTCTATCTTCAATAAACTCCCTTACTTTACGACGGACTTCATTTAACGTATAGTCTTTCCCGTTAGGGATTTCGATTTGAAGAGTATATTCCTCTTTCTCGTTATTTACGACAGCTTGTTTTTCTATCTTAAAGCTTAAGCTTGTTAAACGGTGATTTAGTACATCTAATGCACGCCCTACTGTAGCCCCATAAAGTCCCACGAAAGCCTTTCTAACGTCCTCTGTGAAGAGAGGGTCGATAGTGGTAAGGAAAGGCACTGCTTCTTTACCAATCGCCTTTAGAGGGGTACCTGAAGCCCATACGACATGGTTAGCCTGAGTTTCTTTACATAGCTGAATAAATGTATTCGTGCGAGCAGAAACTATTTCGTTAAAGTTATGGGACTCATCTAGCCATATAGTAACAACTTTATTGGCAAGCTTAGGGGCGATATCTAAAAGTCTAGGTAAGGACTCATAATGGCAAATGAGGTATCTTTCTTTTCCTGTAGGCGGTTGCTTAGAGCTTGATATCCAATACGATTGCTCTTTACGGAAACGAGATTTTAGAGTAGCCTCCCATACCTCATGAAGCGAGTTCTTTGGTACTGCAAAGACGGTAACGTCAGAATCCATTGCTAGTGAGAATGAGAACCCAGCGATAGTTTTACCTGTACCAGGAGGGGCCGCTAGCATTAGTCCATTTAGATTTAACTTAGGTGCCTTTTCCGCGTAACTGCGTATAAAACCAGACTGCGTTTCCAATAACTTAACATTCATCTCCTTTTCGATGGCACGCCAGTTGATTGAAAGAGCAGGTCTTTCCTGAGCTTCTTTAATCCACGTCTTTTCATAGACAGTAGAGATAATGCTGTCTAAGGTACTATTCGCAATACGGGTCTTACGCTCTTTCATCTTTTCTAAGATGTAAAGTACCTCTAATACAAAGAAACTATGGAAAACAAGACTACGAGAGGTTAAGTCGATAAAGATAGAGTTTGCGACTCTTTGTGTCTTCCATTCGTTAAGTACCGCACTATTTAGGTCTTTAGCACTAAATCCACCTACACGAACAATATTGTCCTTTTCTTCACAGCGAACAAAGGGCAGTGCATTAAGAATGAAGTCAAATGCCTCCATTGAATATTCGATTTCAGAAGGACTTAGGTCACATACGCAGGATAGATATCGGTCTGGGTTGACATCGAATATCGTATCGATATGAAAGGGGAGTTCTGTTGTATTCATGAGTGAGTAGCCTACTAGTATGCTAATGTTTTACTATTAAAGGGGTCTATTGGATTCGGTCATTGTTTCTAAGTTGAATGAAACCTATATTACCTTTATGAATTATTACGTTTATAAAACCCATTCTATTAAAAAAGGATAACATTATGAATAAGTTACAAAACATTAAAACGGCTAAAGAATACTACGATGCCTTATCTACTCGCGTTATTGGTCAGGAACATGCTAAGCGAGCAGTAGCTGTAGCGCTACACTCTCGTGAGTTAAATGGCCTATCTGGGCAAACTAAGGGTATCCCTAATAATATCCTGTTAAAGGGCCCTACGGGTTCAGGTAAGACTGAGATTCTTCGTACCCTACAATCAGAGCTGGGCTTGCCTGTAGAGACAATAGTGGCCACAAACATTACGCCTCCTGGTTATGTCGGCGAAGATATTCAGGACGTAATAAAGCGCCTCTACGATAATTTTGATGTAACGTCTATTCCGGAATGGTATTTAGATGATTTAGAGCGAAGAAAGGAGTATGACCTTATCCCAGAGCACCGTCGACAATTGCGGTTCTTAGAAAATCTGGATGTAGCAAGTGCGGAGTTTACATGCTGCGGGGACATCGTTGATGATTATATGCGAGGGGTAGACATCATAAAGGATATTCTGGTTTCACTACCCTATCAAATCAAGATACCGTTTCTTAGAAAAAGTCTAGCGGCTATTTTTCCATCGCTGGTTAGAAGCTGGGGCGCTTGTCAAGGTTGAAGAAGATGCCATTCACCGCTTTGAGTCTTCGGAATATAACCTTGTCATCCGTCCAACAGTAAAGGATGGCTTTCGAGCTATTGCTTTTGCTGTGGATGGCGAAGAAGACATGGAATTGGTACTTTTAACCACTTCTCATTTTACGGAATCTCAATATTTGGTGCCCGCCAAGATATCCTCTCCATACAAACGGGAAGATAAGGAACTGGTGGAATTACTCAGTGAGCGGTTATCGAATGGAGTGTATAAAGGTAAAGAAAAGAAAAATGCTTTTCTCTTCCGTCAAGCACTATGTACACAAGCGCACTGTAATGGTCAGATTTCAAATTCATTATTTCAGGTCTATATCACTGGGCGCTTTCTAAATGGGGATTTCAATGCATTAACATATAGTCATGCAGCCGTGACAATTCTAAACCACCACATCGTGGCTTTAGGTTATAAGCGCATGCATCTTGGGAAAAGCTGGACACCGTGGTTCGAAGTCGACGGTAAACATCCTCTAGAGTGGTACCCACTTTCCTTATCTAAGATACCGAATGAAGAACAGAAGGCATTAATACTGAAGTATTTAAGGAAGCGTTTGAACGTTTCAAACAAACGTTAAAACTAGAGCGTATTCCCGAAAGGGAATACGCTCTATGACCTTTATTTTTTTTTTATTACTTAAACCAATGGTAACGGCTCACGCCCTTCTAAAAGCGACCCGATTAACATGACTGCAATGGAAGCGTAGCGCAGCGGTGAAGGGATTTCTTTTAAGAAACAAACACACACTAAACGCACGTAGCCCAGTAACTGTCGTGCAAATAACCAATTCTCACGAAACTGGGTATGAGCACTGGCGTCACCATTAAGGTTATCAATGGCGCGCTGACTCATAGCAACTTCGCGTTTAGCTCGCTCTAGTCTACGCGTTTGGAAATATAACATAACCGAGCGAACCTTGGCTGCTACGCTTAGCTTTGCTTTCATTAAGAATGCATACATGACTTTCTCCTTTTATAGCTTCTATGCAATTGAAAAGATGAGTATAAAATAGCAAAGAAGGTATCTGTGGACTCAGTTAAGGCATTCTCCATCAAAGAATATATCCGTAGGAGTAATTCTCAAGTCATGTAAGACTAAGGCCAGACTCTGAGCACTGTGGTCATTTAACCCAACGAGAATAAGTTTCTTTATTCTCGCTAGGCGATTTGCCCTTCCCTCTAATAAAGCCTTCCAATAGCTGTAATCGATGGTATGGTCGACTGTGGCTATAATTTCGATGATGTTCGGTATGAACTTAATATCGAACATTGCCTGTATCACCAAGGGGTCTTCTAGGGAAGAATGTAGCTCATTATGGTGTTGGGAGAGGTCGACAGTAAGACGGAGGGGCTTTGACATACTGATGCTCCTGAAAGCCAATGATATCAAAGAGCTCTGCTCTATCTTCTTCTATCTTAAGATTAAAGCAAGGGATATCCAAATGTCGTGCTAGATAGACCGCAATACGCGTACCACCACTCACGGTTCCCTTAACTCTATCTTCATCGGCGTAGTAAACAACAAAGTCTGTTTTAGTCCAGTCCCGACATAGGACTTGATAAACGTTTCGGCAAAATAACCGCTGAATAGATTGCTTCACCTTATTTATCCATGGACATACCCCACTGTCGATTAAGATATGTTTGGCAAATTCAAACTCCATGTCGCGTATGACTAAATATCGATTTCCGTCTTCTTTACGTCCCTCGAAATTCCACCATGGTAACCAGCTTTCGAGATAGTCTTCTTTTTCAAAGTCTGTTGCTGCGGCTAAAGTTCCTTCTTCAAAATGACTGTCTGAACCAGGAGCTGACCCAGTATATAACTTATTCCCGTTAGTAGTAAGATAGTAGGCCAGTTCCCACATCAGTCTAGCTATCTCCGGTGGTACTGACCGGCTCCCAATGCCCGTCCAACGGAATGCCCTTTTCTTTAGTAAGAGCTTCCCAGCTCTGGGGTGAGAGTTGGTCCATAATGTCCGTAATGCGGATACGTTCTCGTTCACCATCTTTATACCCCACCATGATAAAACCCGGCTCAGCCAAAGTAGTTATTTTAGCTGTGCCTTTAAAGGTCTGTATTTCTGCCCCTATCGCAAGCTTTGATTTATGAATAAACGCAAAGATGTCGTAGGATAGGCCAGCATGGCTTAAATAACATTGTGTTACACCTAACTGTTTGAGTTGCTGCTCGAGTTTAGGAATCGTAACAAAATCCCCATGTTTATTAACAACATGGGTCTGTGTTTGGGTAGCGGTACACTCTATCACTTTTCCCGACGGGACGTCATAGAGATAATACTCACGGGACAGCCCATGGTAATTAATGGCCGCGCGCGGCACATTTAAAGTACCGATATATACTGGAGTGATGCGGACGTAATTCCTTTCTGGTAAAAGGCTAAAATGAATAAGTCCATTAGCTGTGAGTTTCCCTTTTAATGACTCGTCCATTTCATCCCATACACACCAGTCTTTTAGCCAGTCTTGCATAAGTACGAATGGCGTACCGTGCTCATCACTGATGCGCACTGAGTTACCCATAACATCAACGTGCGCAACGCGTATTACAGACCTCTGTGGCTGGCGGGTACTGCACATTAGCTTGCCAATCGACCCACAGAGCGTTTCTAGTGTAAGGGCAGGTAGTCTACTCATAACTCGCTCTCCAGTATGGTGTCAGAGATATAATGAAACATCGTATCGCCCAATACGCGCTTGTCAAAACGGTGTTGTCCGGTGATGTCTGCAATACCTTCGATAGTAACTAGGGCAGGAGAATGGCACGTCGACGCAACGTCTTCTTCTAGCTCAACCATGTAGGTGGCGACATCGCCAGATTGTAGTCCGCGTACCTTCATGTCACCAATGCCAGTAAGCTGTATCTGCGTTTCCAAATACGGGCCGTTTGATGAAACCGTCCCTTTACGATGACAGTCTACGATATTACTAACTATAGACTCCAGTTCTTCTAAGGTATTAACTTTACGCTTAACCATATCCGCCAGAATTGCTGCCGCAGCTCGTGGCGTCAACCGAACATCCGTCTTCTCGTTCCATAGTTTCAGGAAGAGCTCGCCATTAATCTTCGTGCCGTCTGTCAACATACACATTGCGGCTTGTTTTAATTTTGCTACCATTTTTATACTCCTAACTTAAGGGAATTTTCTTTTATTTGAATATCACTGCCTTCTAGTGTGTAGAAGTCCTCGACATAAAACCATTGGGTTATGTAATAAAGCGGGATAGTGGTTACTGGACCATAACGCCCATTGACAAAATAACTGCCTTTAGCTAAAGCAGTATCGTGATTAACCCAGTGTAAGTGTGCTTTAATGACTTCGCCATTAGCTTCGTTACGACCTATGATGTATCCTTTTCGGGATGGATAAAGGAAGCGGCGCTTAGTGGCACTTAGAAACGAAGCGTAATGCTTTCCGCAGCAACTACAGGCACATAGAGCATCGGGTGACAGTATGCGTTTACCAGTGTTAACGTGTAACCAGTCATGATGGCCTGCCTTACACATTTGCTCGTTCTGTTCTAGACTATGCCAAAACAAAGTACGGAGTATATGTATCATAAAGGTTCTCCTCGCTCTACTTTACGGATTACTAGATGGAGTTCCCAGTTACGCATGGTAGAGAAATTATCCGTGTATTGCCAATTTGCCAGGTGATACAAGGGATATGGCCGACTTGTAAAAAACTGACCATCTGTGTATTCCGAAATCTCAGCGGTGCCCGTTTCTAAGCAAACCTTATTAACTCGCATTACCATAAGACAGTGGTCTACAGAATCGTAACCGACCACATAAGTGTTTTCCTTAGGGTAAATAAAGCCTTCTTTTTGTTTAAGGCAGTATAGATAAGATACCCCACAGTGGCGACAGTGGCCATCGGCAATCAATTTATGGGTTTTTATAATTCCGTCATTTATTGCTGGAGGCCAAGCATGGCGACCTTTAAGACATCTCCGTGCCTGTAAAGTCGCTTTGATGAATTGACTAATGGTAAGTCCATGTATTAACATTCTTTTTTAACCCTTTGCTTTATTGGCTACTAATCAATTCTATTTTTGTATTTTCTTTCACCGTATCAAAATTTAATAAAACCTATATTACTCTAATGGTTACATACTGATAAACTAGGAGAAACAGAATGCTTACTGAAACACGCACTAAAGGTACAGAAGAAGAGTTATCGTTAAAGAATCGCTATGGGCACTATGTTGGAGCCTTTATTAAGAATGAGCTGCCAGGAGCTAAACGCCCCAATGGTGAACTCATGTCGAATAGTGACCCTTACGGCACAGGCTGCGTTGAAACCTTAGGTCTCTACCATATCTCTGGGGACGACCCACGTTACACATTCCTGGGAGGGGGGCACAGTCGCACGGCGTGGTTTGATGGTCTAAGTGACGTCGTCATAAAGACCCGTGACCAAACAGAAGCGAGGGAAGGAAATGGGTTGGAATATGCGGCATGGAAACTCTTAAGTAAATCAGCTAAAAGGAAATTACTTTGTCCAATTGCCAGTATCAGTTCTGAAGGTGATGTACTTCGAATGCAGCCCGCGCGGTCACTTGCACATGACGAGATGGTCATTGAAGTCAATAGTATCTTCCAGTACTATCGTCGTGATAACTTTGGTTGGATTCAAATCTCTCCTACGATTGAAAGATTGGTATCTGTTGATTACGCGGATATCGACTTAGAGGGAGAGTTCCACGACTATATACCGCAACTAAGTCAACGACCCTTTACCGGAGAACCACCTTTCGTATCTAAAGACGTGAGAATGTTCAAAATCGGCGAGTGTCGAAATATCCATACCTTTGAGCGCTGTGATGAGGAAGGTAAACCGTTAAAGGACCATCCTAAAACACTATATGCTGCTTACTGTGTTAGAAATAAAGATTACATCGAGAACCTCGAGTCCGTAATGCTAGAAAGGGGCGTAAGTAAGGCGCAGTTACGATCTGCCGAAAAGGCATATGCGCGCAGTCTAGAAACCAAAAACAAAGTTTAAATGAGTACTCATGAATGAAGGTCTGCTTACATGTGAGTACTAAAATGAGGAATATTGTTTATGTCAGAATATGGTAATTTTTTAACAGGGCGAAAAGTAAAAAATCCTAGAAATATCTTCGAGCGGATATTTTCCATGACCCTGGACGATGACCAAAAATATCTTCGCTACAATAGCGACTTGGATATCGCTCGATACACGTTCTCATTAACACCTGACTGCCTGGAGCAAATTGAAAAGTACGCGGGCTATGTTAAGTTAGATATAAAGGAGGTCGCTCTGGCGGTTCTATCACTGTTAGAGCCTAAGAATCAAAAATATGCAGATTTTATTCTTAAGGATTATAAAGGTAATGCCTTAGAAGTTTTATGGGTTGGGTTGTTTCATATAGACCGTTTTAGAGGACCGAGGCTCTTACCCATGGTATTTCTTTACCCACACTTCAAAAAGAATTTAACTAAGGATGAATACACAGGTATTTTAAAATATCGCCCTCAAGGCTACCCGAGCTATATTTATCTCTACGTAAATTTAATTAATCTCACCGTAAAGTATCTCAATGTTGGAAAAGAAAAAGTTCCAATTCGAGAAGCTAAATGTAATAACTTTTACATGGCATCTCTGGTGCAAGACTCAGCTATTCAACTATCTAAGAACTATCGGTATATTTTATAAACAACTTACTAAAGGGTGAAAGTATGTTACAACACGTAAGCACTCCAACTCTCGCGGTCTTATTCTTAGCTGTGGGGTTAGTCACTCTGACTCTACCTAAAAAAGAAATGACTGTATATCAGGATAAGGCTCTGTCTAATAGCCAGGAATCTCAGGACTATATATTGCGGTGTTTGAATACATCAGTTATCAAAAGTGATATCGAAGAAGGTGTCCGTATCTGCGAAAGCCAAGCAAAGGAACTGTTCGGCGATACCATTTTTTATGGGGCATCGGCTTTTGGAGCGGTGCGTTTTTGTATTACAGATAACATTAAAAGCACACAAAGCTGTTTAAAAGAAAACTACCACTAAAGGGGGACACGGCATGTTAGGACCTAGATTTGCAATAGACCACCCGTCATCAGAAACGTTTATCGAAGTTCCATTAGACCATAATGATTTTACTAATGGTAACATTAATAATAACGGCAGTATTAAACTCAGCAACATTTTGACTCAGTTCTCCTCCAATAAACCAGAAGGTACACTCCACCTTCTAGTGGACGGTATCGTACATAGCTATATTCATATTTGTAATGGAGAAATCGCGGTAATCGAAAACGCAATGTCAAATAGTAACCTCAAACAGGAAGAGGGTGGCGCAGATGGCTTACCGGCATGGCAACAGTTTGCGGACTACGGTCTAAGCTCACTCAAGCCCCCTCAGATAGGTAGCGGTAAAACGGACGTTATTTTAGTAGACGATCATCAAAAAGGAAAAACTGCGGCTATAGTGGCCGCTACCTTTGTTCGAGGTGGTCTGACAGTATCACCTGGAAGTACTGTCACCAGACATGACGGTACTATCGTCGATGATGCTGAGACCATTCGTTTACGTGACCCATTTAACTATTTTTCTGGGACAACACTGACTTCTTTATGCCGAGTGCGTTCACCAATTGACAAGAAGGCTGAAGGTGACCAGGGGCTAGAATGTACTTGGGATGAAATTAAGAAAAGAAATAATGGACTCTCTACGCGGGAGGAACGTTTAGTCAAACATTGGCTTGAGCTATTAGAACCTGAAACGATTGATGGCACTGCCATGGATTTTGACGGGAACACCGCTTATCCTGCATCTATGAGAAAGGCAGAAATGAAGCATCTGGAGTCTGATGCTAAACGCATGAATCCTGCGTATCGTGACGGGAAGCGCTTACAGAATGACTTGCCTGGACCAATGCGCAAGAAACCTAACCGTAAGAAGCTAAAAGTTAAACGCAAAGCCTCTCGCCGATAATGGCTACAACGCGAACATTTAAAAAGGAGTACTACCGTGAATAAACTAAACAATACTCAAAAGTTCTATAAGGTGCCATTTCCAACAGACTCTATTAATGACACCTTTGTCATTAACCTAGAAGAAGAACGTGCTACTTTATCGGGCCCTAACCCAGATGGCAGTGCTAGCTTCATTCTACAGGTTCCTAGAGAAGCACTGGCTCAAATAAAGCACATCGAAGTCTATCTCAATCGTCGTGACATTAAAAGTGAGTTAATTCACGTTGCTGATGATGGTAAAGAAGCCTATGCTCTATTTCGACAGTGGTACACTGGAGAACTTCAGCGCAGTATGGCGCCTCAGCGAAAATACTTCAATATAGAGTATGACGGTGTACATTACAGTGACGCAGTAAGGGTCTGTAATATGGTTATTTTCGATGGCGGTAGTAAATGCGTAGAGTTAACTGACGCACTCTTAGGCATTCCGTCGTTAATCATTGAAGATAAAAACACGCCTGCGTTTAAAACCGGGCGCGACGTGGAAAAGGACACGGAGAGCCAACGCATAGATGCTTTAACTGCATCGGTAGGCGATAATATACCGGAATCATCAGATGAAGATAATTACTGGGTTGACAATAACCCATTGGATTAAAAAATAGGAGAGTATCCATGTTTCCTTCACCAAGACTGCTGCCGTTTCTAGATATAGATGACACAGTGATTAACGTAGAAATCGATGAATGTTGCCCGCACTGCGGGCATTCTATATTAGAGCTAGACCCAGACGAAGTTGATCCTAAGATACACTGCGGAGGTTGTGGAAAAGATACTGGTTATGCCTTATATCTTTTACCTAAAGAACCTAAGGTTTTCTTTTATGTGACAGGGGATGTAAGATATACCCCTGTCGAAAACTCTTTTAATTATGGTCTGTTAACTAACCGTGACGGAATGGCTAAGAGTTTTTATAATGGGTTTCCTATTAAAGGCAAAGAAGACTGGAGAATTATAGACCAATCCCTGCTACTGGAACATCTGCGTAAAGGTGACCTCACTAAGGATGTTAACCAGGCATACTTAGTTAAAAGGGAAGCTGTTAACACCGCTAGAGGTGGAAACAATAGCCCGGCGCTCGTTACAGTGGACAGTGAACTTTAAATAGGGGGGGGGGTTATGAAACTCCCTGCCTATTTGGCATATCGAGGTAACTAATGAAAGCTAATAGGCTCCTCAAACTCCAAATGGAAATTGATACCATGGCCAAGGCCAGAAACTACCGACCGCTTTCCAGGAAGGACGTCGTTAAATGGTATCCTATTTATGAGAAGTATTTAAATGGTTTTCAAAACCCATTGCGTGAACTCTTTATTAGTGGAACGCGCATTGCAAGGGGATTCCAGAGAGTTGTAATCGGTGACTTCGGTGCGTATGTGGAAATCGCACCAGAAGACATGCTTATCGTACCAGAAGTGCAGCCAGGTCAAGAATGGCGGTTAGATGAAACCTATCTTAAACAGAAGGGCTTTAGCCTAAAGTACGCCTGGTACCACTTTAAAGGGTTTAAAATTTATAAGCAGCTAGCTACGGTTAAGTATGCCGATTATAAACCTGGTTTTTATTACGTGTCCGTTCTATATTTTGATTAAGGTGATTTATGAAAAGTTATTTAGATTTAGGTTTAGACTTTGGGAAAATAGATTTTCCGACACAGCCGTTTTTTGACGACGTTTGTAGGGCCGCAGACTATGCCATTAACCATAACGCGGTTATGACATGGACACGTGATGATGACTTTAACATGTTATCTCCAATAGGGGATGACGTGCTAGAAATTTTAGTACATGTGTGTGAAAGCTGGAAAGAGGTTGGTCACTTAATCCGCATACAGCTAGATAACGAAGATCAAGGGCAGCTTATAGATGACAGCGTCAGTATCTTTAATGCCTCACGACGCTGCAACTGGAAACCGGAGAATGCTGTTAACTACGATAAAATTCCCGCGATAAAACTGACTGACCTACTTCTTCATTTTTCAACAGATGGTTACATGGTGGTCAATAAAAGTGTCGTTTTCCTAGCACCTGAGCCAGTGAGGGTTACAATGGACAGCGTACACGATTATATTAAACTGGGTGACTTACCGCTTTCGTTAGTTGTGGCTAACTGTAAACCCCTAGAATACCACGCGGACGATGTATTGGCGACGATAGAGCAACGCCGTATAGAAGGAGTAAAGATTATCTGGGGTTGTATTAATAGCGGGCAGCGCATTATTAACGCTTACGGGTCGTTCCGTCTAGCGACCGGATTTATGGTCAATGGGATTAGCAAGGACGATGTCGTTGCAATCTGTTCTGGTTACAATGACCCAGTCCGCCCTGAACACATTACTGGAGTTCTTCCTTTCGTAGATAGTGATGTTTAACAAGCGGATAAGTACTTGCGTTCCTTGCGGATGTAAGGAACGCAAACAATCTTTTTATTAGGAGCGCATGATTTATGCAAGACTACATCAGTCAGTTATTTCTCTACGTTACCACCTTAACTGGCGGTAATGATTTTCTTACTACGGCAATCATTGGCGGCATTGCCGTAGCGATGAGGAATATACCAAAACAAATTTATCGCAGTATTAAATATAAGCTTCGTTACGTGGTCATCCTAGATGAAACCGGTAAAGGTAATGCGGCGATTACTAACCTAATGCAGCTTGCGGATGAATACAGTCTTTCTAAATCTACACGTATTTTCTCATTAGACTTCTATAGTGTAAGGAGACGCGAGTTTACTTTAGTACCTGGATTAGGCACAACTCCATGTTACTATAATGGTCGCTTCTTTTTTATTACCAAAAAGGATTTACCATCAGATGGCGCCGAAACCCAGAAGTATCGATATACGGTCGTCTATTACGGGCTAAGTAAGGCGCCTCTTTTTGATTTCTTAAATTCTAGAAAAGTAGAACCTAATTTAGACGAATACACAATCGATATAGGGGGTCGCGTAAAACCGACCAAGAAAACCTATCTTGATACGGTGACCTTAGCCGACCACGATAAGCAATTTTTTAAAGAACAAATTGCTAACTTTACAGCGAGGAAAGATTTTGCTGCGCTACACGGCATGGACCACAAAATGGTTATTTTGCTTCCAGGTGAACCTGGTACGGGTAAAACTACCATGGCTAAGGTTATTGCTTCTGAACTCGGCAGGGATTTAGTAGTCATTAAAGCTGATGAGAATGGAGTGTCTGCACTTACGGCGTCAGAAGGTACATGTGCGAGAAGGGTCTTTGTTTTAGAAGATGCGCATTCTTATATGAATCTTCTAAAACCGGAATATTGTCAGAATGGGTTAGTATCTATGGGTAGTAAAGAAGTATCTCTGGATGCCTTCCTAGGTGTCCTTCAACCACTGGTACCCGCTAAAGAGTTAGTTCTTATTATAACGGCTAATGACTTGGATAAATTACACCCTGCCATTTTCAGACCGGGGAGAGTGACTGCCATACATGAACTGTCTAGGCTATCGCCGGACCTTGTTAAAGAAGACTTAACTAAGGTTTATGGTAACGAACTTGAAAATATTAAAGTCAGTATGTCATGGAGGGGCTGCGATTTAGCGATGTTTAAAGAACTGTACTATACAAGACAGTACCAACCACAGCAGCTGATCAATTATATCGAGCACGAAATGCCTCCTTTACCTGAGGTAAGGCATAACAATCTTTCTGACCACACTTTAAAACTGGTCAGCTAAGGTTATATGTTGTAGCCAAAGTAAAATAAAACCTATATTACTTAATGGATAGACTTAGACGGTCTATCCATTAGTTTCTATTTCATTTTTTATAAGGACTTTGCCATGAAAACCAAACCACTTAACCAAGGATACTTTGTTCCTTTTGGCTTTATCTTATTACTCACTGCATACTGGGGATTGATTAAACTGGTAGTCGCCATGGGGGAAGCTAACGCGGCGTACTTTGATATCAGTGAACTTAATGCATTTCTATGGTTTTTTGGAAACTTAGGTCTTGTAACGTTAATTGCGAGCATCCCTCTATTATCCTCTAAATGGTTCTGTACAGTGTTATTTAGCGCAGTCTTTATATCCATGAGTGCATGGTCACTCCCATTTAACATGGACATTACTGGTTTTTCATTTACTCTAGTAGCTGGGTTTAGTGCTGCGGTCTCGGTTGTAGCGAGTTATACATTAGCGGTATTTCTCGTTTATAAGCGTGTTAGTGTTAAAAGGTAAAATGAGGGTACCATCTATGAAAACGATTATTGTTCCGTCCGACGATACGGCTATTCCTTTTGAGCGAATTGATTATCCAGAAAGTAAAGAAGAAGCCGTGGCTCTCAATACTGCCCAGTTCATAGGGGTAATTTGTAAATCATGTAAAACCAAAGTAAATGTTTTACAGAATGGGAAGATAGTCGCGATTGCGCGCACATTAAGACACACCCGCAGCCGACGCTGCATTACCTGTCACCCTGAAGAGCGGGTAGTGCATAAACCTACCCCTAAAGTTACTGTTACCAAAGTAAATGATACTCAAATAAAGGTGTCTAGTTTAAATGAACCATTAGAGCCTACTGAGTTTAATGAGCTCGAGTCATTAGGGGAAATACAAAAGGCACGTAAAGATACAAAGGCAGTACGCAATAACCGGGCGCGCACAATCAACGAAGACCGCCGCATAGCAAAAGAACTAGGATTAACCCTAGAAGAGTACTACAGCGCCTAACTGGCGTTTATAATCAAACGATATATGGTGAACACAAATGAAAACAATTTTAGGCTTAGTCATTCCGGTAGAACACTATCCGCGCATCTTTAATAGAAATAAGAGTGAACTGCACTACGTTGACTTTAATATCGACTTCGTTGTACAGACCACATATAGTTCAACTAAAGGTACACGGTTTCATGCCATGTTAGAAGGGGAGCGTAAAGAAATGGAACGTATCGCTGAGATGGCTAAAACTGCGGGGTATGAAACTTATGTCCGTTAGCCCCTCACTGGAATCACTGGGACGCGCTAAAAAGCGCGTTTATTTTTCTTATGACGTCAATGAACTGAAAACCCTTTTAGAGAATAAATGGGAAGGGGTATATAGCTTCATTACTAGTATTGAAGGTAAATCGGCGATTGAACCTATCTTGATTAACTGTTCGCATCATGGGGAATTCACCTCGTCATTACGTAAAGTATACAATGGACCTAAATACTTATGTAAGCAGTGCCAGATTGAACATGCGGCTATAGGGCATCGTCGCCTTATCGAAATCAACACACCGGCGAATACTAAACCCAAATCGGCAAAACCTAGGAACTATAGTAGCTTAAAAAACTTAACGCAATACTAAGAGAGATTTATGGAAATTATTACTACGCCTTGTTTAGCAGACGATTTAGAACGCTGGCTAGAGATAGGGTTTATTAGTAAAGATGGGCGAAGTTTCATCGAGCTTACCCCTTGGGAAAAAGAACGCATACTGGACGATTTTCAAATACGTGCACTCTGTGCGATTCACTATACGACTAAAATTCTCATTCTAGCAGAAAACAATCGTAACGAGCATTATAAGCCTTTAGCGTTGGAATCCAAACACTTAGCGGTAAAAGCAGAAAACCCCATTACAGGCACCATCGAAACTTTTAACTTTTAATAAACGGAGATACCACCATGCCTAGAATTATGCAAACCCCAATGTCAGTAGTGGAAGAGTTAGATATTAAAAATATTGACGAAGCCGACGTACTAAACTGTATCTTTTATTTCATTACTAAAACAAACTTAGAGCAAGACAGAATTCAACTCTATCCCATCGTCCGTCATAAGAAATGGGCAGTTCAGATTGAACTAAAAGGGTTAGTCTCTAACATCGCTACGGCTCCTCGCTTTACCTGGTTACAGTCTGAAGGTGACACATTACACTTTAACTGGTTAACCGATACCCCGGCCCCTAAGGAACTAACCCTGATGGAGTTCCGCATGGATCATAAAACCATAGAGGAATACTTCTTAGCAGAGTTACCTCTATGGGAAAAGAAAATTTAATTAAGTAAAGGAATTATAAATGAAAAGTTTTAAGAAACATATCTTTAATGCTACGTATGAGTGGCTGATAGAGAACGGTAAACGCCCTTACATCATCATTGACTTTACAAATGAGCAAGTCATTGCTCCGGCTGGTTATGACCGCGACGGTTATCTTGTACTGAATTTATCACCAAATGCAATTGGTGACTTCCTCGTCAATGACGACGGCATTTCTTTTAAAGGTGCATTTAATGGGAAACGTCAGGCCGTTTCACTACCTTGGGATGCGGTGGTGAGATTATATGCTGATGGCACCGGCGAGGGATTAAGCGACATGGCTGCCGATGAATGGCGTAACCAAATGGACATGTGGAGTATCCAGTGCCCGCGAGATGAAAGTACTAATGTAAAGCCTACTGAAAACAAACCTAAACTGTCTATTGTTAAATAACCGTAAAACTATCATTAAGGATAAAACTCATGATTCTAGTAAACAACCTACCAGCCGACAGCGCACTATCCATCCCACACGTACCTGCTATGGTGGCTTTAGCGCCTATGCTCAAAGAGAAAGGCATCATCTTTCTACTAAAACTTAAGTTGGGCGATGAAGAGTTCATACTTGATGGCTTTGGCGATGACTGGGAAATGGCTTTAACTTCTCCAGAAAAGCTTTATGTACGCCTACGTATGGAAACTATGGATGAACTAGTTGCCAACTCTACCGGTGACATTTCTTTGTTAGGGACTAACATACATGAAAACTTCAGTCTCCTTGTACAAATCCGCGGTCATGTTGGTAAGTCAATGTCAGAGTATTATGAGCGTACATGCTCACAGGTGATAAGCGCCTTATTAGAAGGGTTTTATGAAATAGAAGGATTAGAGCGTGTCTCTAAAGCTGTTCATCGAACCCTCTCATATCACTGTATGGCAGCTAAAGGTTTTGATAAGGGCATACTTCCTACTGTAGCGAACGAAGTAGCAAAGAGTGTTATTGAGGATGCAAGCGAATTTAAGTTAGGTCTGGCACGAAACCTCCATGGTTTCTGTCAATTTGCATTAACTAAGCGCACCATGCATACTAAAATTGTCAATACTCTCTTTCCGTGGGTAGATGGCGTATACACCGACGCTTACATTAATCCAGGAAGTTATATCTTCCATGACATTGATATCGCAAGCCTTAAAGCACTGCCGTTTCAGTACGGAACGGTAAACTGAAGGTAACACTGCTATACTCCCTGGACTCAATGTCCAGGGAGTATAGATAGCTAAGGTTTATTCTTTGTTAGTCGTACCTTCTAGGTCATCTACCGAGGGGAGTGTTGTTCCGCCGGTTTCTAGATTACTGACGTTCATTTCGATGACTTTGTCTTTACCATAAAGTACGGCATAGGCCAGGGACTGAGAAACTCCAGTAATGCCAGAAACGAATTCGTCTCCCATAAAGATACGGATGCCCCAACCTATATCCTCTAAGTCAACGACTTCACAGCGATAACCATCCAGAGGTAAGTAAGTGTCTCGGTCTACAAACTTAAAGAGCTTCTCTTCATGTTTGATAACATGGTCTTCTAGCACTGATGCATAATAAGCACTGATGATATCCCAAGCTTTAAGTTGGTGCTCGTCACGTATGCGCAAACTTGAGTTTTTAACAAATACTCCAATACCCGCTATACTTAGGTGACGTAATTCTTCTGGGTCACGGAAATGATCATCTAAGTACTCTACTGGTACCCCCCATCGCCCGTCTAAGGTTAACAATTCTTTTGCTGGAATGCGGTCAATAATGAACTCATCGTTGGCAATAGTAAAGTTAATGCCGTATAAGGCAAGGACGTTAAACTCATTAGGGGCTTCTTTGTTGATGGTTGTTAAACGTTTCACTTTGGTAATCCTTATCGTTCTTTAATGTTGTTAATATATTTCATAATGAAATATATTAACCCTTACCCTAATACTAACGTATTAGTCGGTTATTCCTCTACCTATATGACACGAGTCTGTTTTTAATTACACCCCCTAAAATCAAAGGAGATTAATCATGTTACCTAAAGCCTTATCTTACGAGATGTTAGAACTGTTTCTCGATTATCGTAATCTCAGTATATTTCAGTCTAAAGGACTGATTCCCGTTACTCCTAGTAACCTAGGAGATGTTAACGTACGATTAAGCCGTAATCGTTATATGGCAAAGCACCATGGTATTACATTAGACCTAGAGACCAATAGCTTTAAGACGTTGTTTGGTATTGAGATAGGATATGTTGACATCATGCATCAGTTCGTTATTACTAAAGATAATGAGCATTACTATTTCGATGCAGAAACCGGTAAACTAATATCCTTTACTAAAGCAGGGACTATACATGTCGTTACTCGTCATAATAAGAGTCATACTTACGTACGGTTTATGGGTACCTGTACTCACAGCTTTGATGCAAAGGGACGTCTTGTTACTATGACGGAAGATGCGCCCCGTACTATTGTCATTGACTACATTAACGATAGCTTTGACATTAAAGAAGAACATCATACGACTACCGAAGGTATAGTGTCATATGCGTGGTCTGCCATTCGGCCATCGTCAGTAGTGGCATGGAAGAAAGATACCGATGGTACGGTAACGGCTGCTAACCTTTTGCTAGAAGGGAAGTTCTAAATTCTATAGTACACTGACATTACACTCCATGTATTCAATAAGGAAAAAACATGAGCTTATATTGTAAACTGTTTACTGGAGCAACGTCCAGTAAAATCATAGCAGGGCCATTAGGCTACGATGAATCGGCTTTATGGGAAACACTAGAAGGCCCAGGGCCTTATGTGGTCTTCTATAAGCCAGGTAAAAGCATTACCATTAACTCGGTAGATTTTATTAAAGAACCTGTCGTCATCTACCCAGTGTTTGATTTGCCTGCAGATGCTAAAGACATTCCTAATCTACGTGCAGACGTAGAGACTATTCATTTAGCTCTAGTTCAAGACACAGGCGGTTCAAACTATATCTACTCGGCTACGCATTTTGAAGAGCGTTTAAAATCGTATGGCGGTGCTTTAGCGGCGCATAAGTTAGACCGCGTTAAACATCTGCTGGATTATGTGAAAAACCAAGAGTATTGGCCAGAGCCTGCGCCAGCTCCAGAAGTGTAATACCCTCCCTCGTTAGGCTAAGTGGTCTAACGAGGGCATTTTTAACACCCTTGTAAAATACATTAGCTAGACTAAAAAGGATACCTCCCCATGTTGATGACACCTTATACCGATGACCTGCTTATCGGTCGAATTATTGCAATGCCTATTTTGGGTATTGAAACATATGAAGAATTAGAAAAAGAAGGCTTCTTTCCTTGTAGCCTAGGCGACCTAAAAGAGTTTAAAGGCGTCTACGTTGACCCCATCATAGTGGCGCTGGAACGTACTTCATACTATGACGATGCCTGTGAAGACTTTGGGTATAACCTTCCTAACCTACATAACGAACTCATTGCGGATGGCGTTGCTAATGATGTTTTGAAAAACATCCCTTCTTCACTTTCCGTAGTATGGGAAGATGAATACGTACGCGTATCGGTAACCTACGGCGAAGTCTTCCGTGAATACTACTTTACTGAAGAGGGTCAGCTACTGAAATGCATCTATACACCTGGCTCTGTGAATCCTGTTACCACTGTTCGTGAGTTCCAGTATGATGAAGACAATGAGTGTATTGGTTACATTACCTATGGTGATCATCTGCGCCATGTTGGTTATCGTCAGTTCCATCCACTCAGTCGTACGATATATTGCGAACAGCGCATCTATAAAGAAGAGTGGTTACGTCATTTTGATTTTGGCAATAACCATATTAGCCATCGCGCGGTAGAAGAGACCTTTCGCTGGGAAGACTATCGTAATCGCGAAACCTTCCGTTGTTCAGATGGTCCCTCTAAAGGGGAGTTCTTAATTACTCACCATAGAGCGATGCTCCAAGAACGCGAGCAATACGGACACGTCTATAATAGCTACGTGTTCCAGAACGGCGTACCATACTGTACCATGTCCCATCGCTACATTCCTAAAATGGGACAGGCGGTGACCTATGGAACAGGCCGTAAGTTAAACTCAGTACCTAACTGTATTTACTTTACGTATAATGAAGATAAGAAACTGGTTAGTGTGTTATTCGGTGGCGGTCACCGTTTTACACTGGAGCGCATGCATGACGATGAAGGTAGTCTACTAGGACTCGTTAAACGTCGTTGGAACGCCAACTCAGACAGCGCTATTACGGCAGAAAGAGAGGTGCTGATTGAATATATCGGAACTGAAAACCTCGAGGGATGGGTTTGATTTCATAAATATCTACAGTAAAGGGAAGACTGAGCTAGGGAGAGATTTAAGTAACTTTGCTCGTTTTCCTTTTACCCATCCTAAGTATGGGCAGTTTACTTCCATAGAGGGACTGTGGTACTGGCTAAGAACAGAGCTATTAAGCTATGGATGGACTGAAGAGCAAGAAACCGAAAGAGTGCATCTCAGGCTTGTCCATGGCCATGACGCAAAGCGATTAGGTAAAGCTTTACTGGCCAATGTGCCAGAGACTCAATGGGTTGATTTTCCAGAAGAGACGTTTTGTGAAGGGATTATCGATGGGATACGAATGAAACTCCGTAGTCACCATCGGTTACTTAAAGCGTTTGCTAATAGTACCTTACCATTAGTGCACTACTATACGTTTGGTAAAGAGGGAAATGAAGTTATCCGTGATGGCGGCCACGGGTGGCTCATAGAGGCGTTGGAAGGGGTACGTAAAGAACTGCATTACGACTTCGCCGAAGCCTTTGTGTACCGCTTACAGGAGTCCTCAGATACCCCTAGAGAGAAATGGACGGTCTGGGTAGATAAGTCTGAGAATCGCTGGGTCAACACCAAACTGATGGCTGGAATGATTGGCCTGTGTAATCGCTATGCTGGAAAGCCTGCGACGGATAAAGCATGGGGCACGTTCAGGTCAACCATAAAGGCGATGGATGCCATGGATGAAAAACACATTGATTCATTTATCCTCTCACATTTCATCGCAAAGGATACCATTAAGCCTGTCCATGACTTTACGGTTCTTCAGCATAATGGCATTGCCGTAAAACCATTTGAATGTAGAGGAGACTAAGGTAGTCTCCTCTATTTCTTTTTAAACTTATATTTCAACTAGAGACAACAAATAAATTTGGAGTTAATCATGCAAGAAAATAAAACAACTTCGGCCGCACCGTGCTTAGAGTCAAAGGTAGAAATTACCTATGGGTATGAATGCGGCACTATAGATTTACATACCATAAAGGCGACGGGACATCAGCGATTGGTTATTACATTGCCTGAGTCCTATACGGAAGACACGAGCATTCGTGAACTCATGTTTGGTGCGCTAGAGGTAAGTGAAACACTTTTGCAGGCAAAGGAGACGGTAGAAGAGACTCGTAACCGACATAAGGCATTAGCCTTAGCTAGTGAGAAAGCCCTCTCTCGAGAACGCGCAATAAAGTTCATTAAGTTAGGCCACCTTAATAAAAATCGCACTTTGCTAGTAGGTGGGCTACTAAAGCTCTTTGAAATAGACCATTGTTATTTCCGAGCTGTACCCGACATGGTCATGAAGAAACGTACCATCGACATGGCGAAGTGGCTAGAGAAACACATGGCCGTAGACGCCCGACATGTTATTAAAGCGGGTTGCTTTAACAGTGACATGAAGAATAAAAGTTTCTTTACAGGCGCAAGGGCACTGAAAGAACTCCCTATCTATCCTTTAATGGAGAATGGGTACATTACTGGCATTGACTGGGAACACGAGGATTTTCAATCTTTTCTTCACCTAGGATGTCGTGGGGTGGACATTGAATGCTTAGAGTACACGTATCCAGAATGGCGCATAGGTGAACATAAAGGAGACTGAAGTGTATTATATCTTCTACGCTCCTGAACTAGTAGCGCTATTCCATCAAAATCCAGCGGATGAGTATGGGTTGGTCAATATGATACTGGATGCCTTGCAGGGCGTCGATTTTGATGGGTTAATGGGAAACTGGCAGTTCGGCCCAGACCATGAACTCGATGCCATAGGTAGACATTATGCCACCCTTATTAAGCGCCGAATTCCTGATACGCCCAAAGTCCTTTTCGAGAAATGGGATTGCGATGAAGCGGTTGAGTTATGGGGCGACGATGGGGCGACGCTATACCTTCTGGATAACGCGTCTATCATGGTCGCTTATAATCCAGACCTTAAAGGGAGCATGTTAAAGGATTTAAACATTCCACATGAAATATACCCTAGAGGGGTATAGACCTGTCTAGCATTCCCAAGTGGGAATGCTAGACAGTAGTCATCTTATGCCATCCATGGATGGACGGAGAATCGGTCTGGGTCACGGGTAGATTGCGGATTAGCTTTTGTGAAATCGGCGCTAAAGTCGTAGTTCATTACACTATGAACATTGATGTTAAGGGTGATAGGTTTATTCGTTGTTACGTAGTAGACATCAAATGAGACCTCATCGCCTTGCTTTACTTTAACAACGCGCTTAATGGGGAACTGATGTTTAGAATCGAGATGGATATGGGCAGCACCTAATGGAAGAATGTGCTGAGCAATTTTTTCGACTTTAGCCATTCTGGCTGCTATCGAAGTTTCTTTTAACATGGGTTGTCCTTAAATGAATACGTAGTTGTTTTACACGGGCTTTTACCCTACGGACTCTTAGGTCTATAGGTTGACCATTCAGGTACATTGCTTTTGCAATATTAATCACCTTTTGACATAACATAGGGAATTACCTCCTAACGGATTGTAATCCATAAGTTAGTTTTTAATCAACCACTTATAATAGGGATACTGGAATATGTTAAACCATACAGCCAATCTTAAAGCCATTAGTGAAATCTGTCACATTGCAGGCACGATGCCTAATACCTCACTCTGTGACTTTAAAATGCAGCTAGCCGTACTGGCAGAGGAAGGCAGAGAGATTTTATTGTCTATACTAGATGATAACTACCACGGAGACGACGGGCTTGTAGATGCCTTACCCGACACCCTCTTTGTACTCTACACACTAATGTTAGAGCGCGGGCTTACACCCTGTGACAATTTAGAGCTACGGGGCCATAGCGGTAGTCCAAAGGAACGCGACATATTTACCTTAGAGCTAGCGCGAGACATTCATCGCGGCATTAAAAAGATAAGTCGTGATGGGGAGTTCTATCTGGCTAAACACACATGCACCAAACTGTTGAAAGACTTACTCTCTTTAGCGGGACATATCGAACATGACTTACAGGCTTGTTTAGATGTGGTTATTGAAGCCAACTTACGTAAGTTTGACACGAACAGTGAAGATGCTCAGTTAACTAAAGAAAAGTACGCATCACTCGGCATTGCTACTTATGTCCGTGCAACCCATCATGAAGGTAAAACTTACTATGTAGTCTGTGTGGATGGTGACCAAGTCAAAGTCGATAAGACGTGGCCCAATCATAAATGGCTAAAAAGTCATCGCTGGGAAGCACCTGTCTACCATGAAGACTGTTTTGTCGTGGACATTTAGAAAGATGGTCGGCGTACTGATGCATAACGAACGGGCGCTCATACAGCGCATGGGCGCATATTGTCATAACACCTATAGTCTGGATGCGGTAGATTACGAAATCAAAGCTAAAGCCTTTCTAGAGCGTTTAAAGACACTCTTTAAGTCCGATACCTTTCGTAATCACCCTAACCAACTCAACATTCCTAACTTTGGTTCCTTTCTGGTAAAGGAGCGCACCATCACGATGAATCACGACGATACGACGGAGCAGATTAAACGTATGGTCTTTTCCTTTAAGTCCACCTCAGAATGGCGTCGCCGTGTCGCCCATGGCGAACCACATCTAGTCGATGTCGTCAATCGTCGACTGGTTGAGCTGTATCCTGAATGGGATAAGTTAACGCTGGGGTTTGTCGTAGAAAGCTTCATCAATGTGTTAACAATGGGACTTATTAATAACGAAGGATACAAGATTATCAACCTAGGGAACTTCTTCCCACGTGAACGGAAAGTGTCCTGCACTTTCTTAAAAACCAATGCCGAGAGTACAAAACGCATCTTGTGTTTTAAACCTTCTCGCGTTAGACCATTATAATCGGAGTAAAATCAATATGCGTAGCATTAATGTTAAAGTAAAAGGACTAGAACCAGCCTCAATTAAAGTAGGGTACTTTAAGGTAATTAGGGACGATACGGCTACCCCTACCCTAATCAGTCACCATACCCTTAATAAAGTCTTGGGGTTAGCAGGATGGCCTGACTGTGCTGACGATAACTATACGGTTAATATAGCCGAACTTTTAAAGGAGCTACCCTGTATAGCCTACGCTCCTATTATTGACGGACTTGAAGTTACTGTACTAATAGATGCCCCCCTTTGGCAAATACGTCGTTTGCCTAACTATACGGTTTACCGCTTTGATGCGCTAAATGCAACTAAGTTAAATGTTAGCGTTGAAAACTGTACCTATGGGTTTACTATCCAGCCTGACCTAATGCTGGAGCCAGGCAAGTGGATTACACTAGACAAACGCACTCATGTCGTACTACGTGCGATAAAGTTTAGCACTATTGAAAAATATATGGATGGGCGGGCGCTATCGGCTGTGATAGATGTATTGCGGGCGCGGGGTGACATTGTTACGTTAGACTCCCCGCTGCGCTTGGTAGTGACCCCAGCAAGTGAAATAATCGGGGATGAAGTACCAGCCACAGACATCATTCATCTGTAAGTCGAATCTTATGACCCGTAGATAGCCCTAGGGGTAAGGATAGCCCTTACCCCTAACTATCGACCTAGCGTAAGGATTCCAACATGAGTACTCCAAGCATTGGCTCTCCCGCATGGCGAGCCCAAGAACAAAAACAACACAGTAATCTAGACCCAGCGACCGGATGGCCAGACGAATTAGAAACTGTGCGTCTTTTGCAGAAAGCGGCGCAGGAAGCCGGACAGATTAAAGTCGATTGGTCTGGGGTAACCTTAACCAACTTTACTGCTTCGGTAAAACAATATTTTGACATTAACGCTGGCGTACCAGCCCTAACGGCGTTAAACGTATTTCCGGCGAGCTCTATGGGTGAAGGGGTTGAAGCCATTTTCGATCCCGCACGTGCAGTGGATAACCCTGTAGGTCTTGTAGGTAAGTTAATTGAAAACGCATCCAACAAGCAAGCCCATGTGTGGCGTATTATTTTTACCTACAGTGGGAAATCCGTCAATGCCAATGTTGGCGTAGGGGTGAGTCTAGAAAACCCAACTTCTGGCTTTATTGTAAAAGATGCGGATACACTGCCTACAGGTGTCACATCCGGCACCTTCACTGCATTGTTAATTACCATCGCCGATGAAAACTCCATCCCGTCACCGGGCGGATATATCTTAGGCTGTGAAGTAACCGACAGTGATGCGAGTCTATCGATTTCGGTTGATAGCATTACACGAATTTCTAATGCCGCGTTTTTAGAATCGGTCATTGAGTAAACATAATAAGACTGTAGTGTTTCGGCACTACAGTCTTATTTTATTGCCTTTTATAATTCTTTGTCTTATAAATATTAACCTTTTAAATGGAGAACCATAATGCAGAATACAATCTTTGATATCGCCAACGTAGGTACGATGGTTAAGCTAATTGAAAAGTATGGCCTAGAGGGGAGGTTTTTACTCGGTAAACCAGACGAGAGCTGGGATGAAACCCTAACTAACCTTTTCGCCGTCCCTATGGGTCCTGGCTTAAAAGCGTGGATAGTGCCAGTGGCGGCGAATGCGAAAGAACATATGGGGTTGATTGCCCAGTCAACATTATCTCCGGACGGCGTTCATGTAAACATGGAATACGAAACGATACATAGTCGTATGCCAGCACACAGCATTAGCTTTAAATATGACTGTCTGGTTGCCATTCAAATCCGTGGGCTCAAGCGTAACCGCCAGCCTAAATGCATTACGGTAACCTGTACTGAGTCAGACTGGGATGTACGTTTAGATAAAGAACTGTCTAAACTTACACGCGTGATGGACAAACAAGCCCCACATGTGCAGTGGAACCTTATAGACGACCAGGTCACCTTCTAACACGGGAACAAAGCCATGGGAACAGAATATATGGGTACATGTGTCATTGGAGCAGGTCCCTCTATCGGGTTATCGTATCGTTCACAAAAGGCCGCCATATTAATGGCAGACTGTCTTTGCCCAGCGATGACTTATCCTTCCATCGATGTATCAGCAGTGGATGGCTTTCAAAGCGACGACAGCTGGAAGAAAGCACTGGTATCTCGTCCACTGCCAGGTAAATCTGAAGAAGAACACTGGAATGACGAACAAGGTAAAGAAGTAAATGTGTTTAAACGTCGCCGTAAAGACGTACTGAAAGATCGTAAGGCTAAACGGGACGCGTGTAAGAAACACCGTAAATAAGGAGGTCGTAATGGCAAACCCACTAGAAGACATCTTGGTGTCTGCTCGTACGCAGGACCTAACGGTTATCGGAGTCTTTGACAAAGAGTCTGTAGAGTACCAAAGCACCAGTGTAATACCTAAACAGTCATGGGTTCCTTCGGAAGATAATCCATCTGTTTTACTGTTTCCGCTATGCATTAGAATACCGGGACAAGATGTCATTGCAACGGAAGTGTTATTGGGCGCAGTCCTCTTACAGTCCACCCTATATAGTGACATTGGTGAGTCTCAGTTAATCGCCACATATGGCTCTCTAAAAGATATTCTTATAAAGGGGTACCATTCTATCATGAAAAAGGATATCTCTTTAAAATGTAGCTTAGAGGACGATTTAGAGCACATATTAAAAGATATGTCTCGACCTAGGTCAGAAACACATTTACACGTTACGGTAGAGGAGTTTAATCGACGCTATGATTCCCTTTGATAGAACAAAAGCAAAGACGCTAGGGCTGACTAAGTTATCCACATGGACATTGGCTAAGCAGATTGAAACCTTTCCAGTAGGGAAAACCCAACACAGTAGGGATTGTGGATATAATGAAACTTATTACTTGAGATTTATTTCGGCGAAGTCACTAGAGCTCAATGTATTACCGTCATTAAAGCTACTAAAAGCCATGGGTTATAGTATCCATATTCATATTCTCCCTTACGAGTCATTTTTACCCTATATCAAAATGCCGTATGATAGTAGTTCTTTCCTAACGGCGGACTGTGGCTTTTCCAGAGTAGTAAAGAAGCGATCACTAACAGCGAAAGACGTGGTTACCATCAGTGGTGCACCAGAGATACTGGTTAATCGCTGGATGGCAGGTAACCCACCTTCACTGTTTTTACAACATTTGACTTCGCTGCAGCGATGTGGCATTTATGTCAATATACGCTTCCCTACTTTTAAATAAGGATAAAGAGCGATGAAACGCATTTTATTACTCAATGACATGGATGGGCTGTGTGCCGACTGGCGTGGCTATGTCCTGGATAAGCACTTCCCTGGGCAAACCATCGAGTGGCTTAATCACCATGAGCGGCGACTAGAATTACTTACAGAGGTGTATCACAAAGACCCAGAGCTCTTTATGAACCTACCTGTTCTAGACGGGTTTATGTCCTATTGGCATAAACTTCAAAAAGAATACGGCGACTATGTTGAGTTTGGCTGGCTAACGGCAGACGGCGGATATCATCCTAGTCCGGCCGATGTCTTTAATCATAAATATGAATGGTTAAGGGCTTCGATTCCTTTAGCGCACAGCGATGGCGTATTTGGTCTTGTCGAGCAAAGCTCAGAAAAACCAGAGGCTTTGAGTGAGTATTTAGATGACTATGACCACGTCATCCTAGTGGATGATTTTAAACGCACGATAGATGCCGTTAAAGCACTAAACCATGACCAACTCCATGGCGTGTGGTTTAACGATAACTGGAATCTTTTACAGATGCAGATTCGCTCGCTGGTATCCCATCTGCTCCCTTAGTAGAATTAAACCTTTAGCAAAAATGGTATAATCCATATTCCCTCACTATAAACAAGGAACATTTGACATGTCTGAAGTACAAGCAACGAACAATGCCATCGATGATATCCATGCTGTCACGCTGGGACACTCGGTCAATGAACGCATATTGAACGTTTTAGGAATGAATCCACATTACATCGAAATCTTAAAACACAATAATATCATTCCGTGTACCGTAAAGCAATTCGTGACACTGGAAGGGAGTTGGGTAAAAGAAATCGTTGAAGCCGTAAAACTCTTACTATGGAACGAGAACGGTGAACCACTTTGTGCCCATGCGCAGTTTGGTAACGAGTTCTTCCATTATGACGATGAGTCTGGCCATACCTTCGTCGGTTTTACAAACCTAGGCGAACAGAGCGTTCATAGTACATACCGCATGTCTGACGGGCGAGTCATTCGTCAGGCCATTGTAGAAACCGAGACGGGTAAGGTATTAAACGTACTTAACGAATGTAAGTACAAAGATGACCTACTGAAAGAAATCATTACTCCTGTAATGGTTCCTGCAAGCGATCAACAGAGTTATGTCGACACGGGCAACGTTAATATTGAGCGTTTCCTATTTAAAGACGGTTTCTGTGTTGAAGAAGTCCATGCATCGGTGCAACGCGATAAGAAGGGGCGCATCCCAGCTTTAACCCGTGATATGTTTTCTACTAAAATCTATCATGAATACGAAGACGGTAAATGTGTTCGTTCAAAACTGCCAGATGTATTTGGTAAGATGTCCATCGTAAACTTCGAATGGGATGCTCAAGGGAATTTGGTGAAGCAGTCTCAGGACGGTGCATTAGTCGCATTGATTACAAATGCCTACGATAGCGAAGGTCGCTTATTATCCATGACACGTCATGAGCAAGCTGGTGTGACAATGACAAATACCAATGGTCGCTACGAGCGCTCTACGGAAGATAAAGACGTTGTATTAATTGATCTAGCGAAGTATTACTAAGGTAAAGTGTGTTTCAAGAAAAAGTGAAACCTATATTACTTTATTGATATTAACGTGAAGAATCAATGAAATCACTTTGTTAATACGTTAACTGCGACGGTGCCTCTATGGTATCGTCGCATCTCTTCTTTTTATTTTTCTGAAAGGAATTTCATAATGTCAGTAGCTACTCTTATCACAACCGAAAACCTTAACAACATCTGGACTTTAGTTGAAGAGGGTAAAATAAAAACGGCGATGTTGGAAGGTGTTGAACTTACACTCGTCACAGACTGCTTCTATACACGCAATGGGAGCAACGAAGATGTCCCGCACACCCTACTCTATGGCCACAGCTATGATGAGAAAGGAGAAGTCAGTGATGTCTTCCCTCAAGACGAATTACTCGGCCATGCCACTGTTGAACTTTGATCATTAATGATAAAGCATTCTCTTAACAGGGAATGCTTTATCTTTTTACCGTTTTCACGATAAGGAATAGAGTTATGGGAAACGTATTTAAATTCATTCCGGGACACGGAGAACTACGAAGTCAACCTCCCGTTTTAGCCGATGCCCCCATTGCGGCATTTGCTGAAGGCGTACCTACCTGTGCAAAAAACTGTAAAGTTAAAATCTTTAAACTCGCCTTAGTCAAAAATAAGCGACAACTCTATCACTACCATGATGAACTGGTGCTTAGCGAACCTAAGCTTGACCGTAAGACCGTAGAGCGAGAACTTATGGATGTCATACGTGGACTACTTAACCGCAGTCGATTTACGAAGTGGCAAACCTTAGATATTCGCTATGACGGTCGCTACGCGGCTACTTCTTATTCTACCATTACTGTCACTGTAGATGGTAATGTGACTACTTTCTTAATTTAAAACACGAGGACTTCACTATGTCTAAATCAACTATCGTTGTTATTCTAATCACTGTACTGGTTACCACGTTAGCTTTCGCTAATGGTGGTGGCTCGACTAACGTAACTACGCAAGAACAACGCGTATTACAAGACCTATACTAAGAAAGGAAATTGACGAATGAAAAACATTGATGTTTTAGATGCCATTATCTTTATAATCATTCATAAGTATCCTGGGGCTGCACCGGTTTCGTTTATTGGTGACGAAGTTATTCGTGTATGCCCTAAAGGTTGCTATCATCGAGTCGACGTTGAAACCTGCCTTAAGGAAAATAAAGGTAATCTTTGGAACGTGGGTGCCAAACCATGGTCCTATGACGTTGAGTATGGTCTAGATGACGAGCGCTTAGCTGGCTTAGCGAATGCCTTAGACGTAGGCATGATTATTGCTTTAGATGCCCATGCCATCACATGGGCCAAAGTAAGGCTTTTAACGGCTAACATTAACGACTGCGTGTCTCTTAGTCCTCAGCGTAAACCTACTACGACCACAAGTTTAGTAGAGTATTATACGGGGCTAATCTCAACGCTGGTTAGTTGGGATGCCAAACAGGCAGTTGACATTAGAATAAATGATGTTAGAAATCGACTTCCTGGATAAGGGTGAGAAAGATAGAGGATAGGCATTACGCCTATCCTCTATTAACTTATACTGTTTTTTTTTTCGATCTAAATAGACGCTAACGGAACTAACATGCCTGCATCCGATGATGGCGCTGTAGACTGAACTTCATCATAGATTTTACTGATGAGTAAGCCTTCAGCATTAGGAATGCTTTCATAGATAAAGTACAGGGCTTGAATGGTTTCCGTAGTCACCACATCGCTGTCTTTATCGCAGAAAATGTTAGTAGGTGAAAGCTCTAATAAAAAGTTATCTATTTCTAAATTTAAAAATAGACAAGCGTCTTCCCCAGATGAATGTACGCGTAGATAAGCCATTGCTGTCGCCAGCGGAATAGACAACTTACCCAACCACTCTAAGCCTATGTCGTTTTGCCCCGTAAGGGCATACGACGCAGCTATACTTTGACCGTGTGCATTTCCATGAAATATATTATTATAAACAGTCGTTGAAATCATAGTACGAGTACCTCTGACGTGTTAGGATTGGTCACATTAGGGATATGTCCTTTCCTTTTAAAACAAACTTACATAAACACATTAACTCATCGTACTGTAATTGCTCCCTGTGCTGTCGCGAGCACATAGGTATCTGTCATTAACCGTAGTTGCCCCGGTGTGATTAAGGTATGGCGTTTAATCGTAAAGCCTACTCCGATTTCAAACACGGTACGTGCGGTTTCTGAACAGAAATACGCCCCGTTAGACTGATAGGATTTAGCCACAATAAAACCGACTATGCCTTTCCAGTCATATTTCGTCCCTAAGATAGACTCCGCCCAAGCTCGTGCTGCGAGGTAGCGCTCCTCGGTCACATAAACTTCGGTGGTGTGCTTAGGGGCATGGGGTTGCTCAGCTAACGTCTCCTTTACCGTGCCGTGGGTCATGGTACTGTGGATTAATGCCCCATCTTCAAACTCGACTGCACAATGTGAAAAAGCAGTTGATAAACGGGCTTTAATAATCCAGCTTCCAATCGTACGGTTATCAAAGTAATGAAAGCGCAGCTTACGTAATGGCGTTGCACTCATGGATAGTTCCTTATGGGTAATTAAAGAACATGATGCCATTTGGTTTTCACCGTGGCATCGGCGGGTGTATAGACTTGCAAGGCGATGTCAGAACCGTCTCGTATAGCCTGTACCTGGAACTCAGTGGTATCGGTTCCTATCATGCCCTGTGTGGCTACGGCTATGTCACCGCCTGCTACCCAGGTTAGATAGAACGTTGTATGGGTCGCCCCATTGGTGTCCACTGATAGTATTGTGCCGTGGGCGGAGTTGCCTACGGACTCGTCCCAGCTCGCCACTGTGGTCCATGTATTAGACGTGACCGTGTGTGTAGAATCTGGTATTGCAGGATGGTTTTTAATCCGTTCCTGTAGTTGGTTCAGTAAAGTCGTTGAACCAATATTTAAAGAGATGCGGTTAATCGCATTTTGCATCTGTGCCTGAACACGTAAGATGCCATCGATTTGCTCTAAAATGTTTTGGTTAGTACCTAACATTGGCTTAGAGTTTACTAGGGCATTGGTAACATCATCTAAAGCCTGAGTTAAGGCTTCTAGTCCAGTAAAGATAGACAATGGATGTGAGTGTAGCTCAGGTGGAAATCGCTGAGGTTTACCGATGATATTTGCCCATGGAATCGACGGGTTATCGGAAGCGCTATTAATGGCTTCGATTAAGTCGAGTATCAATGAGTTAGCATAGCCTTCTGGACCACCAACACATTGATAGGTAATATTGATACTGCCAATAAAGGTCGTGCTGGTGAGCTGAATGGCGCCTGCAACTTCTTTACCGGCGGCAGCCGTTAAGTAAGGTTCTAGTGACTGGAACGTGTAGTCTACGCCTTTCGTCAAAATGAGTCCAGTGGTTAAATCTTGAACAACAATAGACTCCGTATAGAAAGCACCTTCTTTTAAAGGAATTGGGACGAGTCTAGGTGTCGTAAAGGTATGGACTTCATTCGCGATTAAGTTAGAAGCAGAGGTACCTGTCTTATCATACTGGTACTTAAAAAGAGTGAGTAAGTTCATGGCACGCGTGCCTCCGTAAAGGGAATATAGGGTGAGTAACACTATTGGATTTGTCAGTAATAAATAGACTCTACCGCCCGAAGACAGTAGAGTCTAGTTTAGATTTTAATGTTCCGCATAGTCGGAGTTGTAATCTGGGTCGTAGTGTTCGCTAATATCAAAATCAGCAATGGCTTGTGCTGTGGTTAAAGAGGCAATGTGTAGTGCCACGGCTTGCTCTTTCCCAAAACACTCTTGGTTAACGTAATGCATCATAGCGTCACTGAAGTGCGTAAAACCTACAGCACCATCTGCAGTAGTCACCCCTTTAGACTCGACGTCTAAGACTACGTACTCAGCAGGGCCTACTTTATACGAATAGATAAAGGTAGAAGGAATCTTACCTTTATCGTACTGGGTCTGGATGACCATTACATCGCCATTAGCATCTCGGTCAGAGATAATGCGGTGACCTTTATAGATGAAGCCTAATTCAATCGCTTCGATTCGTGTCTTCTTAAGCTCTTCCAGTTTCACTAGCTTTAATTCCTCTACAGGAATTAACTCGTAGTTTTGCTGGGTGACTTGAGTACGAGTAGACTCATCGCGGAAGACTTCTGACGTAGAAGGACGCTGATAGCTGTCTGGATAGTCCAGTTTATTATCGCGGTTCTCGTTGACGAAGGCGATTTGTTCAGCGTCTTCAGCGTCTTTAACACCCCACTGGTACCAAAAACGGTGACCACGTGGGACGTTAGAGCCTTTGTTTTCGCCTTCGACGACAATAACGTCAGACAACAAGTCTGTGGTAAGGTATTGAAATTTTCTTGACATGAGTAATTTCCTTTATACTAAGTACCGATGGTAATTAAACTTTCTTTTTGACAATAAGAAGGTCGGCTATAATATCTTCACTTAGTGTTTTAATCGCGTCTAAATCTGTAAGGGCATTTAGCGAGTGTTTACGGGAGCGTACCACATTAAGTTCTGTTTTAGCTGCGCGAAGGGCTTTAGCTTTCTTAAGCACAGTAATAGCGGCCGTTTTAGGACTGACACCTGCGGCAATACAGTACGCTGTGAGATTAGGCCCCATGTCACCGGTATAGTCTTGCTCTGTAAAAGCAATAGCTTCGGCTTCCGTCTCAGCGTAACTGTCTGCAAACGCGGTCCATTGATTTAGAATGGAAAGTGCAGTAGTATCGATGTTTGTCTTAGCATCGCTAATAGCGGCATTGAGCTGCTTAGAGTTACCGCTATCAGTTAGTACCCACTTATCATTTTCAAAGATGTGATATTTAGAAGGGCGTTCTAATAAAGTCCAACCCTCTTTAATAGGACCTAATTCTTTAACAGTGTCGGTTTCTGTATTCGTAATAGAATAAATGGTTTTACCACGGTGGTCGGCGACGTATTCTGTCGATGTGGGTCGTCCATTTTCAAAGTTACAAACACGAACGACGAAGCCCTCTTTAGGTTCTGACGGCTTAACGAGAAGTGCATCTCTTGGATATTCTCGTAGTGCAGAAAAACGAGTAGTTGAAATACCTTTCTGATTAACAACCAGAGTCTCTTTGTTATAGGTGTAATAAAAGTCAATCATAGTGCGTATCCTACCCATTCAATGTATGCCTTTGGTTGCGTTTCTGCTCCTGTTCTTGCCACCCTTGAGGCATCAAAATTTGCGATACCATAAGATGATGCGCCCGTGTATGTTGTCGGGAACGCATAATACTGATTACCATGCATAGGTGCCCCGAAAATTGCCCCAGTTGCGGTACGCATCCAGCCAGCCGTTTCACTACCATGACCACCAAAGGAGCCGACAATATTCTGCAATTGGTCTTCATGCGTTTCACCCGCAAGCCATGCTGTACCATTGGCAGCACGAACAAAACGCCCTTGTCGGTCTGGAATATTGATTAATGTATTGTCTGTTTCATCAATCCATTCAGGCTTTGCAGCAACCAGTGAGTGATACACCGCTACAGGTAATTGCTGACCAATACCTACCACCATATTTTCTGGAACATTGTCATTATCCCAGTACAATGTTTCACCTGGCTGTTTATTAACATACGGTTTCCAATAAAAAGGTTTTGTTACATCTACCCATCCAGGTCTACGGTTAGCCGTATCTAAAGGGTCTTTACCTGCCAACGATTCTACATTAGAATACCACTCCCAATAATGGAGTTGCCCGGTAGTAATATCGATAGTATAACAGACTTCCCCTAGTACATATGTCCGTGTAGGGTCATAGATACCAAACCGAGTTCTGTTTTCGGCATGCTGCCGTGCTAATGATTTAGCTGTCATTCTTATTTTCTCCTATGAGAAAAAGGCTCTTCTCTTTATAGAGAAGAGCAAGTATTATTTACTGTAAAAAGAGATTAGAGTTCTGCGTCTAAGTGAACGAATCCAATTAAATACCCATCAATGGTAAGATTACCGCCACCGCCAAAACTAACAAAGGTAGCTCCTAAATATGTGACGGTCATTACACGGTTTGCAATAATGCTGGAGCCTTGGTCATACTGCGTAAAGTAACCGGGCAGTTCATTATTAACGTTAGTAAGGGTCACCGTAGGGGTTTCTCTAAGTTTAACAGGGAATGTTATTGACGGCGCTGATAGAAGATAAACCGTGTTTATGTTAGATTCAAAACGTATTCTTTGGTAGAAACGTTTACACCTCTGTAACGTCTCGCCTTCTCCCATCTGAGTCGTCTCAGTAGCCGTATCCCCAAACTCTAACTTAGGTGACCCGATATAGGTTACATTTAAGTGTGTTTGCTGAGGAAAGATAAACAGTGACAAGTGATGGTTATTTGTACTTGTAAAGTCAAATCCCTGTTCATCAAACTCGGGGATTTCAAAGGTATAAGTGAAGTAATCAATCCCGCCTGTACAGACGCCTATCGTAACAGGCGATGTACTAAGTACGTCTGTATAGATGGAATCCCTTACTTGAACCTGCGCTTGAATCTCTTGCCCGGCTACGCCCTGTACTAAACAGCTAAACGTAACGGTTTTCCCCTTAAAACGTAAAGCATTCTCTATACGCTGTTCCATGTTACGGTTACTGCCAATTACTGAGGCAGCCGCGAATGCAAAGGGACGAACATTATTCCAACCTGACGGCAGTATGCCAACCATGCGTGAAAATGCGGAAGTTTGACCACCTTGGTTTAATATCCATCGGTCAAAGGTATAGCCATCGGCAGTATAGGACCCGCCTATACGCTGGTCGATTTCTCCCTCGGCATTAATCAGTAAGTTAGGATTAGAGTACCCTTTGATTAATGCGGGGTTTATTAATTGAGACATTTGGTTTTACTCCTATCCGCGACGACCGATCTTAAACTGGGTGTAAATATCATTACCATGTCCTTTATTTATACCTAGTCCATGCGGGGAGGCAGCAGCCATGGTATAATGTCTGATTTTTACACGGGTGATTTCGGTAAGTGTGAAATCATCATGTATTTCAGACCAAGTCATCGGGATATTAGTTCCGTAAGAATAGGCGTTGGTTCCGATAGAAATTACTTCGTCGGTATCCGCATTAACCATCTCGATCCAATGGCGGTCTACTGAATCGGCAGGGGCCTTGATTGCTATAGGGTAATATTCCCCAGGGCCTAAAGTCACAATCCCCGTATTAACATCGACCGATGCTCCTACCATGGTATTTTTTATAACGGTATTCAAGGCTCTATCCTGATAACCTGCGATGGATCCCCCAGCATAACCTGTACGTTTGTCGGCGACATGCAAAATCTGACTAGATAAAGATGCCATTCTGGCAATCTCTAAGGCATTTGCTTCTAACTGAGTTAACCATTCTGGAGACGGGATAGGTAAAGCTGCGGTAGCATTACCGGAATAGATATACGGAACGTTTAAGCTCTCTGCTGACTGTACCTTAACCTTACGAATGCCGATAATGTATCGTAGCTCACCATTGTTAGTGGATGTTAATTTAATAGTCCTGTTATCTATAATGGTGAGTGTAACCTGAGTTTCAGTAACTGCCGTTGCTGAGTTCAGAGACAATATATTTCCGGAAAACAGAAACTCACTCGGATAGATTAGTGAGTTTCTAACAGTGTTCTCGGTATCCGGCGCGTACGCAATCCCGATAATTAAGGAATCATACTCATCAATATCAATCCCTAAATTAAATTCGGTATTAATACCATATGTTCCTATATCCGCAATGACGTCTCTCGCATCATTAAAGACATCTACGGCTTCTGGACTTAATGGCATTCTAAAAGTCGTAGACCCGTCACCACTAGAGTACTCATTAACATACCCATCACTAAGCTGCTTAGCTAGCCATTCTGCATCACTGATAAAGTTTCCAGTAAGTTTAGCATGTTCCCATAAGGCAGGGTACGCAACACGTGATAAAGTATGTCCTTTTCTAGGTACCCATGCAGGGTCAATAGACCCATTAACTACTGTAGGGGGAAAGTAAGACAATATTCCTACCATCCCTGTCTTAAAGGCATTAAAAGAAGCCGTAAGGGCTTGTACTTGTGAAACTAAAGTACCGGATTTACCGGACAGTCTATTTGAATCAGACATTCTTATTTTCTCCTATGAGAAAAAGGCTCTTCTCTATTAAGAGAAGAGCATCATTTATTTTACTGTAAAAAGAGATTATAGCTCTGCATCCAATCGGAAGTCATTCAAGCCGAAACCTGCGGTATTGATACTAGTTCCTGAGAAATAAGCGTCGCCGGATGTAAATGCCAGAATCACCGAACCCGGATCAATATCTATTGTACTTCCGAAGGAGGCGGAAGGAACGGAACGCATTAAAAAGGCTTCCGATACATCGCGGTGCGAGTAATTGCTTGTCCCGCTGTACCAAGCCTGCGCCCGCATGCGAGGATAACGGATGAAAAAGCGCTGGCACTGTCTCGCATTTACTGAGTGTTCGACTGGAGTAAAGGCCGTCACTTTATCACCCTCTTCTACCTTAATATCAGCAAATAGGACAAAATGACTATTTGTTGCTACTCCAGTAAAATAAGCACTAACCGATACACCGCGTTGAATCGCTTCATGGCTCGCGGTTGCCGTAACCTTAAAGTCTATCCATGTACCGTAGCTACCTAACGCTACGTTTTGAACCACAACGTCAGTAACAGAAGAAAAGTTATCTTTAGCATCTGCGGTAGCTACTTTTAAGTAGAATTGACTTAAGTCCACGTCACTGCCTAGAGTCCCGTCTACATATACCTTACCACTAAACGTAAAGATATTCTTAGTAAACGAGTTAGACTCAATACGCTGCTCAATACCTATCGTGCCTGATGTCGAGTCCCCTAGTTGAGCACACGGGCGTTTAGAAGGGGGTAACAAAGAAGCCGTATCCATCTTCTGAACATAGCCCCCCGCACCTAGCGTAATAAAGCGGTCAGGGCCATAATCGCCTAAAGTTAATCCCGTCTCACCACGTTGCCAGTAACTAAAGTCACCGTTAATGATTTTATTCTCATTTACTAAAGCTTTAGGTACGGCTTCGATTTTCCCATCGAGTTCATTAATATTCTCTTTAACGGTTAAACCCGTTAATGTAGAACCGGTGTTATCGGCACTAACACTCCCTGCCTCTAACTCGATGATTTTTAAATCACCTTCACTGAGCAAAAACCATTCTGCTGTAGTAATAGCAGGACTTGTTAAAACAACCTCATTGGTTGCTGAGGACACCGTGTAATCACGTTCAGGGCGTTGTAATACACCTCCGATAGTCAAACGATACATTTTGGCATTATCGTTTTCCAATCCTACCGCACTTAATCGGGTTTCACCAATATTGACTGTGCCTTCCCATATTTTGCGAGTATATCCAGCATCTTTAATCGTGCTGACGGACTGCCATGCTTTAATCTGCACAATAGTCTCGTCTGACAGAATACCGCCGCCGGTTAAAACTATTGTGGTACCGTTACTGAGGTATTCTTCGGTAGGCATTAACGTACCGTTAATGTACAAGTCTACCATGTCGACGATGTGGTCTACGTAAAACGTATCCGCCCCTGTACCAGGCTGGAATTCATAATTCTTAAAGATTTCCTGGCCGACCTCACTTTCACGAAAACCTGAGGTAATATGCCAGTTCTTAGCAACTTCATCAAAGCTCCATGTTAAGCGAGCGCCATCCATGTCGATAAAGTACTCAGTGTCATACTCCACTGTGTGGTCTGTACTAGGATGAGGGATAATGCGGATGTTATGCACCGAAGCGTTTTCGTCGGTGTCACCAGTCACCGTGGTACTGCCACCATCTGGTTTCTCAGGTAAAGTAATGGTCACCATACCCGTAACGGCAACATTTTCAGTAGGTACTAAAGCACCGATACCAACGTCTAAAACTGTATCTGCGGTTACAGTAGCATTAATACTACCTCCGGTACCACCCGCACCAGAAGCCCCGTACTGAACCCATCCTACACCAGGCATCTTAATTAAGCTAATGCCACCATTGCGTGTCTTTAACTCTAAGTTTTCATTAAGCCCATTAATGTTTAATGTCGAAGATAGACTTACTGGGAAGTCCGCCCAACTCGAACCTAAATCAAAGAAAGAGACTCGCGCATAATCTGGCGCAGCATCATCCAGAGCAATAATAAAACTGCCGGCTGAACTGTTTACAGGATGTAACCAACCCGCTGCAGCAGTACCGGCTGCCGCGACCGTGGCGGCAGCTAAGGGCAAGCCGTTCATTGATACCCAGCGTCCATCGATGACGGCTTCAATAGCACGCTGGTCGGTAGAGATACGTATTGAACCTTCTAGCGGATTGCTTTGACGTTCTGCTGTCGTACCGTAAGGGAGAATTAAAGCCCCTAGACGGGCTAACTTTAATCCCCATTGTTTAATAATGGTATTCATTGATTAACCTCTTAGAAATCGGCAAGGACTTTATATTTCAACACACCTGAGACCGACGGAGTAAAGACGACATTGACGGTAGTGCCTGTTTGAGTATGAGACACGGCAACCTGTGGTCCAGCAGACTGAGCCACATTATCGACATTAATCGCCGATTGTCCGGTACCCACTACGGTAGTTACATTACCACCATCCAGTTCACCGGTCGTGGCTCTAAACACATAGGCACCTCGATGTGAGGTTTTACCTGCCGCCGTAGTGTACACAGTTACAGGGGCGCCTGCAGTGACCGCTTGGCTGTAAACAACCTCCGTCAGTTTCGCTTCTAAATCCGTTTTTAATACGGCATTTTCAATCTTCAAAGCCAGACGTGAGATTTCCACACCGTGGTTTTTACCACCGGAGTAGGGGTCTACAATCGCTTGCGTAATTTTCTCTAGCTGACGCTGTAGGATTTCTAAGGCAGAAACCCCCACTAACGCTTGCTCACGTACCCGTGGTGAAAAGTCAATAGCATTGCCATGAAACGCTGCCCACTCCCACATGTTAGAACGGTCAAACACGGCGGTTGCTACTTGTACCAGCAGCGCCGAGTCTTCATAGCCACCTAGAGCCTGATACGTAATCCGCACTTCATCGACGTCAATAGCATCTTGATTTAACACGATGTAAGAGAATATACGCTGGCGGGTCGTGCGAGCAGACGCATTTAAAAAGAGCGGAGAGAAACCAAAATGGGATTCCGGTATTAAAGGAAACCACACGCCCGCATTCTTACGTCCCTCTACTACGATACTGTCTCCGAAAAAAGGACCGTGTTCAGTAAAGACAGAAACGTCGATGCTCATATCGACCGTGTGCAGTTCAGCGCTAATGAGGTTGGCTGGTGATTCACCAGTGGGGTCAAATGTATAATCGGTATAAGCCATGATTAATCGTCCTTAGTTTCCTAAACGCGTCGCAGACAATACTGCACCACGGCTAGTATCGCAGATAACACATTGGTTGCTAGACCCGCCGTTTAAACGCATCTGTAGTTTTAAGTTTGTGTTTGCTGGGATAGAGTGTGAGATGTTATTGGTGTAAGAGCGACTTACCGTCGTGTTGTTAAGCATCCATCGGTATGAGATACTTTCTACGCCAGCATCGACCACTGGGTCTAATGAATGCGAGACTTTATACGTTCCAGCACTGACGACTAGGGCAGTCAGCGGGGTATCAAACCACACATCGGCAGGCTGGGCACCTAAGTCTACATTTTCTACTCCACCAACGTTGGTAAAGAGAGCACTCTCATAATGCACGGTAGACCCGCCCATGCCGTTAGCCAGTATTGCAGAGGTAAGGCTATTAAGGTTTGTCATGAGTGGGCTAATAAACCCGGTGTCTAGGTCTTTAATATCATTAATACTCAGTTCCGTAAAATGCGCTTCTATCGCGGTACGGATACGTGTCATTTCTTCAATAACTCGGTTTACCCCGTCCATGTCTGTTACTACGTGCTGATGGCTCGTAGGAGGGAACGTAGGAGGCGTAATCAAATCTTCCCATAGCACGGTCTGTAAATCTGCTAACGTGCTTAGACCGCTTTCTAGGGCCTGTGTTACGTTAGTGACGAAATCACCACCTAGGGACTGAAGCTGCAGATGGAATGTCCCTGTCATGTTGACGTCTAACAGGGTAATTGAACCATAGACTTTTTCAGCCATGGCTACATCGGCTGCTTCAAAATAATGCGAGAAAAAGAAGTCTTCACCATCCACTAAATATCGACCGCTTTCCTCATGAAAGACAGAAAAGCCAGTTTTGAAGAAGGGTGCCCAGTCGGGGACTATGAACTGGTAGTTCACGCCGTTGATGGCGGAGACAACATGTGTTTCGGTTTTAAGGTTGGATGCCAGTTGACCGGTTTCATCAAACGGTAATAAGGACATGGGTGTTACTCCTGTTTAAAAGGATAGGCTATAGCTCATAAAATTAGCTCTTCCAGACCCTGTCAGCGAATTCTATGCATTTTAAAACGATTCTTTTTCAGTCAGTTTTCAAGGACTATTAATCATGTTCACAGTAATTGCTACTTATTCTAAAATTAACTATGGCTGGAAACCTTCAGACCTAGCAAACACCCCCTTAGAAGACATCCTTTTGTTACAGGACGCGCGCTTTACAGTAGAATGGGACGGAGACTTTGCCAGAGACTTTCTGGTTAGTGTAAACCGAACCCTAATGCGCAATGCAGAGTCTACACTTACATTGTCACAGTGGGTAGCTACGTTAGCAGAAGATGCTCTAATCATGACAGACCGAGCTAATGGGCTACGGGACTCGAGTGTGGTACTCTGCTACGATTTATATGACGTAGCCGAAACGGTAGAGAAGGGCAATGTTAACTATGGTAATGGAGTGGCCATCCCAGAAGGGTTAGAAGCCGACATCATCTTTAACACGTCGTTTAGTGCTCCAGATTACCGCAGTACGGAAAACTTCAGTAAGCAAATACTCGCGGTAGTCAATGGGCTGATACACCCAACGATATATCAGCAAGGGTATATCCATATACTCGGTGCCTATCAGCGCTTCATTAATGAGAAAGACCAACTCATTAATCTGATTGATTTTGCTCAAGTTGGTGGTATCGATACTTACGAGATTACCGATAGTATGATTCATGAGGTTGAACGTACATTAACCGACCAAGCGCGTTATGTCACCCGCATGGTTGTCACTCTACCTGTTGACATCGGTATGTATACCCCTCTATTAGTCTTAGATGGACACCTGCATGTCATTGACGATGAAACATATGAGATTGTAGATAAAGACAAACTCTTAATTGAAGTCGACCATTACTTAGCCCTACAGAGAGCCGCTAAGAAACCTCGTGATACTCGCACGTGGGTAGACCCGGCGAATCTACAGAAAGTAGGTATTAATACCTTAAGCTTCGATGCCCGTAAGTACCTTTCTGACACTTATAGCTTTGTTGTGCTAGTAAAGACATCAGACTTGTCTATCATGCGTGAGCCATTAGGTGCCTGTATGCAACAGAATACCTACTATCACTATCGTGCACCTAAAGGCATTGTATATTTCGATGACATGTCTATGGCAAACGCCCGTGTTACAGAGTTTAATGAACACGAAGTGCAACTTTCGACCATGTCAAACAATCGTCCAAGCTGGACATATGAAACCACCCCAGTTACAGACTTAATTGGCTACAGTGAAAATGGTTACCCAACACCGAGCCCTCGATATAAAGACGGCTTCGTATTAGAAATGTATTCATTCGCATAAAAGAAAGAAACTCTCTCCTTATCCTAGGATAAGGAGAGAGGGTTATGTGACGTATTTTTTTAACTGTTCAGTTAACAGGTTATTTCTTTCAACTAAAACCTGTTCTCTTTCTAGCGCTAACTTAAGTTGACGGGCATAGGTGTCGCGATAGTTAACGTTCGCTTGCCTTGCCACTTCTAAGTCCGCGTGTCTCGAGAAACTAACGGAATCAGCAATCAGGCCGGTCATTACCTTACCCGTGGAATTAATCCCGATATTCGCATCAAGCAATTCCTTTATTGCTGTTACGGTATCAGATAAGTCCATGTCGTTAGGCAAAGCACCTAAATCAAACGTGACAAATGTTCGACTATATGGAACGGATTTTGTTGTTGGGAAACTAAGGATGTAACTCGAAGGAACACGTATGGGCGCTTCCGTGTTTGACAATAGCGTAATAATGTTTTCGTTATTACGCAGGTCACGCAGATAGTCGCTCGTACTTAACCCATGTGGGGCATAGTAAACCGCATAGATATCGACGCCCTCGGCATTAAGGGCTTCGAAACCTTCAATCGATTCACAAATGTAAGTGGCCCCAGCCACGACCGTAAACGGCGTCTGGAGCTCATACGTTCCCACGGCTAAATGTGGAGGGGTAGCCATATTAGATAGCCTCTAGGTAAGATGCACGTGTTGCCATGCGGTAAACAATATTGTTATCAGCCTTTTCTAAGAAACTGATACCTGAGATTTGGTTTCTCGTAATACCTGTAGGTAAAACCTGCGTGCCCGTGTCGACTTCGGCGGCTCGCGCTAAACTGTCTAAGGTACTAATAATAGACTGAGTAGCTGCACTGACTCGGTTAATAGACTGGTCATTTAAGGCAATGATAGTGTAGTCAGGGAATAGTGCCTCAAAACTTTGAACGTTTACGTCATTCGTGTCACCGGCCAGTACAAAGACTGGTAAAGCACGGAAGAGTAAAGTAATGCCTTCACCTTGTCCTAGAATGTCTCCAGTATCACGCCCAATAAGAATTGGGTTAATTAAGGAAACCAGTTCGTTGAACTTAAACAGTGGACGCATCATGCTGTCGATACCAGGACCAGCACTTAAAGCAACTTTATTCCATAAAGGGACTAGATTAAAAACATCCAATGTTTGAATGTCGGGAAAGTATTCTTTCCACTCGTCCACCGTATATGGAGTTTCAGACTCCAAGTAAGTTCTGATAGCTTCTAAGGTCTTATCTGTACGAAGCGCATCTTTACCATACCCCAGCACATACCATACTGTAGTAAACTGATTATTCAGGTTCGCTGGGTCATTCCACTTTAATGAAAACGTTGTGATTTCAGTAGGCTTCTCTTCCAGCGTCGCGGTATTTAATGCGTTTAACTTATTGATTTCCGTATAAGCATTAAGTGCAGCGAGTGCTCCAGCATAACCTTGATATAAGTTAGTAACTGGGCTACATGGAGGAAGTACTAATGTTTCAGAAGGTTCATACTCTTCTAAAAAGGCAGTGTTAGAAAACCATATCTCAAAGTTAGTAACTTCAAGGTCGGTATGCGTGCAGTTTAAAGACTGAGGTAAAGTAAAGCCATTCTCAGTAATCAAATTACCAAATGCAAAACCACTTAACGTACTATCCGCATTGGTAGAGATAAAATCGATTAACGTCCCATTCGCTGGGATAAAGTCATTACGGATTTTGTTAATCAGCAATAACAAAGGTAAGCAGTCAGCCGCATCCAGCCCATCGACATCCTCACCAGAAATGTCTTTAGAATAAAAGACCGTAAGTTCTAAGCCCGGTGCCGTATCATCAGCGATGTACTGCTTCTTTCGACTGTAGGTACGGGCAATCGTACTGAGCTCGCCCAGTGCCGCAACCGCGTTGGGCGCATTGTTGGCATTAGACGGTATTTCAATAAAGCCCTTGATTGTTCTTGACATGGGTTCGCTCCAAAATAATAAATGCCTGTGGACACTATATATTTACAGGCTCAGAGAATTTGTTAGTGCATAAATATAACTGACGATTTTAAGGACACTCACTGTATGAACATTAAACGTATCTTTGGCTATATCTTTAGCCAGGGCTGGTTCCAGCTAGTTATTACACTTCTGCTCCTGGCAAGCATTGCAGTCGGCGGCATGAAATACTTTGTCGATTCCACCCAAGCTAAATTAACCGCAGTAGAAACGGCGCAGGGCACTCCAGCACCAGACACGCGTGACGAAACAATTCGGTTCCTCATGGCCCAGGTGGCACAGCTAGAAGCCGATAAGCGGCTAGAAACCGCCGCCTTATTAAAGGAACAGAAAGTATCCCGTGCGCAACAGTTAACCATCCAACAGTTAACCATCGAGAAGGGTGAACTGAGCAATCAGCTAAAAGTACAAGAATTCATGATTCGTGTGCTGACTAAAGAAAATAAAGAAATGGGGGCAATTTATAATGAAGTCTTTAATTAGCCTCCTTGCCGTATTGACCCTAAGTGGCTGCGTATCCATACAGCCTGTTATCGAGCGCACGGTTATCTATGACGCGCCAGTTCCTACCGAGAGTCCCGTAATAGACCCCGTCATTCAAATGTCGGTCTGTGTCCCTATGGCTCTAGAGACGGTGTCGAAAACCCCCATTAATAAAGACGTGTTTATTGCCATTCCAGATAAGGCACAGGGTATTGTCTCATATGTCGAAGCACTGGAAGAAAAAAACCGTGAGTTAGAATCGATTATAAGCGACTACTATGAGTTAAGGTTGAACTGTTATGATTTATAGAGTTTATACAGACGGCGGCAGCCGACCGCATAATAACGTCGGTAATGCAGGTGGTTGGGGTGTATGGATAGAAGGGGATGATGTCCCCTATGGACTGTATGGTTCCGGTGGTGTACCCTGTACCAACAACATGGCCGAGATGATGGCGTACCTGAATGCGGTTCGTCAAGTCGTGTTACGTCAGCCTGACGAAGTCTGCTTTTATTTAGACTCCCGATATGTCATGGATAACTGTGGGCATGTTTTAGAAGGGTGGAAGAAGAAAGGCTGGTTGACCTCTAAAGGGGAACCTGTTAAAAACATTGGGTTATGGAAAGCCATCGATGAAGCTCAGCAAGACCTGCGCGCTATGTGTATTCCAGTCGAATACAAGTGGGTAAAAGGCCACAGTGGCATTTACGGGAATGAATGTGCCGACAGTTTAGCAACCGCAGGGATTGAGCGTGCCTGTAAGGGTATTGACTACGGAGAAGTCGTCGAGACTAAAGAGCATTTCTACGTCGACCCGAAAGCACCGGCTGTGAAGGTAGAGACCGTACTGGCCACAGACGGTAAGAAAGCACCGAAAGTAAAAATCCCGGCATCTAACGCCTTTATATGTTTTAGCCGATTGCTGGACATCTCACATCGCCCTCAAGCACAAACTGCGGACGGGCGTACTGTTTATATGGCACAGAACTTCACTACTCGTGCTAAGTCGGGGGACGACGATGGCGCAGCAACCAAAGCTAAGAAAGCCGAAGGGAAAACCCGTAACTTAGGGACGATAGACCCCGACGCCAGTGAAGGTGTGGTGGTGTCGAAAACACCATGTATGCAATACCAGCGACTGAGGGACTTTCAGAATGAGATTGCTCCGTTAACGGCGGACTATCCATTCATTGTAGCATGGGACACCTTTACGTCAAAAGCTCGATGGGAAGAACACTGTCAGCTCGATACACCCCCTTTTAAGAAGGTAAATAAGTCAGTCTTCTATAAGGATAAAACCACGCAGTTAACCTACTATCTAGAAGTCCCACGTCTAGCGTATAACGCCGTAGAAAGCTGTATGTCTAAGCTACAGATGATAGAAGCCTTTGAGCAAGGTAAGTTCGATGGGGATATCGAAGACATTACTGACATGTTCTTTACGACCGATAAGAAAGGGAAGTCGGTACTTAAAAAGACAGCCGATGTCGATAAGGTTATTCTACACGAGACGGTTTACGAAGATAAACCTTTAGTAGTGCGCTTAACTCAGAAAATCCACATTCCTGAAATGACAGCGATTTCGCGTATGTTTAAGCAAGAAGGGGAATTGAAGATTTATTTTGTGAAGTTTATCAAAACCCCAGTATCGTTTAGACACGGTATAATCATTGTCGGTAAAGATAACATTGGGTTCTATAACTCACCAACCTCCAGTCTTAGACTGGTACCATAGATAATGCCTCTATCTCCTTTACGCTGTGTAAAGGAGATAGAGGATTTCTTTTAAGCGATAGGACCTGTTTGAGAATCCCACGTAATAGTATTCGTATTGATGTTGTCAAATCCACCTTGGTTGGCATAGAGGTCGGTCGTTTTAAACTGACCTGTAGTCTGGTTTAATCCGCCTTCAATGGTTCCAACAAAACCACCTGAAGCGGCGGCCATAGGTGAAGCATTTGGTCCACAAGCAAACGATGGGAAGGTAACGATTGCATCATGCCCTTCTGGGCCTTCTATCATACTAAGGGTGGCTGAGCGTTTGTATTGTTCCGTGCTGTTTGTATAGCCCTGACTATTGACCGTATAATCCTTACCATTGTGTGTATATGTATCAGAGGTCTCCGTGTAGGTCGACGTTTCTGTTGTAATACTGTCTTTAGCTATAAGCTTATAGCGGTTCGTTTCAAGATTAATTTCATCTTTTGTAAAGAGGTTAAAGACAGTCTTATTAATCTCTAGGAAACTTTCGTCTGGGTTCTCTATTCGAAAGTGATGTTCCGGGCTATCCAAATAGAAACGGTTGCCGATATCGTCTTCTAAAACGAACTTACCGTCGCCAGTATTGAACTGCATGGTATAGGATGCTTTCTCGCCATTAGCTCGACTTGTCGTTAAGGTAATGTGTTTATCATGCGTGCTGACTTCTAAGGCATAGGAGTTATCACGACTAAAGGTAGTGTCTCTGTTCTTAGGGTCACCTGACCAAGCCCATACTACCGTTTCTAGACGGCGTAGGTCTAAGTCCTTTTGACGCCCCATAGCGTCCCAATAATAACCCTCTGCGGAATCCCCAGACTGATAGATAATGACCTGTTCACCGCGACGTACGTCAGGTGAAGTACGGCGGTTGTTCTCACCTAACCATTGCGCGGGAATGGTTTCCCCTAGTCCAATTTCGACTTTATAGAAGTCTCCATTATTATCGATGCCGTTTGTGGATGTCTCTAGAGTGTCAATGTTGACTTCCCCTGAGAAATTACTCACAAGCTCTACAGGCCATACGTGTACAATGTCTGTACCTCGCTTTTTGTTCTCCGCGACAATCCCGATGGAGACGGGACGAAATCGAGACATGTCATGTTGCATGTTAAAACCCTTGTATTAAAGAACCTACTAGACGATTTGTTTAGAGCAATTAAGCATAGTGATTACGAATTATGAAGTTAGTGCGTTTATATCTAAAAGGGTTTAAGCCCCTTTCTTTATCGAACATTGAGGAATTTGACTATTCCCCACAGGCCCCATGGCAATTAATCTTAGGCACAAATGGTTCTGGTAAGTCATCGATACTCCGTGCAGCTACACCTACCGTGACTGACCGCAGTGAGTTTAGACCTGGCGGACAGAAGCTAACCGTATGGGAGCTTGATGATGGTACAGTGTATGAACTGACGTCGATTTATAACAGCAGTGCTAAGCACAGCTTTAAACGCAATGGTGAAGAACTGAATGACGGTGGTACAGGCACAGTACAGACTGAGTTGGTTGAGCAACATTTAGGCTACACTAATACATTGCATAAACTGCTTACGCAAGAAGTCCGCTTTACGGAGATGAATAAGTCGGCTCGTGAAAGTTTACTGTTAGACATCTCAGGAAATAACTTTGAGTATGGACTCGGTTTGTTCGATGAACTCAAACGCACGCACCGTGATACGGTAGGAGCAAGTAAACACCTATCAGTTAAGTTTACTGACCTGTGTCAACAGCTCGACTCCATGGGTGATATGGAAACCTTAGCTCAAACCTTAACCCATGAAGAAGAAGAGGTTGCTCGACTGACTCAGTTTACTAACTGGTCACTACCTACCCAGAACCCCATTGAGTCTAAACTGGAGGCTAACTACCGTGGGTTAAATGATAACCTAATTAAAGCCGAGCGATTACGTAAGCAAATTCAAACCTTTCTTAATGAACATTCTTTAAAAACATCCGCATGGGACGGATACAGCCATTTTAAGAATGAAATCGTTAGTCAGCAGCAATTACGCAATCATGTCGATGGCTCACTTAAAGAGCTCGAGTCGGAAATGACCGAGCTGTCGAGCATCCTACTGCGGTTAGAGGAATGTCCTGAGTCTATTGATGCTGAAGCATTAAAGACGCAGATAGCCCAGTTAGAATCTGCGCATGCTCAGTATGTCAGTCATGTTAAATCGACGGTTACTGACATCGCTGCATCAAAAAATAATTGCATGTCGCTGCTGCATGAGTTTAGTTCTATCAGTGACCGGATTCCTTCTGGGTTGACTTTCTATAGTGAAGAGGCTATACGTAAACACGGTGACACTATAGCGTCAGTACAAGGTAACATTACCGAACTGGAACTTAAACTACGGCGAATTGATGAAATCGAACATCATGCTGCGCTCGCCGCAGAAAAGGACGTAACGTGCCCTAAATGTAATACCCGTATTTTAAGTGAGCACTCACTAAACGAAGAACGCATGGCGGCATTAGTCAGCAAACGTAATGAAGGTAAGGGTAAGGTAGAGGGTTTAAAAGCTGAGTTAGAGAAACATAATGAACTCATGGCGTCTATGAAGACTTTAGGGTTTCTTAGAAACCAAGTACGTGACTTGCTTTCTCGCTATACGGCCTTTCGTCCTCTATGGGAAGACATCGGTAAAGTCGATGACTTACTCGCGTCGCCTACATTGTTACTTAATGCCTTATCGGCAGAGTTTACCGCATTAGAGCTAGAAGAGGCTCATATGCGCAGTGTACACGATTTAGAGAAGCTTAAAGAGTATCAGTACCTAATTGCCTTACGCGATGGAGAAAACACTCAGGGGCGCCTACAGAGCTTACAGCAGCAATACGAAAAACTGATTGCTTCACGTAATGAAACGAGTCGCTTGATTCAACTCTATGGTAAACTGGAGTCATTGTTTGATGCGTTAGGAGATATCTGTAAGGAGATGGATACGCAGGTAGGTGAGCGAGAGCGGCTGTTCTATGAGTGGGCAAACACCGAAGGGACTATCGAAGTGAATCGCTACGTGCGGACAAAGCAAACGCAGTTAGGTCAGATGCGTAATGCTCTAACCACATGGAAGGATTTAGAATCCCGTAAGCAGTATCTGTCTGCGGGTAATGAGGAACTTAAAGATAAGAAGGCTAAGCTAGAAGTTCTAATTAAGTTGCTGAGTCCTACTACAGGACTTATTGCTAGACAACTTAGGTCATCTCTGGATGACTTCTGCGATATGGTCAATGTGATTCTTTCTGAGATATGGGAACATGAACTGTCTATTAGCGTCCCTAAGGATGAGAAGAAACTGAGCTTTAACTTTAACTTACATGTGGATGGGGAAACCCGTGAAGATGTAAAGAAAGGAAGTAAAGGGGAACAAGAGGTCATCAACATGGCGGTAACATTAGTCATCATGGCTCAAAAGCAATTGCAAAACTATCCGATGTTTATGGATGAAATAGGGGCAAGCTTTGACCATGCCCACCGACGTAACTTGTTAACCTTTATTCGTAAGCTTATTACTAGTGGCAGCATTAATCAACTCTTTATGATTTCTCACTTCTGTGCAGACTACGGCGGTATCAGTAACAACGATATCATTGCGCTGAATACCAGTAATATCCAGCTCAACATGCCATACAACGAAGTCGTAAGTATAAAATAAAAGACATTACTCTCCTTCCCTGTTAAAGGAAGGAGAGTAATCTTTATTATTTAACCATTGCTTTTAGCGTAGAGACATACTTATCGATTACGTCAGTGCGGTAATAATAGAAACTGATTAGCGAACTGTCGAGTAGTTCAAATATGGCTAACATAGCTTTGACTGCAGCACTTGAAACCCAGTCCGTAGACAGTTGTTCTTGTGTGATTACTTTATCATAAGCATCGTAGACTGCGTAGTAGCCGTCCATAACGTCGTTTAGCGCGCCATCGCCATTCTCTGTTGCTTCAATAATCGATTCTAGTGCTTTAATCATGTCTTCTTTAGAAAGAACATCGATTTCACCCATGGCTTTGACTTCATCGGACTTTTTGTCATCGAATTTATGAGTGATGCTAGTTGCATAAGGAACGACTGACGAGCCTATCGGGTAGTTCTTAACGACGTAACCCATTGCAAAACCACCAGGCAAGCCTAGGTCAGATACCATGATCTTTTCGTCTGCCTTTGCTTTAATCCAGTCGGATTTATCAGCCGGCTTATAATCAAACGCTTTGACTAGGATTTCATAAACCTCGACTAACTCATCGGCGGTAGACTTGTCATCAAAAGCTGCAGACTTAATGGCTTTCATCATTGCCGGAGCCGCTTCAGTTAAGCCAGTCACAGCCGGAGACTTATCGATGATATCCATGCCTTCTGGAATCGAAATCGCTTTGCCTTTAACCTGGAAGAATTTAGCACCGCCACCAGTAGACACTTTACCTTCTTTTAGCTCAGTACCATCTTTACCTAACTCAGTAATCAGATTCTTAGCGATAGTGTTATTGCTGCGGAAAATGTCGCCAAACCCTTTAAAGGCTTTCTTCATGGCCTTCATCATAGCCACGGATTGCTTTTTAATCCAGTCTTTAAGCTTAGTGATGGTTTCACTGATACCTTCCATTGCGACTTCGTAACCTAAGTCATCAGCGCTTTCCATTCCTGGAATAACCAGTTGGAGTTCAGGCAGCTCGGTTAGGATTTCATTGGCGGCATATTGAAGCATGTTGCCAGACGCGCCTTTACTGTGCGCCTGTAACTCTTCCAGCTTTTGACAGATGGTATTCGCTTCAGTTATTGCGTCTTTAAGCCCCATAGCTTCCTGAATGGATGCTCTGGCTTCATCTACGGACATAGTCGGCTCATGTGGCTTTAGAGATGCCATAATGGCTTGTTTTAATAGAGACATGTTACGGTTCCTTAATTTTCAGTTTCGTTTAAATGTAGAGCAATCTTCTTCATGCTATCATTCCACGCCGTAATGGCGATAACCAACATGTAGTTAATAGCAACTAAGTATTCCGTTTCCGTCGCTACGTGACGAAGGGCATTAGCTAGCTTCTGTTTAGTAGCTTTAGGAATTTCATTGATGTCGCCGTGTGCCTCAGACTGAGACGTAACGTCAATCATCTCTTTAACATACAGCGTTAGTTTTTCTTCTTGTGCCTTTAGCGCTTTTAAATCTAGGTCTTTACCTACTAGCGCAGCTTGTAGTAAGAAACCATAGGTGGCTTCCATTTGACGCAGTGAGCCATAGAGTTCACTGCATACCGCCATGTCTGTACCATGCTCATCGCGAGTACGTTTATAGAACTTAGCGATATCATCTTGCATGTCGTCAATATCATTGAGCTCTAATAGCTTGTCATTCCAGACTTTCTGTAGGTGGTCTGGATTACTCACGCCTTGAGCAAACCACTTAATCAGCGGCTGGTAAAGCGTATCGCCAATTTTTGACATAGCGGTATACTGCTCCGCTACGGCCTTTGTGTAGTCAGCCATGGCACCAGACATCTTTTCAGGACGATACAGGACCAGTCCCTCAATGTCTTTAAAACCTTTCTTTTGCCCTGCCAGTAACTTTTCCAAGTCACGGTAGTTTGTAGGCATCACTTCGATGCCACGAAAGTCTTCATTAATAGCCTTGTTAAAAAGACTCCGTACAGCCGCAATGGATGAACTCACGAAATCCAGAAAGCTATCAAAGCCTTCCATGCCGATTTCGTCTTCAGTTTCCAATTGCCTGGCTAGACGCTCAGCAACTTGTGTAATTTTCATTTTGGGTACCTGAAAGTGATTTAAGATGACCACTACCAATGGTCTAGGAAAAGATTGTTAACCTATAATATTTAAGCCTTTCGGAGACAGACCTATGTTAAATCTATTCAAAGGAAAGGAGTTCATTACTCCGATTACACGCGCCTACCACAACATCGGTTGCTTGTTTGATATCCCTACTGGTACTTATTTTACAGGCACCCGCGGGGAGCGTGTATTGATGGGCGGTCAAGGCCCAATTAACTCCTTTACCGGCCCAGGCAACTCATTTAAAACGGACTTAGTGCTTTATGCACCGCTCACGTGCTTAGACCGCTATCCATCACATCGTGCGATTGTCTACGATACTGAGAACTCGCTTAAGTACTCGCGCTTTAATCGTATTGCTCAAAACATGCCTAACCTAAAGAGCTATGATTTTGCTGAGCACGCGTATGATGAAGACCCGTTGCTCATGTTTATTCAGAAAGCGGACCTAGAAGGCGATGCCTATTTTGACCTATTAAAAGAAATGGGTAAAGAGAAGCAGAAGAATCGTCGCATGCTAGAGCGTACCCTGCCGATACGGGATGGTAATGGTACCCTGATGAAAGTCATGGCAGCGACACACGCGATATGTGACTCACTGTCCGCCTTCTCAGTGTCTTCCGTAGACGACGGAATCATCGACAAGAACGCTATCGGTGACTCTAAGAACAACACCATGTTCATGAAAGACGGTGCGGCTAAGACGCAGATGATCATCCAGTTACCTAACGTAACGATGCAAAGCGACATCTATTTCCAATGTACCGCACATATCGGTAACCGCATTGAGATGGACCCTTATGCTCCTAAACCTATCGAGCTCACGTTCTCTAAGAACGGGACTAAGGCAAAAGGGGTACCTGAGAAGTTCCAGTACATCAATGACCATTTGGTCGAAGTACTGAACACTAAACCACTCACTAACCCATCCGATAAAGCACCCATGTTCCCTTCACGCGAAGAAGACCGTGAGAAGGGCAATGACTTGTTCTTGATTACCGCGGTGAACTCACGTAATAAGGGCGGGCAGTCAGGCATCTATTTCCCAATCGTTGTTTCACAAACTGAAGGGATTAAAGTTGGATTGACCGAGTATCTCTATTTAAAAGAGAATAAGAAGTTCGGTATAGGCGGAAATGACCGTCGTTACTTCTTAGAACTACGCCCTGGTGTAGTGATGGAGCGTACGACTATCCGTGGTATCGTAGAGAATGATGCGAAACTCAAACGTGCGTTAGAAATCACCAGTGAAATGCTACAGATGCGTAAAGTATGGCGTGCCGCTGATGAACTTCATATTACACCAGCGGAGCTCTATCAGAAAATCATTGACTTAGGGTATGACTGGGAAATCCTCTTAGATACTCGCGGTTACTGGATGTATCACGAAGACGAAGTAGACCAAAAACCGTTCTTATCTACCATGGACTTATTGCGTATGGCGGCTGGCCTATACCACCCTTATTTCCTAAAAGAAGATAAGAAAACGATTATTGACAAGCATTGGCTATTAGGCGACTGGAAGTAAAACTATGGAACTGAGCACCTGCCACGTGGCAAAGCACCGTAAGGTGGATAAAGAAACCACTGTCTTTATAGACACCACGGTAAAAAGCGGCGTTCAGTTCTTAGCCCCTAGCTGGGAGATGGTCATGGGGCATAAAGCTGGCACGTTAAGTAATGAAGCCTATACCGACCTTTTTCTGAAAAGGATGGAGCGCTCATTAAAACGGTTTCCTTACGAATGGGGCGTACTATTAAGTCACCCTTCGGTATGCTTAGCGTGCTATTGTCCCAGTGGCTGTTTTTGTCATCGTTTATTACTGGTGTCTTTTATTAAATCTCTTTGTCTAGAACGAGGGGAGCCCTTCATATACCGGGGAGAAATCTTATAATGGAACGGAATTTATTTGCTGTTACACATGGCTTATTGTTAAGTCGCTGTGACGGAGAACACGCTACGTGCTTTGAAGCCGTAGCCCTAAAGCACCAACGTGACTATAAAGACTTTGTAGGCGCGAAAACCTTTTTGGCAGGATACTGGTCAAATCAACTCTTTGAACACGGCCTATCGGCAGAAGGCTCTTTAGCCTACATGCATCTAATGACCTGCCGTAATGGGGTAGAATACGAACGACAATTAACAGAGTACGTATTACCCATTCTTAATGAACGCAATCTTTCCATCTCCTCGCCTTAATGACGGGGAGATTCACTAAAGGAAATCTCCTATGTCTAGACGTACTGTTTTTGAAACCGAATGGTTTCAGTTTCTCAAAGCCCTAGGGGCTGACCCCCGCAATACTGAGTTATATAAGCTGACCTTTACCCGCATGAGCGATGATGAGTTTACAAACATGGTTCGCCTCATAGCTTCCGGTGAGTTAGTACTCCCTGTGCTGTCCTTTAACATGGAAGGGAAAAAGCTTAATGTAGAGCAGGTAATGAAGGTAGGGGAGAGCATCGGAATTCAATGGTTTAACCGCTTAGAGCTTACTGATGCGATTACCCGCGAGAGCAATCTGACTCCTGTGACATATTTGGTCTTAGAACTTCAAGTTCGTCGTCAAATCCAACACCTGGTTAAGAAGCGTTCTACAGCAGACTCTAACCGCGTGGTCGATGTACTGAGTGGTCAGGTAACCGGTGACTCTAAAGCCGCAGGGATTTCATTACCTGAACTAACAGCGCTAAACGCTAAAGGTAACACGAACGGGATTGTAGAACTGATTAAGGTCCGTGGCGGTGATAAAGAAGCGCACCGGATGATGCTTGACCAGCTTCGTGATACCGGCAGTTACTCCCTCGAACCGATACTGCAAGCAGGAACCCGTCCTAAAGTACTCACTACGACCAACAGTTTACTGCACGGGATGATGATTGAATCTAACTTATAAAAGGCATGACGATGTTTGACCCAAAAGAGAAAAAGGTAAAAGTAGAGCGGCAGTACTTAGACATACTGCCTAAGTTCCGCGACATCATTATTGGCGATATGAAAGCTTGTCTTAATGACCAAACCGCCCCTTTCTTCAAGAAATTACAGGGACTGGAATATGACCTCTTAAAAGACAATAAAGAAAACGTAAAGCGAGCAGAGTGTTTACGGACTATTGCATATTACGAGCTAGGCGGAAGAATGGAGCGAGTAGTCGATAAGGCTTTAGCCATGACGGTACAAGACGCACGTGAACTGGACACCCTACTTAAAGGTCTTACTACGTCATTAAGACTGACGGAACGGGAACAGGAAGCCGTTATTAAACTCTTTAAGTCTAACCCATCGCTACTGTACTGCCGCATCATCGAGCTCACGAGGTAGTTTATGTTTAGTCAAGTATCTTCACAAGGCGATGTCTTTGTAGAACTGGATTGTTTACTGGACACCCGTATAGCTCTGATACAGGGTATATGGCCGAAGTGGGCAGAACAGCTCGCCAGTTCTGCAAAATACTTTCGGCGCATAGACGATAATTTCGCTAAGCATTGGCCAGACTTTCCACAGGTAGACTTTAACGATACCTATAGGGCCCGTACCTATGCGCATATCCGCGGGCGGGCAGCATGGACTCCCGTAGCAAAGCGTATCCAAACTTTTAGTCGACTTATTAAAGCTAAGACGGTAACTCTGTCAAACGACGCCCCTCTAACGTTAACGGTGAACCTTTATCCGTACCGGGTTCCTATGGAAGATAAAGACGTGCTAGAGGAAGTCCTACTCGACATGTTCGCGTTTGATTGTATACGGTTTGTTAACATGTCTCCCGACATGGTCACCCCGCTGTATTTAGATAAAAACTTTAAAGAGTTTGTTATCTATAACTTTGATGAATGGATTTGCTTACATTCCGAGGCATTAGGGAAACACCCTTTACCTCATGTAACAGCGACACATCCACTCATAGTTATCAAAGACCACGGCATCCCTATCTCTAAAGTCGTCGAGCAAGCCATTGAAACGTTACGACCGGTCATTAACCTACAGCCTTTGCCTTTAGATAACTTCAGTTTTAAAGCAGAAGCATAGTGTATGTACCTACCCCGAGATGGAGTAGGTACATATCACCATTAGTCATCTTTAATGATTTCGCTATATTCAGGACTGCCCAGCTCCTGTGATAGAGACCATGACTCTACCGGCTTATCACCTAAAGCATCCAGTGCTAAGGTAGGAGCTTTTACAGCATCCAGTACTTGTCCAGCAACGCGATGAGGGTCAGTAGCAGTTCGGAAAAGTTCCGATACGGCTTTAGACATTTCGGTAAAGGACTGGGAATTGTCTTTATCGACTTCGAGACGTAAAATACCTAAGTCAGTCTGAGACATGTCTTTTAGTAGTTTGGCGGCTTCTTTATCGATATAGCCTTGGGTGCGTAATAAATGGGCACGAACCTGTTGGACTTGGGCTAACCGCTTAGAGGGGTCTTCCTCTAAATAGTCAAGGAAGGAATAGGAATCTACCCCTTCAGTGACAGGAACTGCGTCGTCTGCTACTTCACTCATGATGTCACCTGTAATTAATCGAGATTTATTAAAACCTATATTACCTTAATGTATTACCCACGCTAGGCGTGGTCTACGTTTCTATAGAATTTAGGAGATTTATAATGAAGAATCCCTTTAAGCGCTTAAAGGTTCGGTTCTTTCAAAAGGTATGTCTGTGGGAATTATCTCAATATAACACCCTGCCCCGCATAGACTTTCCTAGTACGGAATGTATAGCGGAGATTGTGCAAAGACTGCAGTATTTTAAAGAACTCCATGTGGACGAGATGTGTCTGTTTCATCAACCCATCAGCGTTTACCATACCTCCTTATCCCATCTTACCCAAGAAGTAAAAGACGCCCAGTCATGTTTAAACAATGTGGGTGCCTATAAAGGGAGTGCCCAACCCCTTACTAAAACAGAAATAGGGAAATGGGCAAAAGGAGAGCATGGTAAATCCATTCTTGAACTCACGCAAGAATTAATGAAAGAACTAGCTACTCTTTCTGAGATTTTAGCGAGACATCAAGAAACCTACAGTAACGGGGATAAGCGTTACTTTTACCGTATCGCTCATGATACACTCGCGTGGCTTTCGGCCATATATAAATAAAAGAGGTGCTGTATGTCGGACGAGAAAAGTCAGCTACACAGGCTAATGGAGCAAGACGTTGCCCTTATTAGTAATGCGAACTGTGTACTTGCTCGACTTTGGCGATTGACACTATACAACCTTGAAGTCCGGGCTCCCATATGGGAAGCACTTTTAGATAATTACGTTCTTACCTGTCAGTCGCAGATAGGGGAGAAAAAAGCCAACAATCTAAAAGGGAATTTACCGAAAGGTTTAGCAGGTAATGAAGTGACATGGCAGAGGTTCTGTGAAGGACTGAGTGTCTTTAACTTCGATGACGTCATATTTACTATCTATACGGTAGAGAATGGAGTAGAAGTCGAGTCTTCTATTCATATACCGGTGATTGTTACTGAAGTCCCAGGCACCCTACTCCGGGTTCTATGGGACATGATTAACAAAGCCTACCCAGAAAAAGCAGGTAAGCAATGGGGAACGCTGATAGACAGATATGCCGAGCAGTGTAAAGAAAGAGACGGTCAAGTGCCTACCTTTTTAAAGGGTAACTTAAAACGGGCGTTGAGCGAAGATACGCTAATGTGGAACATGTTCTATCGAGGACTGGCCATCTATGCGTTTGAAAAGATTAAGATAGAACTGAAGGTGAAGCCAAAACGCCGACCTTATGAAGTCATTCGTCTTAACTTATCATAAAAGAGTAGGGAGCCTTAGGGTTCCCTACTCTACACATCTACCCTCTTTCTTTTTTTGTTAAAATCCTATAGAACTAAGAGGATTTAATCATGAGTGCAATATCTAAATTAAAGAACACGTCTTTTGGCAGTGTCCCTAAACAAGGACTAGAAGTCATCGATGTGTATGAGCAAGGTAGGCTAGATGCCTTCTTAGCCAATCCCGATACCGCAGAAGGAACAAAATTAGTCGGGGAGCTTTATCCTGACCTACCGGCAGACAAAGTCTTAAAGGCACTTAATGACCCACGCACCGCTGAGTACTTAGATAAAGCCGGGGTGACGCTAAAAGGCGCCCTAGGGGCAATCGACCGTAATTTACCCGACGGGATGGATGTTGGGGAACTGATGGGGGATTTTGATGTTCCTTTCTTATCGGAGTGGGGGAGCCAATTAAAGGCAGCAATGCCTTCGGATATGTTTAATGGGTCAAACCTCGATGACTTTAAGGAACTGTTTGGTTCCATTAAAAAGTATAACCTTGAAGGCTATGGGGCACAAGCAAAGCAGCTATGGGCACTATGGGGAAAATCCTCTGGCGTTTTAGGACGAGAGATTTCTTCTACTAACCCATCCGTACTGGCTGCGATTAAAACCCTAACTGCTAAGAAACTAATTTTATCAGGAGAAAGTGATAAGGTATTAGACTGGATAGAGGCAGATGAGAACATCCCAGATGACATTAAAAAGCAGATATATGCCGACTTATTAGACGCGGCCGCGTCAGTCGGAAACACAGACCTTATAGAAGAGCTGTTAAATCGAGCTGGGAGCGCTGCTACACCCGCTAAACGCCAAGCCACGATAAAGAGTATGCTTTTTGGTTATCGTTTACCAGGGACGTTTACAGAGGCTTCTCTGGCAACTGAAGCAGACGGGTTAATTACTCGATGTAATATCCTCGATGCGAATTGGGCAAAGACAGAAAGACATGGGGTCACTGTAGACTCCTTAAAGAACTTTACTTATGCCTCACAACATGCACTGACCGTACTGGCTAAAGACCTAAGAACGTCAGAACTTGCTCAAGCCTACATTATGTTTAACCCGTACAAAGAAAAAGAAGTCAGTCTGTCTAATCGCTTTATTTATAATTAAGAAAAAAGAACCTATCTCTCTTACGGCCTTTACCGTAAGAGAGATAGAGTTACTGTATTACTGTCCGCGAAGAGAATGACTAGACCCCATCGGTACGGTTTAGTCGTTTGGCATCTCAGCACTAATGGCTACAAACCTCGAAGTGAGGGGCTTGAGGCCATCAGCCCTGATACAATCTGCCCTGGAAGGGTATTTGCCGTCCACATCGCATATTGAGACGGTGAGGTAAAATTGTCCCAGTTCGCTGCCGTTTTTGCCCATGCCAACTCTAAACGAGGCATCATGTAAAACTGACTATATAAGTCAAGTCCACTAATCGTAGAAAGGTAATCGGATAAAGCGGTATCCTCATCGAAGAATGAGAAGGAAGTCACTGTATCCAACAAGCTGTCACTGATAGGGACATGCATGATGTTGTTTAGATTCTTCACCGTAAAGGTAATGTCTACTGCCGTAGGTAATCCATCCACTGAAAAGCCGATATTAGAGGTTCCGCGTTCAATAGAGATACTATCGATAATACCGAGTTTAATATCGTTCCTGCCCTGTGAATGTAAACTGCATAGGAAAGGTGGACCGTAGGATGACTTACCTGTGGAACGAGGTAAAGCCCCCGCGAGCAAACACATCATCGGAATAATGATTTTTGTAAAGATAGACATCTTATTGCCATAGGGCGTAGACAAGCGGATGGTGTACGATTCGCTCGGTAAGTCGGCCGTTGCATTATCCCATACTTCTGGGATGTCTACAAAGCCAGCCCCGCCTAGTGAAGCAAGACCACCAAACCCTATCTTTTCAGCTACCCCAGCTAAAAGACCTTTTACTGCTCCAATCGCCATCTCGGCCGCGCCACCTATTAATCCATCACCTACGTTACCGCCGGCAAAGTTAACAAAGGTATCGCGCATAGAGGAAGCGGCAGAGTTAATCTGCTCAGCTAAACCAGACTCTTTCGTCGAGTTACTAAAACTTTCTCCTATAGACCCGTTATAGTCGACTTCAAAAGTTACAAAGGCAGAACCCTCACGTAGTTCTGACATAAGCAGTTCTTTTAGGCCTGGCTCTTCAGTACGAATAGCTTCATCGGTTAACTGTTCCTTTTGCTCACCATCTACGACTGGGGTCACCGAGTTATTCTTTTTCTCCGTACCCAATGGAGAGGCCTGATAAGCATTAAGATATGTATTTAAATCGCCATAGCTAGTCGTCTTTGCTGATAAGCTGTTACTGCGTAGCCTTTCTTGTACGGCGGCTGCATAGCCTTCGGCATCTAGACTTTCATCACGTGCAATTTCATCCAGGACATTGTGATACTGGTTCTGTAAGCGCTGTGCTCTTGATGCCATCGACTTAACGTCGATAACCGAAGCACTATCGGACTTAAACACGTCGGGCAGAATGGCATTCAGAGTTTTAATCTCACTCGGAGATAAGCCTGTCTCTGGCTGCGTTTTTCCGTCGATTTCGACTAAGTCGTTAGCTTGATAACCGTGCACTAAACCCATGTTAACCGCAACTTGGTTCACCAATGTATTCACTGCCGTCCAGTAAAGTGGCATGGTAGGGTTCATATAGTAATATTTACTATAAGGCCTTCCCGTTAACACTGAGTCAATTCTCGTAAAAAGGTAACTGACCCCAAAATAGACTTGCAGTGGTAGCGTATAGATAGTGGCTAATACCTTTCCGAGAGTATAGGTAGAAAACAGTCCGTCTCTTACCTCACCAGTATTAACAAGCTGAGCGAGACTTCTATCGAAGTACCCTGATAGAAATCGACTTAGCGGGTTATAGGCCGGTACACCAAACCTTAATGAAATCCGCGTTGCGGCGTCATCGAAAGCTTCCGAGTAGTAGTGCCCCATGCCTTTGGAGCCTACAGCAAGTGACGGAGCACGTGGGTCGGCATGTCTGGTAAATTGAGACTTAGGGTTAATGGATTTATTACCACCAGGGGTGGTATCGTAATACTTCATTTCTGCCGTAGTAAAGGCTTTGGTTATCTGTTGTCCAGCGCCACCAAACCGTTTAGGAGAGAAGAACGCCTGACGTATCCAATACTTGTCCTTTAACTCGTCGGCGGCTTTAATAATCGCCATGTAAAACTCCTTGATTAACAAAAAGGACTAGGGGGGCTGTGCCCCCTAGTTTAGTCGGTCATCTTAACTACGCCGTTTACACGGTTAGTTGCAGGACGCTTGGTTGCAGAGGTAGGTTTACTTACACTGCTAAGATATCCAGGCATGTCAACTAAGGCTTGATGAATCGCGTCAAGCTTCTCTAAAGAAGCCGTTTGGTTTGCAATCATCACTTCTCGTTGCGCGTATGCCTTCTCTAGTGCACCCATCTGTACATCGAGTGCTTTAGCGGACTCTTTAGCGGTTGCAGTTGCCTGCGCCTGAGCTCTCTCTTTTTCCATAACTGGATTAGGGGTCGCATTGGTTGATGGAGCCGTATCTAAAGGCTTATTGTCTTCAACCGATTTTGGAATCAATGTCGAACGAAGTGTATCTTGGCCTTCTAGTGTGGTATCAGAAGACTCTTTCTCCGCCGCTATCTCATCCTTAACAATGGCTTTCTCTTCCTTCGCTAAATCGGATTTGACATTCCCGCCTACTAGTGTCAATGGGTCGATGGTATCTGCCCACTGTGCTGAAGTCACACGGACTTCCCAGTGCAAATGGTCTCCAGCAGAAGCGCCCGTGTTCCCCACATAACCAATGACTTGACCTTGTTTAACTCGGTCACCCATGGCTAAACCTACCGCAAAGTTATCCATGTGAGCATAGCGAGAAGCCATCCCGTTTTCATGTTTTAGATAAATAACCTTACCATAACTCTTAGAGATGTACAGACGGTATATAATACCATCAGCCGCAGCCACAATCGGCGTACCTTTAGGAGCAGCAATATCTACGCCATTATGCATTTTACGGGCCCCCGTGATAGGGTGTACGCGCATGCCATAAGGCGAGCTAATTCTGCCCTCACATGGCATAATCATCCGTATGCTGCCTCCAGTTGCTTTAGCTGACGCCCCAACAATAGCAGAGTCTAAGCCGCCTTTTGCCGCGAGCTGTCCTGTAGAGGAATAACTGCTTGGCTTAGGTGCGGTATTTGCGCCATACTGAGTAACCGGACTTTTTGCTTTCATGTAGTCAGTTGCAGGTCTAGTGGTCTCCGATGAGTTTTCACTAGGCGCGGTGTTAAACTCTCCTTCGTATTTCTCATCACCTTTACCCATGGAGGCGATGTTATGAATCGCAATGCTAATGTCCGATGGCATAACCGGACTACCTTTACCTGGGTAAGGGGACATGGTGTTGTTCCATGGCAGTTTACCTCCAGTATAGTTAGCAGGTGAGGCTAAAGCCGTAGCAAACTCAGCTTTACGCTCCTTATCTAAGGCACTGTCGATTTCCAATAAGTCAATCGATTTATCAATCCCTTTAGACAGATTTAAGTTCACCATAAACACCGGGAAGAATCGGCGTGTAAACCACTCACCCCATCGTTGTAAGTCATAACTGCTTTCCATGTCTACGCCAAATATCTTCGCGTAGCGACTTACTGCGTCGCCTACAGATAGTGCAAACGTAGGACCACGTGAAGTAAAGGAAACTTCATCAATCGCGTCAGATTCCATTTCTCGGATTTTAACTACGTCGTCCATGTCTTCGGGGTTAATACCGTACATAAGGAAACGTAATCGTTCCAGTTCTTTTGGCTTAGAGCGTTTAGAGAAATAGCTATAGACTTCATACCCAGCATAAGCAAGTCCACCTACCGTAATGGCGGCGGCGATAACTGGGGCACCTGCGACACCAGCAATTGCTGCAGCTCCTGTAGTCAGTAATTTCTTACCTCCCCACTTAGCGGCAGCCATAGCAACCGGTGCCGCTCCGCGTACCAAATTTAATCCCTTACCAACTAAGTTTTTAGCGCCACCCAGTATCTTACTCATGAACCCCTTTTTACCTGGAGTCTTACGGCCTGGTCCATCCCCTGCCGCACCGGTCAAGTCACCGAGGATATCACTAGCAGCTTCTCCAGTGGCCGATGCCTTATTAAAAGCAAACCAGGTAGCAATGGTAGTCCCAATACCTTTTAAGGCTTCCATGAGTCCACCGAAGCCAGAAGTAATACTTCCGATAAGTGGCATTATAAAACTGAGTAAGCCACCCGAGGATTTCTCTTCTTTCTCTTCGGTGTCTACAGCAGCAGTTGGCTCAGCAGCACTGTCTTCACTACGTGAAAGAATATCTTGCCATGAGTTATCCCGTATGCCATCGTCATCTCTATCAGCATCGAGGTTCATGTCTGAGTAAACACTTTCTCCCTCTAATGGCCAACGGCGACGCATATGGTCATAGATTTTAGTGATAACGTCTGAGCCGCCGCCTTCGCCATAACCCATTTTGTTAATGGTAATACCGCCCATTACCATGTCTTTAATGCCAGACATGAAATCGTAGGTTCCAGAAACAATACGGTTACCTTGGTCAATAGAGAACGCTGCAAGACGAGACGCTAAGTCCATCCCTGTAGTAGTGATGTTTTTAGCTAGTTGAACTAAACGGTTACCGCCAATTGGCGTACCGATATTATCAACCAATCCTGTCACTAAGTCATCATTGCTGATAATCACGTTACCTGCTGCATCCAGTACTTCACCGTCGATATCTTCGGCTTTATATATCGGCTTACCAGTCACGGCAGAAAAGTAACTCCCGTTCTTTAATAATAGCGCCTGTAGACGCGGGCGGGTTTCTCCACGTACGTAGATATCCCTTACGCGTTTAGTGATGGCGTCGTATCCGGCTTTTGGTAATGACATTAGCTTAGAGACCAGCATGTTTTGAAAACCGATGGTATTTAGCAGTTTGTCTTTAACAAAACCTAACCCTTTATTAAAGAGTTCAGTAATGTTTTCACCTGTGGCTAGATAGATTCCGTCATCAACATCACTTTGAGTAATGACCACGTTTCCATTTGCGTCAACGATTTCACCGTCGATTTCATCGATTGAAAAGATAGGTTTCCCAGTCTCTTTGTTTCGATAAAAGCCTTTCTTTAAGAGATTGGCACGAATGGCAGGTTCTTTACGTCCCGCTACATAAACGTCGGAGTCACCGGGTTTACGTCGCCCCGTCACTGACCCAAGAATAGTTCCTATAGCACCTGCACCTGCTGTTGTAAAGTCGGCGATGCCGCCATACCAGCCACGTGTAAAGTTACCCATCCCACTAAGCGTGGATTCAATGATGCCGCCAATCCCTCGTTTACGTTTAGGCATCGAACCATCAGCCGAACCCTCACCTCCACCTACACCGGCTTCCATTCTCAGGATACCGCCCAGTATAGCATCTAGCAATTGAATTTGGTCACTAAAACCACTGCGTGTAGTTTCAAGCAATTCCAGTTCAGCGTCTTGTGTACGTGTAGAGATATGAACCGGTAATGACGATACCCCATTCATGTCTACCATGAACTGACTTAAATCACTATTACCACCTGAAGCTACAGTAGGACGCTGGGCCACAAATGACTCTGCTACGGTATACGCATCCGGTGATTCATTGCCGTAGGCCATGCGTGCCGCAGTTGCTTGGTCGACTTTTAAATCGCCGTACTTATTACGTCCTACCAGTCCCATAGATTTAAGAACATCTAACTGTCCGCTGTTTACAGCAAAGTTTAACATTTGCTGGTTTTCGCGCTGACCTTTAGCAAGCTCTTTCTGGATGCGCGCCCCAGATAGATTGCGCTGACTTAGATTCCCTTTAGATTGGTTAATCATGGAAAGGATTTCTGAGGTAACTGCTTCGTCCCCATAATCCATCTCTTTTAGGCTTTCTATGTTAAACGCTTTTCCTTTTTGAGACTGTCCCAGTAATACGGCACGTAAAGCCTCATCCGCTTCCGGTGAAAGCTCTACTCCAGACCCTACGCCTAGTAATCTTACCAGGGCATCGGCGTAACGATTACGGCTACGCGTATCATCACCGAATATAGTTTTCTGGAGCTGTTGCTTAGCTTCACTTTCACGGACAATACCACCTTCCTCGAAGGAGTACATTTGACGTTCAGCGCTTTGCCCTGTTCGGATTTGTTCGAGTTCCTGTAACTGTCTAGATAAGAAGGAAGGGATAATGTCAACCAAACTGCGGCGTTCTAGTTCACTCCATGTAACTGGGGCGGCTAACTCATCCAACTTAGGCTGGTCTATCTGTAGCCCTTTAACGGTATTACGAGGAATGATATCCCGTAGCCCATCCTTAATAAAGGACGCATCTAACGCCCCTAAGGCAGGTACCTTATCCAGTATGCTCTGTGGAAGAACCTTACCATCCCAGTTACGTAACTCCTCGTTAAAGATAGAAGGGAAGTTTTCGAACAAATACATGAGTTCATTAGACTTCGTCTTTAACGAGGGAGAGCGCTCTATGTACTTTCTAAGCTTATTACCGATACCTTTACTTAACTTAACCCCTACGGTACTCTGTAGCACATCACCGGCTAGCGAACCCCCTAGACGAAGTTTTTCTTCTAAAGACATGTCACCTAAGTCTAAGCCATCGGAAGAAATAATGTCCGTGATAGTGCCCATGTTCGTTGCTAAATCTTGAACAAAGCCATCGATTTTCTTACGGATGTTTTCTTTGGTTTTACCCAGAAACTTATCCTGATACTCTTCGATAGTATCCCCTACATTACCATAGAGCCTTTGTTTCTGAGACTGCATAAACCCTTCAGTCGTCTGGATTTTTACAGCTTCAGGTAATGCAGTGTTATGAACAATAGACGCTAGTTGTGCATCTACGTCACGGGAATGCCCTGTAAAGATACGCAATAGGTCACGCTGAGCAAAGTATTGTAAATGTTGAAGCTCGAGTGATTTCTGTTGCCATTTAAAGTTGACAGTGTCATTATAGCCGACGAGTCGACTGACTTGGTCAAGTACCAGACGTGTCGATTCTAAAGAGCTGCTATTAAACAAGTCCGCTTTAGCTTCTACCGCGGCTGCACGTTCGCCACTCAGTGCGTTCTGTTCGACAAGAGCACGCTGTGCCCCAAATACCGATTTAAGGGTACTGTCGATTAATAGACGGTCGGCACTATAAGCACCTTTTGCTTCTGGTATGGTTTCTTCATCTGGGCTCCAGCTTTTTAGAAGATCTTTTATCTTCCCATCGACTAAGTCTGGTAAACTGTCGGCCTTTTTTGCAATGGCTTTTCTAAGGTCTTTTAGTGGTTTTTCTAGCTGCTTCATCGAACCATTGTATAGGTCCATAAAGAAAGCTGCGCCTTGGTCGGCTGCGCCTAATGCGCTGCTATACCCTTCTGGCAAAGCATTTTTTGCAATGATGCCAGCATGCTTAGAAACCGTATTCTTTTCAGTTATTGAGTCCTTTGCCCCTAGGGCTATTGACTCAATAACTTTTCTTGTTCCCAGCTCTTTGGGCGTCTTTGGTTCACTTGGCTGGCTGTCATCCAGTGAATCTAAAATAGAATCCAAATCATCCAAATCGAATTTATCGTTTGCCATATGTGTTCTCCGGAGAACAATGATATATTGATGTACGTGCTTTGGGCGTCCCCAAGGCGCGTATAAGTCTCAAAGGATTTGCCACTAAGGAATCACCATGAAACCGAAATTACTTCCCTTTAACATCAGTTTTGTCAGGGATGTCGATAATACCTTTGCCGGTCTATTGCCCGTGCAGTCCCTACAGCTCTTCGAAGGAAAGAATGGCGACTTTAACCCACAGGGGTTATACTCTAATGTTATTTTTGGTCGTCAGGGCGATAGTGCCCGTGAAACCAAAGAATCTTACATTAATCTAAAGGTTCCTATTTTCCATCCCTTATATTTTAAAGAACTGATTGCCTTAAAGCAACTGTATCTAGACATACTCACACGTCAAGGCTATGCAACCTGGGATGCTGAAGAAAAAGACTTTGTACGCGCTGACATCATGACAGGGGAAACCGGCTTTGCATTCTTTACTTCTCATTTTAACGAGATTGAGTTTAAACGCAATAAGTCACAGCGACGTGACCTGCGTATCGACCTGTTAGAGAAATATCGCCATCAGGCTTTTATTAAGCGTCTCTTTGTCATCCCTGCCGGTATTCGTGATATCGAAATTACAGAAGATGGGCAACCTAAAGAAGAAGACATTAACCCACTGTATCGACGTGTGATTTCCGTAGCCAATACCATTAACGTGGATTTTGAGCAGCGTAATAGCTCACTCTTAGACGAAGCTAAAGCTAACTTACAGAAAGCCGTTGTAAACATCTACGACTACATCTTTAACATGTTAGAAGGTAAGCGAGGGATTCTACAGGGTAAGCTAGCCTCACGTAAAATCATTGGCTCTACACGTAACGTACTTTCGTCTATGGAAGTGGGTTCGTCTTATCTAGGCGATGAACGCCAGCCCGGTTTAAACACGACGATTATTGGCCTGTTTCAATACATCAAAGGAAACGAAGCCTATGTTACGGAATACGCATTCCGTAAGCTGTTTCTTTCTGACTTATTTGACGAGTATGAAGACCCGCGTCTGATAGACCGAGAATCACTTAAAGCGGTAGCTGTCACCCTTTCTGACAAAGCTAGAGAGAAATGGTTAACCAGTGAGGGATTAGAAGGCATCATCAATGGCTTTGCAGATGCCACCCTTAGACATAACCCAGTTACTATCGACGGTAAGTATTTAAGACTCATCTATAATGACGGAAAACAATATCGGATTATGCAAGACATCCGTGAGTTACCGGAAGGATACGATAAGGCGTATGTTACCCCGATGTCATGGGCAGAGATGTTCTATTTATTATCTAAAGATAACATTAAAAAGAACATGGCGTTCTGTACCCGGTACCCAGTAACGGGACTAGGCTCTATTTATGCATCAGAGATTTATGTTAAAACAACAGTCAATGGCTTACTGTTAGAAGAACTGGATGCGGACTTTAACCCTACGGGCAACAAAGCCCTAGAATTTCCGGATACAAAAAATAAACTGCCTTTCTTTGATACCATGGCGGTTAGCCCATATATGCTAAAGCCATTAGGTGCGGATAAAATTAATGTAAACCATTAGAAGTCCGCCTGCGCAGTAATGTGCAGTAAATAAACTCCTCTAATTGCGGGAAGTTCTTGTTAGGTCTCAAGTACTCCCTTTACATGGAAACATCGTAAAGGTTAAAGTTAACGACTTTGGTTTTATAGTGATAATCTTGAGAATAGAGAAAATCGACGCAGCGAAGTTCCTAAGTCTATTAACAGATATGGAATGAGTTCAACGACTATCGAAAGCTTAACTCCAGGAGAAATACCCGGAGGGATAATAGCCTAAGGTCAACATGCCTTAGGGGAAGCGAGTAGAGTACGCCCACAAGTGAATGGTGGGGCTGTGATGGCTTAAATGGAAATGGGGAGCCCCTATAGCGCGGTAACAGTTCTATAGGGTGATGATATAGTCTCTTCGGCGAAAGCCCTTCCTGGGGTACTCCAGGTCGTCTAGCGAGAGCTAGAGCTGTATAACAGTAGGTGCGTTACGAGCACCTAGAAGACAAAGTTTGATGGAGATGTACTATCCTGTACACTCATTAATAGTGATGAGGGGGTTGCCGAGGCGAAAGCTAGACTGGCTGCTAAATCTACCTACATCTCGCCTAACGGCGGTTTAACGTATAACCTCACAACGGACGTCAGCGACCTTGTGTTAAAAATAATGACGGGTGATTAACCATGACACTGATTAATGTCGATAATTTCATGCGACGCTTAGGGGCAAGGGAGAACCTACTGCTTACTTCAACCCCGCTAGTTGACATGATTAACTTAACGATGCCTAAAGGTACGTTATTGCATTATGTACCATTAAGTCCTGACGACCGAGGGTTCCGTGCAGACAGTTTACTTGCTGTACACTGGCCTACACGGATTCGCGTTAATCTAATTACAGAAGGGCTTTATCCTAACGGTAGAACACAGAACATTCAGTTTAACGCAATGAAGTATACTAAAGAGTACTTTAAGCGTCAGCCCGGTTTAAAGCGCAGTCGTAATTTAGAGCGTGACATTATGGATGAACGTGACATGGTCGTCTTAGACTATACGTTGATTCCGCGTATGGTGCGCTATGCTCACAGTGTAGATGTGTATCAAAACTTCTGGGCTAACATGGCAGAAACGGTCATCCAGCAGATTAACCGAGTTAATGGACGTCGCCCACAGTTCATTCAGATTCCTATTGGTGGACATTGGATGACCGAAGCGGAGTTTAAAGTAAACTTAGAAGGTATCAGCGTTTCACACCGTGAACGACTTAGAGACCCAGCACTTCAATGGGTACTGGAAATCTACCGCATGTTAAAAGGGGCACCGAGCCTCATTGAGAAGATTACATCGGAAGACGTTTACTTTATATTCACCGTGGACACTAAGTCAGTCTTCTTGCCATTATCGGTACTTTATACTTTTGCAGATACCGATGCGCTTGCCGGGGCTAAGTTTCATGACCTGTTAGAAAAGCTTTTGATGACGCGCACGGTTTCTGACGAAGAAGCGGGGGCGATTTCAAAAGAAGCCGATACAGAAGATGCAAGTGATGAAGCCGTATCAAAACTGATGCCACCTGCATTACAGCAGCAGCTAGGGGAAATGGTAGAAGTCGGGTTATTAACGGCGGCTCAGCAGAAACGCTATGCAAACGCAATTGTTGCTATGGCAGAGATTCCATCTCCGGATGGTAAAACTACTCTGGCTGAGTTTGCTACTGTTACTCCAGAAGACACGGTCATTGACCCAGACATCAATGTGCCGATTGATACTCCCATAGTACCAGAAAAAGCATTAAAGTCTACAGTCGCGAACATGAAGTCTAAGTATGTGCGTGAAGTCATGGACAAAGACATCGCTAATGTGTTCCTATCGTTAAACCGAGGCGGGGTTATCTTACGCGACTATAATGTCACTAAAACCGCAGACGCGTTAGAAGAAACGCAGACGCTGGAGATTACACTCCTGCCGGTGGTAGGGCGTGAAACCACCTTTAAAATAGAACTTCCTGTATTTAATGAAGACGGAACGTTTATGGTAGGGGGGATCCGATACAGCATAGATAACCAAAAAACCGACATCCCGATTCGTAAGACAAAATCGAACCAAGCAGGCATTACTTCTTACGCGGGTAAAATCTTTATCAATCGAAGTGGGTTAGCTAAGAACGACAGTGACCGATGGTTGCGTAAAGTTATCCGTGAAACTGCCATGAGTACGGCGGATGAGCGAGTAACTAGCTTACGTTATGGCACTAACGCCGTACCTAACGTACTGCTGCCAAGAGACTACACTGCACTTATGGTTGACTACAGTGGGTTTAAGTCTGGTGACCTAACCTTTGACTTTGTATACAGTGGACGCATTGAGCGTTACGGTAAAGAAGTTGTTTCTCGTTTAGAGAAGAAAGGTTCAGTTATCTGCGGCACCTATAAAGGTGAGCCAATGGTCATGGATGTAAATGGGTTCATTACTGGTAAAGACTTACCTGGACTAGACATCTTAGGTACGCTAGGTGGTAGCTGGGGTAAACGCCCTGGTGACATTGCTGTCTTTAAGTCGGGTCGACGTGAAGTACCGGTTATTTATTTCATTGCCTACCATTTGGGTTTGGACAAGACTCTACGTAAGTTAAAGGTACCTCATCGCTGGGAGACCTTAGACAAACGTTTAAGTCCAGGACTTAATGAAATCGCGGTAAACTTTGCCGATGAACGCATATACATTACCGTATCAGACCCGCTACAAGCGATACTGTGGAATGGCTTAGCCGACATGGAGGACATGACGCGGCGCCTTAACAGTGCCGAGTTTAACCGTAAAGACGGTTGGATGGCTTCCTTAAGTCATTACGGGGCGAATAAGTGGCATACTGATAACTGGACATTAATGAACGATTTGTTTTTAGACCCTATCACGTTAGAAGTATTGCGTGACATGAAAGAGCCTGAAAACTTAATTGACTTGTTTATTCGTGCTGCCGACCTGGTTAAGACCAATGATGCCCCTCGTGAATCCGACCCTAAATACATGCGTATTCGTGGGCTAGAACGTGTATCTGGACTTATCTATCTTGCCATGTACGAAGCTATTGCTGAGCAACGACGTAAGCCTAACGCGCGTAATGAACCTATTACCATCGCGCCTACGGAGATATTGCGACGTCTAAATGAAGATGCATCCGTGCAACTTGTGTCTGAGATTAACCCTATCCATGCACTAAAGGAACAAGAGGCAGTTACCCTATCAGGAACAGGCGGACGTACCGCTCGTACACTGGTAAAACGTAACCGTGTCTTTGACCAAAACGACTTAGGAATTTTAAGTGAAAGTACCCCGGACTCTGCTAAAGTAGGGATACGTGGGTTCTTAACCCCAAATGCTAAAGTCCAGAGTCTTCGTGGTATGTATGGCGAGTATGATCCAGATGACGGTTCGAGTTCATTACTATCTACAACCGCATTAACGCTACCTGACATGGACCGTGATGATGGGAAACGCGCCGCTTTAGGGGCAATACAGCAGTCAGCGGTTGTCCCTACGGTCGGCAGTGAACCCATGCCGTATCGTACTGGATATGACGCTGTTATTGCTTCCCGCCTATCTGACTTCTTTGTCTTTAGGGCAAAGCAAGATGGTGAAGTCGTTAAAGTTACCGATAATGTCATTCAGGTAAAATACGAAGACGGGAGTAAGGAAGGTTACCGACTGGGTACAAAACATGGCGTTGTAGCCGGGGAACTCATCCCTCATAATTACGTTACGGATAAGGTAAAAGGAAGTCGGTTTAAAATAGGATATGTATTGGCCTGGAACAGTGGTTTCTTTACCCGTGATTTCTTTAACCCAGAAAACGTCATTATGTTGTCGGGTGTACCCGCTGTTGTCGCTCTAAAGGAAGGTAACGATACGTTAGAAGATGGTTCAGCTATCAGTGATGCCTTTAGAAGAAAACTGATGACTTCAGTTTCTAAGAATAAAGGGATTATGGTTGACTTTGACCAGGAAATTGAAGGATTAGTTTCAGTAGGGGACGTAGTTGAGTTTGATACTAAACTGGTAACCATTAAGGAAGCGGGTACTTTAGGGTTAGAGAAAACCGATGCGGCTCTATTAGCCCTAAGTAAACTGTCCAGTCAATCTCCTAAAGCTAAAGTAGGGGGTAAAGTTTCCCGCATTGAAGTCTTCTATATGGGAGACCCTTCCGAAATGAGTCCTTCATTAAAAGCTTTAGTTGAAGCAGACAATGCTCGACGTGAGAAAGAGGTCAAGGACTTAAATCGAAGCACGGCTGGTAAAACCGGACTCGTACGTAAACCTACGTTTATCTCAGGTGAAAAACTGGTTCCGGGTAAAGTGATTATCAGTATTTATATTGATATGGAACTGGAGTCGGGCATCGGTGATAAGTCAGTCGTGGCTAACCAGCTTAAAACGGTGCATGGGCGTACACTGGAAGGGATTAACCGAACCGAAGACGGGCGAGACATTGACCTGATATTCGGCGCTCAATCAGTGAATAACCGAATTGTATTATCCTGTATTATCCAAGGGGTAATGAACATGACGGTGCGGAAAAAGAATCAGCTTTTAGCCGAAGCTTATCTGGCAGCAGGGGAGTAATCCCCTGCATTTCCACGAATTAGATGACCCTAAAGTACTTTAAGGGGAAATCTTATTTTTGCATTTTACGCTGCATTGAGCGGCGACTATATTTAAACCACTGGAGTTTATAGTGATGAAACAGAATCTTCAGAATGTTGCTATCGCCGCGACAACAATTGAAGTTGCAGTAACGGCTATTCGTGACTTAGCCGGGACGAACTTAAGTGGCTCCGACATGAAAGACCTTGAGGATATCTATGCTCAAGAACTACACGCCCAGGTAATGGAGGCGGCAAATGCTCAGTAATCAAACCATGCATGCGGCTACGTCGTTTGCAAACAGCCTAGCGGCTTCTAACATCGCCCTGGATGTACATCGTAATGGCCCGATTGATTTAATCATGGCTACGATGAACCCTATTGAAGAAAACCCAAATGATAGTGAAGCTATCATGCAGGCAGCGCGTCCTTTAAATAGTGGTTTTGACCCACACACGGCAGAAGTTCGCCGTGTAGCGACTATGCTGGCAGCGCGTGTAGCGGGTAACATTAAACTTGCACGTAATGAAATCAACCCGATGATTCGCGATATTATTGCGACATGTGAAAAGAGAAAGCACGAAATCGAAAGTGATTCTCCATTAAACATTCGTATTAAGAATATTGCCGTTTTGCCAACCTTTACTTCTAGTGAACTAGAGGGCATGTACGAGCGCTTTAAGTTAGGAACGTTCCGTCCGGTGACACTCGGTGGCCCTATCCGTACTAAACTCATCGGGGCAATGACCGATGACCTTTTGTATGAAGGTCTAAAGCGTGGCAATGATGTTTGGAACACCGGCATTATGCAAGCGCTAAAAGAAGGTCGTGAGTGTTGTGGTTTTACCAATGCCTCTGACTTACTATTACGTGACGCAGAGTTAGCGTACGGGTCAGTAAAGTGGTTCCATGACCCAACGAACTTAATTAACTTCCTGTTTGTTTCCTCAGTACTCAATGGAAAAATGCCATCGGTTAATATCGAAGACTTCTCCATGACTGAACGAGCTGAGCTTGCTAAGCTACAGGCGTATTACGGAAATAAACTGGCGATTCAGATTCGCACAGTGACGGATTTTGCCGCATCCGGTAACTTTATCTTTGTTGCGGAAAGTACTCGTAAAGAACTCTATGTTTATACGAAGAACTATCTGAAGTGGATTGAAGACGGCGGTAACGCTGATGCCTTAATCGGTGCAGTAGCTTCTGGTGAAGAAAGTATTGCCGGTGTGTCTTTCAGTATCAAAGATAAGACTGAGCACTACATGAATGTCTATAAGACACTGGAGTCTCGCTACCGTGCTAAGCAGCGCATGATTACTACTACCGAAATGAAAGATGTGATTGAGACATCGGTCTATCGCACTATTCATTCTACGCTACTGGATGACCAGATGCGTACGGCTGTAGCAAACGCAAAAGCCTTCTTCTCAAAACACCCACTGCAAACAAACGAAGACATTTTGGGCTATACCCGCCGTGCGGTGTGTCGTACATTTGCAGCGAATACTTCATGTCTAGAAATCTTAAACGACATTGACGCGTTTATGGAAGATAATGAAGGTATGACAATTGAACGTGCTGCGGTATTAGCCGGTATTCGTCTACTCGCGAAATGGAGTGCAGCGCAATTGAGTGTATGTCGTACTGCGGTGCGTGGGCCTGCGCCTGTCACTTCTCTTTAAACTCAATAACGAATAAGACCTCTCTCTTACGAGGGAGGTTTTTATTCCATAGGTTTTCTTATGGACGTAACACAATTAAAACGTGATGCTTCACGTATCCATAAAGCCATTCATGTCGATTTAGAAAATCAAGTACTCGTGGCGAAAGAGCGTCTAGAGCTCATGGTACCGGAACACTATTTCAATGGTAAACTAGGAACAATTGACGAAGACTGGCGGGTCGCAGGCATTGTTGCGTGGATTGTCGATGGACATTATGGAGTATCATTAGTGAACTCCATGATATCATTAAGTCCTGAAGAAACCACCATTGTTAAAGTGGACGACGTCAACTACTTTCACTTTACTTGGACAACAGGGGCTTTGATTACCAAGAACTTTAACCTACCTCAACAAAAGTCACTGGTGTTTGAAATCTACGATGAAATCGTGGCAAAAGGGAAACAGCCATGGTATGTAAAGCACTTAGACCGAGCAGAGCTCTTTTACAGTGCGCCTAAGTTTGCTGGGGTTGACTTACGGTCTTCTCAGTCCATGCAATCCATCTTCTGTTCGTCGTGTATGCGTGACCCTAGAGACCGCAGTAAGCCAGCCCGTGAAAGCTTCGAGACACAGGACGACTACATGAATGCGGAAATCGACGTCATTCCTTTACGAAGTGTGGCCTTCGGTGCCGATAATGCGGCATCGCGTCTTCTAGGTTCATACTTAAGCACCGGTGTGGTTTCAGAGCTGGTTAACCCGTCTGAAACTGTCGAAGAAATAGAAACCCTTTTAAGGATGTAAACGATGAGTACTATTGCGCTATACGAATGCAACATACTGAAAAGTAAAAATAAGGTTGGTCGATTAAAGACTGATGCAAATGGCTATCGTGAGATATGTCTAGGGGCGTTTAACTGCTTAACCGAGAAGGGGGAATTCTATCCTTTTACACAGGCGGTTAAAAACATGTTTAAACCCGGTTCCCGTCTACTACACCAAATCGAAACAGGTCGTCTGCGTGGGGAAATTGAGCACCCTTACCCAGTACCAGGCATGACATTCCCACAATACCTCAACCGCGTAAAGATGGTTCACAATCAGTTTGTCGCCCATCATATCAAATCTGTACGTTTAGAGACGGCTAAAGACCATCGCGGTAATAATGTCGTTAGTGTTATCGGTATGGTAAAAGGTTCAGGTCCATATGGAGAACAACTCGATAAGAAATTTGAGAACCCAGATGAGAACGTAGATTTCTCGGTACGTACGTTAACTACCCCTACTCCTGAAATCAATGGTGTTCCTCAAAAGGTGATTAATTTACTGATTACTTGGGACCAAGTTAACATGGGCGGTGTAGCTATTGCTAACCGTTATGATACTCCTTCTCTAGAATCTATGGATAGTGACATCATATGGACACCAGAAAACGCACAGCGCTTTGAAATTACAGAAGCGACTCTAGCGGCGGCTGAACTCTGTGAGTCTGTAGGTACGGGCATGGAAAGCGATATGCTCATTGACTCTACACTTATCCGCACCAGTCTAGGCTGGGAAAAGGTACAGCTTATTGGTCCTCGTAGCTCAGTAAACTGGTAAGGGGGGATTATGGAGTATATTGATATTGCTTTTGGGGTCACCTATGTAGTACTGATAGCGGCACTTCAATATGTTAAGCTGTTTATGACCGAGAAAGAACTTCAGTTCTGGGCTCCGATACTCCGTCAACTTATCCTAGTGATGGCTGGGTTTCGTGTACAAGTCGGTGCTAACGGTAATGTTACCTTTACCCAAGGCACGGCTTATGTAAGTCACGATACCGTTAAAGGAAGGACGGGTAAACTCATATTAGCCATCCAGTCCATTGCAACGGCTTTGGCCGGTGGCGGCGCATACGTTACAGGGTAAATGTTAGGTGGCTAGGGGCTTAGAGTGCCTCTAGCTGCTGTTTTTCTGTGTTTCAAGAAAACGTGACACCTATATAACCATAATGAATTAACCAATATAAAACGAAAGTTTTCTCTCCTCTAGATACTTAAGTATCTAGAGGAGAGAGAGACTTTTTTATTTAGAGGAGTCACCATGTACGCTTTTATATTACGTGCGATTAACTATACGCCCAAAGGGGAGCACCCTACTAAAACCAGTAAGGTCAAAATGGCTTTAGGTGTATTTCTACTGATTGGCTTCTTTCTATCAATAGCATGGCTTACTGTTACAGGGCACCCACTGGAAGCCCTAGAACTGATTACGGCACTTATAGTCGTCTATGTACTAGCAACACCCAAACCGCGTGTTGAAAAGAAAAAGCCTGCTAAAAAAGAAACCGAAACTAAAACTGATACAGATACGGAGTAATATCACATGTTTGCAACTATTAAATCTCGCATGATTCGCCTTGGGAACTTTCTTATTTTTAACTACTTAGATTGTGCAATCGAAAGACCTATCTCACTTATTATCAATATACTCGTAGCAACTGCGATTGTTTATGCACTTGCCTTTATGGGCATTACTGGCTTTATAGGCGCATTACTAGGAGCTATCATTAACATTTCTCTTAAACGTGCTGTACTGCTGTTTTGTTTAAATCGCTCATGTGCTTATGCATAAGCACTGATTCATAACTCCACCACCAACCCATTAAGAAGGAACACTATTATGTTTGCCGCTATTAAAAATACGTTTAACCGTACCGTTAACGACTTTAAACACTCAGGTGTTTACATTACATGTAGTGCGTTTGCATCAGTCTATCTGCTTGTTATGCTAGTATGTATCGCCGTTCTAGCAATTTCCATTATGCTAGAATCCATCTTCCATATGGCAGGGATGCTATGCATCGTAGCACTCGTTGCGTTTATCGTCGATTGCGCTCTAACTTACTACAAATCTGACCTTAGTACTGTACTTGCTTAAGTACACTCTAAACTACAACCATTACTTTATTAAGAAGGAACATTACCATGTTTGCTACTATTAAAAACGCTTTAACTGTTGCGCTAGAAGCAACAAAAGAATTCTTCATGGGCTTAAATCTAACAATGGTGTTAGGTGCAGTCGGTCTATTAGCTGCGGCTGCCTTAACTTGGTCCCTATGTAAACGTTACCTTGCTAAGAAAAACTCTACTGAGTCTAACGACTCGGCAGCAACCGAAGAGGTAGTAAAGCCTGCGGAAACTAACGCGACTGTATCCGAACAAGCTAAAGAGTTTAGTGCTGTAAAAGAGTCCATCGCAAAAATCCACGGGGACATTGAAGAGGTTCTAGAACAACTCGACGGTACCGCTGTGGCTAACGCTTAACACAACAATTAAGGTCGCTAGCGCAACCAGAAGGCATCTCTGCAGGGGTGCCTTCGACTGGCGCTATAGGCCGACTGGAGGACATATGTTTAGTACACTCATTAATAAAATTACCCAACACGCCAGACGAGTAGGAATGGCCATACTGGTTATATTAACCCTAGGTTTCTACTCTCCAGCAGATTATGCTTTCCGGGTTCAAGTCGACGTCGCCATGCCAGAGCCGCGTACTGTAGAAGTGCCATGCTGCTATAAAGAATCTCCGGTACATAAAACTGCGCCTATGCAAACAAATTCACCGGTGGATAAAGAGAGCCATGCTTTTGACTTTCTTTCGAGTGACACAATGCCAACTCCTAAAAAGGAAACGGTAGAAAGCGCTCCTGTAGCCTCCCCTTATGTGAATCAGCGACCAGTAATAGGTGCACGTAAACGCGCTTATATTACGGCGTCAGAGCACGAGGAACGTATTCGTCAAAGAGGACTTTACTCTAACACTCCTGTAAACAGTATGGTGTATGAGGATGGGAATATATTTCAATTAGACCACCGTCAGTATACGCCTCGCTTTTCTATAAATCCAGGCGACATCGCGATGGAAGGTTTTCAGAAGAACATTACCGACTATTACTTACTAACCGGTGTAACGATAGACGACCATCCTTTAAATGAGGAAGAAACGGTACGTTTAGATTTACCACGGGACCATCCATACTATGGCATGCGTCAAATCGATATATGGAAAGCTCTAAATTACCCTGACTTACGCCCTGGCGTACCAGGTGATGCGCGATATGCCCGTTATGGCTTATTATCCGTGAACGAGACCCTCGTTTAATTTCGCAATAATTAACCACCCTGGGGCTTTCTATAGAGCCCCCCTTTTGTTCAAACTACAACTCTAGATGGTAAGGAAACAACATGAAACACCTTAAAACTATAAGAACTACGCTAGGTAACCGAAAAGAAATGGACGATTTCTTTCTACGATTTAAGACCACTAAAACCCTCAGCCACGCTTTTGAAAGTGTCTTACGTCGAAACAATGTTGATTTAAACTGTGAAACCTTTAAGTGTGCTAAAGAAAGCGCCATTCGTCGAAAAGCCCCTGCCGTAGTACTTGAGTTTATTGAGGCAGCGGAGGCAAGAGAAGAAGCCTTAGCTAAACATTCATTACAGGTAAGTACAGACGGTTGGTTTATTGACCTCTAAACGCGACAGTTGCATTTATAAAGCAAGTAAAACCTATATTTCCATAATGATAATCAACCCACAATCAGAGAGTGAAAACTATGAATAGTACAGTATCCGCACTAGCTAAACTACTAAAAGGTAAAGTACGTGAAGACGATGGTCTTATTGTAGCTGGTAAAGAAACCTATGTGGAATTAAGACCTGAAGGCGTTACTGAAGAACAACTAGACAAAGTCAATCAGTACAATACGGATTACCTGGCGGCTTCAGCATTGGTTACCGGTGAACTTGCACATGCGTCACCTCATGATACCGTTAATGGTGCATTTGAAGGCGGTGACCATATTGGCTTTGAACATCTCTTTCAAAGAAAGGTCACTATCGAAGGGGAAGAGCGTCATAACTACATGACATCTGCCATTATGAATGACTTCGGTACATCTAAAGATGGTATTGCTGCGGTACATAGCCATATTGCCCAGCTAATTACTTCTGAAGAAACCGTCGCTGAAGAAGAGTAAGGTCCCTATTGGCTAGATGAGGGAGGGAAAACCTTCCCTCATCTAATAAAGTCTGCTTTTATTAATAGAAGGAAAGTGCCGTGATATATCTAGGACGATTGGAAACTCCTAAACAAGTTAACAATGAGCGCGTTGCGCTGATTGCAAAATTCATGCGATTAACTAACCGCATTAGCCAATTAAAGAAAAAGTACGTAGGGAAAGTCCCGTACTGCAAAACTAAAATTACTCCGGTCAGTGGTGACTGCACCATTGAAAGTATTACCATGCAAATTACTCAAGCGGAACAGGTATTACGCGAACTTCAGGAAGGGGCGGCGACATGACCATGAAAGACCCGATTTCTGGTGAGCTCATGGATGTATTTGCTCCTATTCTTTTTATTGAAGAAGATGAAGAGCCGGTCGATGTGTTAGGGAACATCGATTTCGATGAGTACTTCTTTGACCCTACCCATCTCATCGATATGGAAGATGCGGTTCCCCCAGAACCAGAACCATAAAAGAACTCTTCCTCTCTAGTGCCTAGGCACTAGAGAGGAAAGAGTCATCTTATTTTTTTTATTACAAGCTAGATGCTACGTTGTTTACAGCAGCACGCCCACCAATAGGCACAGCATCATCCGCTACGTTAACCGATAGCCCTGAAGTAAATGCAGTTAATGAGCGTGGCGCTAGGCCCTGCTTATTCACTGAATCCAAATACTCCATGGCCATTGCGTTAACGGCGTCGCCTACCATAGTAAATGCCGTGAACTCTACTGACTGTTCTAGACCTTCTAAGGCTTCGCCTACCGCACGTTGCGATTCGTCTGTAAAGCCCTTAGGCATCATGTTTGAGCACAGGAACGCTGAAGTTACACCTGTCATTGAACGGTTAGGTTCAATAAACAACACAACCATTGACTGGAAGTCTGGAGTAATCGCAGGCGAACCTGCTTCTTCATACGACGGTTTATTAATGATTGAAGGGTGACCTAAGTCGCCTTCTTGCATTAACTCATCCATCCAGTCTTCGATGATGCGAGTAATCGGCTTACCGTCTAACTCGTCCCATACGAAAGTAGGAGTAGAACGGTCACGAGTAACCTTAGTTACCGTTTCAAACATCTCGCCGCCATTGGATGCAATTGTTTCTAAGAATTCGGCGTTCTTAGAACGTACGAGGCCCGTAATGGATTTTGGTAACAATTCAACCATTGCCTTTAAAAAGGCAATGCGGTCCGTACCGTCATCCTGTAGCTGCATACCTGTAGGTTCTTGAATAAGAACCGCAATTAAGCGGCCCTTAACCAGTTTACCTGCATTTGCCCAGTTAGCAAAATCAGGGATGAAGCCGTTTTGACCGCCCACACGTGGGTCAGCCACACCTGAGTTTGAATTACGGTTCAAACTGTGGGCGCTGTCTAATAAAACCTGTGACATTTATCCGGCCTCCGGTTACGCATCGAGGTCGCTACGGCGACGAGCGATGATGTTAAATTGCTGAACAGTGCGCATAACATCTGCATAGACTTCAATGTCCATGTTAGAGCTATATCCACGCAGTTCGTCGGCGGCGGTCTTATAAGACGTTCCACGAATCGTCACGCGACCGTCGTAACGGTTAGCGACTTTACCATCGAACGTTTCTTCTACACGTTGATGATATTGGGAATCTGTCTCTTTAGAACCACCTGACGTCTGTGCCCAAGTCAGTGCTGCTTGTTTAGTCACATCCACCATGATTTGCATCACGATGTCTGAGTTTAGTACCGAAGTACTGTTCTCATAGATGGACTGAATAGCCGGCCAACCGATTTCAGTACGGCCTAGGTATTCAACACCGTTGACGCCATAATCCCAGAAGTTGTCTTTTGGTGTCTGTGGCACATACGTGTTAGTCACACCTGACAACTCAGTAACCAGTTTTGCTGGGTACTCGTCATAAGACTCAACCGACTTCATAATGCCGCTACCAGCACCTAGGTACTTAGCACGTTTATGGATTAAGTCAATGATGAGTGGTACGGTACGTTTACGTAAAGAAGACGTCCATGTACCTACAGAGCGAGTAATGGTAGCACGGCAGACACCCGTACCATAGACGCTAGACTCTGGAGTCAGACGTGCGGCGTTAAGTAGCACTAACGCTACTGAGCTTTCAGCAGCAATGTCATTTGGAACCGTACCTTCGACATGTGTACAGATACCAACGTGGATGTCCGGTCTTTGACCTAGAGTCGCCAACATTGATTTCTTAGTGTCTAATGTAAAGCCAGTGTCGTACATTACTGAGAATGGGAATCGCAACATGTCCTTTACAGGGTTCAGTGGGTTTTCCCAACCAGTTTCAAGCTCACTGCGTACAAGATCGTCGTACGTAGCATCTGTCATGTCACCGTCATCACCACCTTTTAAGTAGTGTGTTGTTGCGCTATTTAGGGCAACAGAGTCCGATGATAGACGCACGGTTTCGTGCTCGATACCTTCCCAGCTAATCGCGGTAAATGGGTTGATTAGATGTGCGTCGGCAATGGCCGTGCCCGTTTCTGCTTCTTCAGTTACCTTAATGGCATCGAGGATAGTTTTTAGGTTATCTTCGTAGAAGTAGATTTGACCAAAAGGACCATAGCGCTTGACTTGACCCGCTGTAAAGTCTTGCCAGTCTTCCACTAGACGCTCTAGACCAAATGTTTGACCCGTGTTCTTATTAGTAACACCTGGCTTAAAGCTCACATCAATCGAACGGTCAGCATTAATAGAAGGAACCACGACAGGTGTACTTTCTGCAGTTTCACGCTCAACGATCGCAAAGCGGTACATCATGGTGTTTTGGTCTTCTACTACAAATGCATCGGCTGGGTCAGCCGTTTTCAAATGTGGTACCGACATACGCATGCCGATGTTATTGCCGTATTTACCTTTAGAAGACGCTTCGAATTCTAAAATAGGGTAAATAGTCGATTCTTCACCGACTTTACCCACTAAGGTACCCGGAGTTTGATTTGGAATCGCACCGGCTTCGAGTTCATCGACTGGGGATACTGTCCAGCGGATTAAAGAACCATCAAAGGTTACACCACTGTTGGTAATAGGGCCGTTCTCATCCGAAGTAACAGTGCCATCGGTAGCACGTACGTATTCTTCGAATGTTTGAACTACGACTTCTGCGCTTAGTACAAAGCGCCCTTTCTTAGCCGTTTCACTTAGGATACGGTGGACATAAAAAGCATTACCCGCAGCGTTAGCTGTGAGTGCGGCTACGGTTTGGTGTGAGAAGTATTCTTTCAGTTCGTCTGCGGCATCTTTACCATACATACGTAGGAAATCTGCGCCAACCACCAACTCATCCGTCTCAGGACCTTTTGGTGTACGAAGGAAAAAGCGTGGTAAGTGGATAGGCAACTCGTCGCGCTCTGCAGGTAACGCACGGGTTGACAAATCTTGCCAGCCTTTGAATACTGCTCTTGGAGTACTTTTATTAAGAGACATCTATGAAATCCTCAAGACAGTTTATAAACTTGTTTGCTCTAACGTTAAAGCGGCTAAATCCCATAGGGAATACCCTAGGGCGTAACTCCGCCACGAGTCACTTTTTAACAGACTGATTAGTGTTCACCTTATTACAGCAGGGTAAACTCTATAAGATTGGTATTAAATAAAAACAGGCCTAGCTAATCTGTTTTTCTTACACTCTGGATATAATCATGATTGATACAGCATATGAAACTACCTACGGGCGTCAGTTTAAAAACCTTTTTACTGAAGCCATGGATTTCTCCATTAAAAACATTCTAAGACGCAGTGACAATATTCTTCCTTTCGGAGAGAAAGAAAACCTCTTTAAAATCTCTCCTGAGATTACGACTGATGAACTCCTGCCTTTCCGTTTACCGGTTTCTTTTACTTACCGAGACAAGTTCTATACGGTAGTTGACACACGTGCATTCGAAGGGGCAGACGGTAAGATTCGTCAGCAGCGTGAACTTGATGCTTTAGCGATGCGTGCTAAATACATGCACAGTTGGATTGAAGAGCCAAGTCTCTATGAATCTGTCTTACCCGAACTGTCCATTCTTTTTGCGGAATGGATGGTTCAATCCATTACTCAACGCCACGGTCCTACCATTGCCCAGCAAGAAATTATTCGCATTTATCTAGCATGTTATTACCGTACCCTTATGTTTACGGCGGACGACTTAAAACAAGTCGATGCAGATTATCTCGGTGAAGTCCTATTTAAGTTTGCAGTGACTCAACTTAAAATGCCGCGTGACTTTGTTACTAGCGTTATGGAAGATGAGAACTTTATTAAGGTTCTTAACAACCTGATTGCCGTAGGTAAAAGCGACTTAAATAACTGGTTGACTGGGCTTAACCTCTATCTAGATACACCGGCAATACGTTTAGACAGTTCGGCGTTAATTATCCTGACGGTATCCGCGAGCTGGATGGGTTGGGGTGCACAAGACATTGCCGGTACGGCTATTGAGTATCCGCCTATGTTAGCCTACATGGCCAATATGGCGATGACCCTAGGGGTCTATCGACGCACCAAGATAGGAATGGCTGTAGAAGCCTGTAAGCGTCGACGTGTGAAAATGGAGACCTTAACCAGTTGGGCAAAGGAAATCATCTAACCATTTTAGGGGCGCACCATGATTGATTTATCAACGGCCTTAATTCGAGACGCACTGACAAATGCCTGGGCAAACCCTGCCCAGGATAGACAGGTCCTAATTAAGCCAAAACAAGTAACCTCTGCACGAGGAACCATAGGGGCTTACCGTACGCCTTACAGTAGCTATCCGGTTCCCGATACCACCCATCGATGGATGCTTTATGAGTATGGGCAACTGCCGCCTCGATTTATTGGGTTAGACTTAGATAACTCAGTGTGGCGTTCTCTTAAAGAAGTCATGTCCCAGGAGGACGTGATCGCATTTCCAATGATACGTCATCGTATGCTTATGACGTCTACGGTAAAGGTAATTCGTCTTAATAACAATAACCTTTTGTTTGCCGTAGAGATGGCATCCAATGCAGCGTTAATGAAAACAGATACTGACCTCTATGTTCGTTTTTACAGTAATGCGTTCTTTAGTACTGTAGAAGGCAGTGCCTATGGCGGTATTGAAACAGACGGCATTTTTGCGACAGATGGGACTGAAGCCGCGGCTCTACTGTCAGTATACAATACTTCTGGATATGCAAACAGCGGTACGACATGGTGGTTTAAAAACGGTTATCTTACAGATAAGCCGACAGTTAACGACATTGCTATTGGCGATAACCTCCAGTACATATGGGACTCATCGGGTATTCAGTACTACGATGTCCAGTTGAAGAACCTAACTTCCTTTACTAGCATTAAAGATCAAGTCTCTAAACTGTTGTTGGTAACGCCCGGTTACGTAGATACTGACTTAGTGTTCTATGACGATATCGAAATCTTCTTATACTCCGTTGATTTAAATGGTAAGAAGAAAGGTTGCTACTATGATCGTCAACGCGTATCGGATTTAAGTCAAGTCACTTATCGTGACTGGAGTTTAGATGGTACACGCCTATCCGAAGTCATCTTAGAGCAAAATGGAGAGATTAACTACTCCTCGGCTTTTGTTCGAGTATACCTGCGTAAAACGGTAGCGATTACAACCGATATCGGTGACGGGTCTTACCTCGGTGACTTTTATAATATTGATGCGGCTGACCGCTATCGCATTCTTACCGGAAGCTACGGTAGCTTAACACGCTGGAAAGCGGCTGAGCTGGAAAACTCTCCGTTCATGAAATGGCTAGGAAGTGTAGGTACGGCATTAACGGAAGAGGACGTGCATCAGGTCTATAATTACTACGGGCTTCAACGTGCTGTACAGTTACCGGTTAAAAATGCAGGGGCATGGATTTTACCAGAAATGGCAAAGCAAGGCTGCCTTGTGGTTAATCTAGATTCCAATGGCGAATACCTAAGCCAGCAAGTCTATACTGAGGCAAGTTTTGGTATCGGGGTCCATACCCCAGTAGGGGATGTTGCAGATATCCTTGTCTACTGTGGTAACCTAATCACGACTCCAGTAGCAATGGACTTACCCGTGGTGTTAGGAAATGATATTCCAGGTATCTTTGATGAAGAGCGGTTTTATTATGTCGGTGCGACACAGCAATGGGTAATTGCCACACAAGGGGCAGATTACACGTATACCGCCTCTACAGGGGCGATAGAGTGGTCATCGACTCATAACAGTACTTCTAAACTAAAACGCAGTGCTGGGCATTACACGCATCGTGAGCTTACCATTCCCTACAGTTCACTCTGTACACCAATCGATATCTTTGCGAATGGCACCCTTCCATCATCTAAACATGACTTTGGTCGAGTAGATGTATGGATAGATAACCAACGTGCTGTACCGGGATTGGATTATTTCGTGGATGGCTTTAAGTTGTACCTAACCACGAAAGAGTACATCGATTTAGAAACCGATGTAGACTCTAATCCACAACTTGCCCACGTTCGTTTTATTGCCCATGGTTTACCTAAGGATAGCGAAGCAGGTCAATATGGCTTTGTCGTGGAAGGAATGGTGAATCACGATAACGATATTGATTTGGTTAAGAACCGCAATCAGACGTTGTTTATTAATGGCCGTAAGACGGATGTAAGTCAAGTATGGCTTGCTGAGGACTATCGTGGGGAATACGCGGTTAGATTTTCTACCGGGACTCTAGTGTCGTGGAGGGAAGGGACTGAGTATGTAGAGTACACACCTGTCGTCTATGACCGTGTTCTGTATGTTGCGCCATTAGGTGGCGTTGGCGCAACCCAGGTCTTTGATGAGACATTGTGGTTACGTGTATGGGAACTTAGTCATTTTACCTATGATGATAATGGGGTTACCCGCCACGTGAAGATTCACGCCGGTAAAGATACTGTACTAGTACGAAGTGTTGCCGTAGATGGCATTGAGGAAGAACCCGATACGTTTATTCCGCTGGCTTTGGGGGCTGACTATCAGCTTACCCCAGGATTGCCACTATCTGCTCCTCCAGCAAATGCCAGTACTTATCAGTTCACCAGTACTGCCAATGTCATTTCTCGTTTTGTCGCGCAGACCCTCGCTGAAAATGAAGCAGATAGTCGGACTATGACATCGACCATCTCTGCTTACCTAGAGGCACTCAGTCCGTCATATGAACTTAAAGGACCGATTAATATCCCTAGGCAGCACAGAGTCGTCAGTCCATTTATATCAGCGCTTACTAAGGCTATTCAAGCCGGGGAAATCAACCTGACCAGCGCTGACTTAAGTGAAGCGGCGGTCGATTTTCTTACTCGGGACTATCAGTATCTCTTTCATTATGACCCAGTCTATGACGATACGCAAAACCATGACTTTATTACTGGTTATGGGCACTGTGAACTAGAAGCCATTGCGCTGCCAGCAAGGGCAGTCAACTTCCTAGCAAAATGCAGTGAGTATTTCTTTGACGGGCGTATACAAATTAACCGCGACTTTACCATCGCGTAATGGGGATGAAAACCAATGGCTTCAAGTCTATATATCCATACACCGGACACGAACCGTTTTAATATTTGGCATATTAGCGATTTGTACTTCGGTGAGCCGCCTTCTAAAGAAGTGTGGCGCCCTAATGTTAACGACATGGTAATTGACTGGGATGTCGGCATCTATCGTGTGCTATCGGTAAACGAGGAATCCATTCCAGTATTGCAGCTTATCAGTCGTTTCAGTCAGGACAGCCGCTTTAACACAGAGTCTACTTCTCTTATTACAGCACTGTCAGATTACCAGCCTTCGGCGGCTACTAAAATCTTTATCGATACTAGCGTTAGTCCAGCTATCCTTAGTGTTGACGGTCGGTTTGTCTGTTATGGGAGTGAGCCTACGCGCTGCGTATTCTTCCGTGGCACAGACACCTCTATCAATGGAGAGGTCATTTCTGAAGTCTACAATGGTTCAGGCGATCTTATCGGTGACCAAGTCCCTCTAGAGCTTATTAATGCAGAGGGCACCATTAAGCGACCAGTACAGTTTAAAACCACTAAGGCGATTGAAGCTGGTGAGGTGGTTACTGCAGTATTTTATACCGACTCTAATGGCGTCTATAGCAAACAGCCATTTTTGGTATCGAGTTCTGCAGGTTTTAGACCTGGCGATATTTCTGAGAAATACATCGACAGTATCTCCCTACGAGGAGACGCCCTGTCTGATACTCAGGAAGACCTCATTGAAAACACCGTGGGTACGCCACTGAACGTGGCCCTTCTAAAAGGGGTACTGCACTATAATGACGGCAGTGAAACCGAAGTAGGAATTGACGGAGTGAAAATGGTCCTACGTGGACTGAACAACTTCGATACGTCTTACGTAGGTACACCGACCAGCGTAGTGCTGCAGTACTACCCTAGTCTAAATGAGAAGTTTATCAATGGGAGCATTAACGGGTCACCGTCAATCTCTCATGTCTATAAACTGGCGAATATCGCACGTGACAGTTCATTCAGTCTGAAAATCTTCATTGTTCCAGTATGGGATGCGGGTACCACTAGTTATAGCTATCGCTATTTCTTAGTAAACCTAGAAGGGGATTTGTTTACAGAAGTTACGGCTGACGTAGACGCGATGTTGGAAGGTGGTGGGTTATTATCTGGTACAGACTTTACGACGCGTCAAGACGCGGTGTTTAGTCTAGACATGAGTACGATTTCACCGACTATCTATGGCACGTATGTACATACCCAGAAGACGGATATTACGATTGACCAACCAGGGGCTATCTCTGGACAAACCTGGTTAATTGACTACATCGGAGATCAAACTAACATGTTTGGTCAAGACCTGAAGGCGTCATGTAATGCTATCGGTGACACCATTAACATTGCTAATGGCATTGGTATTCTAGAGAACTGGTTAACGGAACTCTACTATGCCATCGAACCACTGTACGATAACACGGTACTGACTCAAGCACCAACACCAACGCACTTCTCACTCATCTACGATGACGTCGAGACAGACAAGGTGGTGCTCACTGACTACAGCTCTAATATTCCACTCTCGGTAGGTATGGGTAACTTTACCAACCAAGACACCGTCATGGTACGCTGGATTTTAGAAACTGTAGATGGGGATAAAACCCTAGGTATCACACCGTTGTTTATTAAGAACGACCTAGCCTAAATAAAATCCTATAGAGGGGTGCCTTCGGGTACCCCCTATATTTTTATATCTTAGGAG